GAAATAAGAGCCTTTTTAGGCTTGTAGTCATCATTTACGCTTATAACCGAGTAATTATATACCACGCCTTCTTTCGACACCTCCACACCCACGTATTTAGGCGCAACAGCATCCCTATGCAACACGATAAACGGGTTTTTACCGTCCAGTTTATTTATCAACTGGTTAAACTGTCGCCTTGTCATCTGATAGTGATATTATTTCCATGTTATAAATACGATCTCTCTTTACCCTTATCTTCTCGCACAGCTCATCAAAGCACCCATCTCCTTCTAACCTACCAACATAATATGATACATTCGATTTAGAGCTTCCTTGAAGATATATATATCCTCCTATATTCCTTGAGAAAAAATTAGGTAAGACCATCTTTTGTCTCTTATCCTTATTATCCATGTAAGATATAACGACAACCCACAACTCTGGTTCCCATTCTTTCACCGATAACATAAGATCGAGACCCGATTGACCATTGATATTCCTCCTGCCAGTTTCGTTATAACGAAGAATAACATAATCATCCGCTTTATCATTCTCAATCATCACGACCATAGGACTATTACCCTTTCCGTTATCACATAATACTCTTGCCTCTTTTCCGTTACGTAGATATACCTTATCGTAATCTCCGTTTTTGTATATCTCAAAATCAAATTCTATCACCATATTATTTTCTCCTATTGATATATTGTTGCGTACGTCCTTCCTCTATTTTTTCGAAATAAAACTTATTCCCATATAACCGAGTGAAGCAGATGTTATACCCGAAATGTTCCGCGCGTCTGATCTGTGCGTAACCTCTACTGATATCATTATTATCAATCAGCGTAACAAAACAATGTGATCCTACTTCTGTATTCAAAACCAGATTTTCCCAATCTTTTACCTCCATATCAAATCTCCTTAAATAATTTTTTGTTATGATTATCGCTATTATACCATTTATCAATATTATCGTACTGCTTTGGATAAACCCCATAAGACCTACACCACCTAGGTAACGGTCCGTTCAGCACGTCTAACGCCGTCTCAAGGTCAAACGTAGCTTCCTCCTTGACACAACACCCCGATCCACTTCCACAGCTTGGTATATAGGCTCTACTATATGCTACGTTCATCCCATATTCCCCATGACTCAGATACCCGATGTTGGGTGAATCAGGGAAGGCGTAATACAACATTATATAATCACCCTTACTCCAACCTCTATTATAAGTATCATCCTTCCATGCGAAAACCCTGCAACCGGCTTCTTTTAATTCCGCTGCCGCTCTTTTTAAAACATTGTCCATATTATCTATATTTAATTAAGTTGTGCCAAGGCGCCGGGAACCGACCCCGGATCATATCCGTACACGTACGATTATGATATATCCTTCCGCCCCGCCAAGGTTTGGTTCAACATTAACAAACTTTCATATCCTCACACATCTTAAAAAAGACCTCTCTTATGATCTTCTTGTATAAGATGTATATCTCATCATCATCCTCATCAAACTCCACTCCCCATGAACGTAATAAATATCTAATATCACAATCCGCTATATGAATCCTAAATATGGATGGAACGCTCATTATATAATCCTCAAAAGCTTTCTTAATCCCATCCCTTTTGATATGTTCTTTATACTCATTCTTGAACACACTAAGCATAAAAGACATATATTCCCTATCGTATTTAAACTGCTTCCCATAATTATCTGTATCTATATGATCCAGTATATATATTTCTATCGCGTCTCTATCGTATCTTGACATACTTCTTCCTCCTCCTTTTGATATTTTATAACCTTTTTCTCCCCATACGCCTTCGCTAACTGGATAAGTTGACCGGTAAATACCTTGGTACGGTGTTTTACGATCTTATCCACCAATTCCGGGCATCTGGTTTTCCACCTGTAATTAACCTCACCTTTAGCTTTCTTCTTATAATACCTGTAGAATGTTACGGCTACTACCACTTCTCCATTCTGCTCGAAAGCAACTAAATCATAATTATTATAGCTTATCTCGTTCATCTTGTTATTTCTTTTATATATTCAATCACTTCTTTTGATAAGGATGTTATATCCTTAACCCTTTTCCCAAAATTGTATACTCCTCTCTTCCATGGGTAATAATCCCCCACATACATACCTACACCCTGCGGATGAAACGGGTTTGAACTACAAGCAAATACCGGATAATATACAACCCCATTACGGTCTTTATCCTTACTGCTTACACACACAATAGTATATCTATCAACCGCTTTATCGCCAAAGTCATATACTCTTACTTTTACCTTCACACCATTGGCGTTTGTTATAATATTATTCATACGCACCTCCTTTGTTGTTCACTACCCGACTAATCTATTTCCTTCCCATATAAGGTATATGAGCCACACCATCCACGACTCTCATTCGATACCCGAATATGATTCACAGGTTTATTCCCCGCCATGCAATTGGCGTAAGATAATACCGCCGACATGCTTCTAAACCCAGAATCCATTGATGATTTAATAAGCTTCCTATCACACCCAAATACCAATATCTTTACAATATCCTTCTCTTTTACAGTTCTTCTTACACGCATAATCTTGCCATATAATAAACAAACATAAAATCTATCTTATCACGGTCATTACGATCCACCCTATGCCCGGTTAGATCCAGAATAACACGACGTTTCTCTACTACCGGTATATTATCGACCTGGATCTTTATATACCGGTATTCCATGACCTCCAATTTCTTGGATAGTATATCCCGAATATCTTGCCGACGGAAATACATGTTTATCCCTATGTGGCTGGATGTTAAAAGACATTCGTCTATTATCCCATCAGTATCGAACAACAGCAACATATCGTCCCTCTCGATAGTATATTCCATATCAAGAATCTTGATACGTTTACCTCCATCCTTCTTCTTAGCTATTAAAACCTCCGTCATTTCATTCTCTGTCGTAAGGATATAATACGCCTCTTCTCTCGTAATATTATCCCGTAGATAAAGCAGCGCTTCATCTTGTAATTTCATAATCTCGTCCATGTTATTAGTATTTTATATTACCACGCCAAAGAAAAGAACGGCAGCCGACACCCGCAGCCTACCACGCCGTGACACTGCCGCCCGTTCCCCTTGGTGTTATTCCACCACCATCAACCGGTTTTAAATCTAACATTCCTCTACCTCTATCTCCATATGATCCTCCCAATCACATCTATCAACATCCTCACCATCCTCGAAATAATAGTAAGCCCATACCTGTACGCCTCCTACCTCTATATATCCATCACTCTTCCATTCTATCAACCCGTCTTGCCTTACCACGTTGGTAGGCTCAGCCCCTAACGACAGCAGATTATTTACTATACTACCGCCAAATACGTTTCTTGCTTCTTCTTTCGTCATATCACTATCAGATTTTTAATATTACACTAACGCCAAAGGGGAACAGGGGACGGACGACCAGCGGGGCCGACCCCACGCCACTACCGCCCCCCGTTCTCCCTTGGTTTCCTTCGCATCACCCCATACTAATAAACAATATCTACCCACCAATAACACCATACCCACCATCACTCACAACCGCCTTGCCTTGACGGAAAACTCCTACCACTTGTAAACTTCTATATTTGAGTGGAAGATACCCCCTGCTTGCTTGAAAGACGTTTCCTTGCTCGAAAGGTATTTTTCTTGCTTGAAAGGCGGTTTTCTTGTTTGGTGGTGTTTTTTCTTGTTTGGAAAGGTTTTTTCCTTGTTTGGAGGTGTACTATCACGCAAATCCCAAACCTCCCTCGAAATTCCCACGAAAGCCTAGACCTTCCGCTACTTTGTTCCACGTGGAACGCTGATTCAGTCTAGGATATCGAGGTCTTTGTTCTTGATTGCCTTATATATCTGCTTTATGCAATGTATTGATAATAAAGCCAATAAAAGAACTATGATTAAAGGCAGGGCGTCGCCCGTAGCTATAACATACCGCCCCAACTCAAACGCCATGTAACCACAAAACAAGGTAAGTACGAAATATATAAATATACCCATAAAAATATACAATAAGTATCCGTAACTTAGAAACAATACCCAAATAATATAATTAATTGAGTATCAACAATATAATATATATCAAGCCTTAGAGCTACCTCTAAGGAAAGATAAGCCCAGATATAGATAAAAAATATACAATAAGTACCGCCTATTATATACCTTTTAGGATCGATTCAAACGCAAAACCATACATAAGGGCACAATATACCCGTCCGCATGGATATATATGTATACAAAATGATGCTAAATAAAGCATTTTACTTACACATTTTCGGTCAAGGCTTAAAATTTACCGCCTTAACACTTTTATGTGTAAGCAAAAGCATTGTTATGATATCATATTGTAAAATATAGGCACAAAAAAGCCCTTCCGTCTTATATCACTACAATACGGAAGGGCAAAACTTTAAAATCAAATAAAAACGAACGACTACTGCCTCAATTTGTTTGCCATGTAACTAACACGTTTCCGCCTGCACTTATCCGACTCCCTGCTACAATCTAATTTATTAGAATTGTATAGTTCTTTGGTAAGTTCAACGTAAAATTCCATTTGGGCTATTTTAACCGCCTCTAAAGCCTTTTCTTTTCTAAATGCTAGCTTTCTATTCAGATTGTCAAACTTTCTCCTATACATAATTTATTCGTTTTAAATTGCACCAATAAGAAACGGTAAGCCGGGGACAATACGGCCGGCCTTATCAATACAACCAACCGAATGCCCGCACGCCCCCCCCCCTTATTTTCTTTGGTTTCGTCCCTTTGCCGACAACGAAGCCGGCCAAATACGCACATACGTTACCCGTGATACATATCGACAAGGCGCACTTTATCCGTCAATTTAACCGCACAAAATACCCTTGTAAGGGTTGTTATTTTGCTACTACATATAGCGCATAAGTATTTAAGCAACCTTAATCGCTATTGCTTTGATACATTGGCACGGTTATAACACCGTTATGCACTCCATACGTGTTACTCTAGCAACGTATGGACATACGCCCTATACATGCGTATATACACCAATATACCCCGTGTTTTTACACGGCCTACTAGGTTGACCTAGCGTGCTTACCGGATTGATATAAACCTAAAGATAATAGTACTACCCTGGACTAGGATAGTACCTAAACCACATTGCTAAGCGGCGGCCTATCTATTGCTGGCTTTCGAGACCCTAACAACCAGCAATATGTCTATACCAAAATGTTAAATACCATTACCTATTTAGTCTAAATCAGTAGCGCGACGGGAACGCATAGGTGTGCTACCATAACGCCCCTATACACAAATGATATAGGGGCTAATTATTTGCTATCTTTCATTTTTGGGGTGTGTCAAATAGTAGGTTACACACTTTGCAATGAGATTAAACGTATACCGTTTGATAGGTACGGCACACTTTATGATACGTTTGTCTGCACCGTTAAACGTTTCGTAATATATACCAAAATCGTACTCTATAGGCTCATTATATCCAAAGCGTTTATGAGACGATCCTAGTATTGCTATATCCTCTATTTCACTCATTTTAAGCTTTTTGTTTTTATCCTGTTCGTTTTTATCATAGTATTCACGTTCTATTTCTTTGTATGCACAAAACGCATTATTTACTCGTGGGAGTATTTCTTTGCAAAGTTGTATTACAACTTCCTTATCTTTAGCCAAAGCTGCCAAAGCGGGAACTATAGCCCTATCTACCTTGATATCATTATCCTTGAGTATTTCGTTAACCTCTTTGCTAGATTTAAACAGCTGACACCAAGCTTTAACGGCACCTGTTAGCGTTTTCTCACTTGCTTTCTTTACTTCATTCTGAACTTTGTTTAATTCTTTGTTTGTCATTAGGTTTGCCTATACCTTTAGGACTTATAATGGCATCTGGTGCGCCTGTTTGTTAATGTTATTTTTACATAGGCAAATATACTACATGTTTTATTTTCAAACAAATATTTTGCAATAAAAATTCGACGATTATATGTAATAAATCTAATCAAATGTAAACATATATTAAAATATTGATTTATATGATTGACAATCAACAAGTTAAATACAAAATAAACATTCTTTTTTAAACTCTCAGATCGTTTGCCGTTCCTGTTTCCCGTTCTTCGTAGATTGGGGGGGGTGGGACCAAAAACGGCAGCCCGGCCGGGCCGATTTCGGGGAGGTGGTCCGTCCCGCATATCCCCCCTCCCATCATACCCCACCTCATCCTTCCAATAACGTCCCGCATATCATCCTCCCCGAATATCCCTCATACTTCCTCACAACCATATCACCTTCCATCTCATTTAATTTGTTATATTTGCGATATAATTAAAACATAATATATTATAAATAAAGAAGTTAAATACATGAGGGGGGGGGGTATTTTAACCCTCAGATAAGGAGGGGGTATGTTTAGGCGCAGGACTTCTTCTTCCGGTAAGATCCACTACCGTATTAATATAGACAAGAGAATGTGTCTTAATCCTGTAGATATATATATTGATGGAGATACATATCAACGTGGTTTTAACGGATCTTATCTTGATATATATCGCGATAAGAAGATAAAAACTATAAGCATAAGAGGACAGATATCATATCTAAATCCGAAAAATGAGTACAATATTATTTTGGGCATAAGTGGAGGTATTATAGAGGGAACCCTTACGTATCAATATAATTCGGGTATGCATTGCGAGTTGGCTAATAAGGTGATATACGGGAATAGGATAACTAATTTTGTTCCTGTAACGGTGATAACCGATCCTGGGAAGATTATTAATTTCACTTACAGACCTGAATTAAAGACTCAGGTTTTAGATGAAAGTTATGTAACTTGGGATGGTGATTATGTATTAAACGATAATTGTATAGTAACTGATCTTTGTTCGGGATGTGAATCTTATGCCTATGGGAAAAGTTCTCATGGTAACTATCGAGTAACGGTAAGGATAGTGTAGTACCAAGGGAAGGAAGGAGACCCTCATCCCTCCGGGCCTCCCCCGTCCTCCCTCCGCCTCCCGTTATTTTTGGCTTCCTTCTGGTTTTATTCTCAAATTTTCATATCTTTGGGACAAAACTATAATCATGTTTAGAGACATACTTCATAAGCTTAAGATCTTCTTCTGCGACGATGACGTTGAGAAGATATATGTAAGGGACAGTACGGTTATCCGCAACAACGAGATCCATAGGATGTATAATGAGATACTGGACGAGTTAGGCGATTTGGCTACGGTCGTATCAAGGAACTACGTATATGGTAAGATAAAGGACAGGACTGGATTAAGCATCCGTCATATCAGTAGGATAATAAACCATACTAAAGTTGAGGAGATATGATTAAGGATACGATGGAGCGGGATATGATAAATGAGATATCAGCGTTATTCGTGATGATATTCACGGCCGGGTTGATGTTTGTCATGCCGATGTTAGATATAGAGTGCGATGATATTGCTATTATAATAGGGTCAGGAATCATACTATCTTTTATACTAACCATAATACCGATCTTGCTTTCTTATGATATAAGGGATGAGATCATTGAGTTGATTGGGGATATGGATAGCCAGATCGTGGTAGATACTTAGGTATATAAAACAAACCTGCCCTAGTTAATTCCTAGGGCAGATATTAATATCAATTTGACTTCAAATACGATTCTATTCTATCAGCGGCCTCATTAGGCGTATGTCCATCCCATTCCCATGCCGTATCAAGTTCAGGGATATTAAACAACTCCCAATACCGGTTCTCATAATGATTGGATATCTGTCCCGTTGGCAGTTCTGCCATTACGATAAACCACCCTCCGCCGAAGCATTCCTCTCCATCATGATGCTTATGTGATTTACAGACCTTTATATCGCCTTTGGCCAACTCGTTGAAGAAAGCGGCATTGTAAAGCATTCGATATTTATATAGTTCGTTAAATGTATGATATCCGTCGGATACGTTACCCATATCATCTTCATGTAAATATGTTTTCTCAAAAATGTCCCGCTTGCAAGGATAAAACTCCCCGTTTACTCCCTTGATGATGTAATCACCTACATTGGCTTTCATAACACCTTCAAGGGTTTCTATACTACAATCAACAGAAGGAGGTATCCCATTATCAGCGTCACCTTCCCTAATAACTTCTATTTTAACGCTATCACCAGCGAAATCCTTGATCTCATCATTATTAAAGCCTTTCCATTTTACGGCTTCTATCGCAATTGGTTTCTTTACATATCTATTCATAATTTTACGATTTAATATATTATTATCTTTTGATATACCTTTCTATAAGATCTATGGATAATTTAGCGCCCAGCTCTTCCTCCAACAGGTTAAGGTAGTTCCGGTGCAGGCATCCGCCCCGCTCCACCTCCCTAAAGCCGGCCCCGTCCCGGATCCTGACCAGCCCTTTCCTTGGATCTATGTCAATCAGATCCCGAAGCTCGTTCATGTTCTTGAACCGGTTCTCTATTACCTTAAATACATCGATCTTAGGTCTCTTATCCTTATCCTTGGACTTTATTTTAATTCTTCCACTCATATCAATTATCCAGTAACTTTACATGTAATATGATTCATATTATTACTGCAATAAGCGCACATAGATACGTAGGGAGAATATACCATTCCACATACCGGACATCTCCATCCATATATAACAGGATTTGTTTGTTTGTCAATTTCTTTCAAGCCCTCATTAGTAGTGGATGATGTATTTTTATTTTCCATATCATTCATTACCACGGTGGTTTCCTAACCGACGTTCGCTGGTCATGAAGCCATCCTTATTTATCTTATCTGTACTTCCAAATCCATTATCACCTCTATCAGATTTCCCAAGATCTTCTAATGACTCCACTTCTTCCCATACGATACGTTCCCTTCTACGAATAAGAAGCTGTGCTACCTTACCACCGACATTACAATAATAAGGACTATGCCTATTCATTTTTCTGTGAACTATTATAATCTCCCCACTATATCCTTCATCAATGGTAGCAGGGGCGTTTTGCATAATCAGCTCGCTATTAGTAAAACCACTACGTGGACGGATTTCCATCTCATAATCTTCAGGTAGCGCTACATGTACACCAGTATGATATATGATTCTGCCGCTATCAAGCTCTATATTCTTTACAAATAGATCCATGCAAGCATCCTGTTTATGAGCGTATTCAGGCAGCTTAGCCCCTTTTTCCAGCCATATCTTGACCTTACACGTATCTATACCATCAAGTAACTCAATTGCCTCTTTATAGCTCATAGGTTGCTCTGAGGCTAATGAAATGGCTCTTGCCAATAAATCTTTAATCTTACTCATTTTATCTTGTTTTTAAATTCTTTCCCTTTCGGGCATTGTAATTTACATTCCTCACCACAAGCGGAACAGTTGGGTCTCATTCCGGGCACCCCTCTTCCCCCGTACGGCCAGTAGGCGTAATCGCAGACGCTCCAGAACGCCTCCATCGCCTTGATCTTGGCATCGACGGTTATCTTCTCCTTCACCTTTTTCATGCTCTTCCTGAACTCATCTTTCATATCCTTCCCTTCTATCTGTCTGGCTTTACGTCTCTCGTTCCACCAATTGTAGTAGAATTTGTCTGCCATCTTATAAGCTTCGGGGTCAAATTTATCACGATGCAGGATAGGGGCGTCCTTGATCTTTCTCAAATTCCTGCCACAAACATAAGCGAGTCCTGCGTACGGAGGTATGTCCTTAGGATCAACCAACCCATCCGGAACGCAGTAGTAGAAGTAGTTGGGGCGGCCGTACCTGACCCAGTCCCCGGTCTCGTATAGGGCTTGCTTCCGGGCCTCGAACCAGCCTTGCATTACTTGGTGCTTGCCTTCCTTCTCGAAATCCTTGTTATAGTCAGCTAATGAGATCTTAACCTCAACCTCATAGGCGTACATGGATCTAGTTATAGCCAAATAATCAGACTCCCAGTTATAGACATATAAGTTGTTTATAATCCATCTGGGAGACACCAAGAACTGTCTGTTAAGGATATCCAATATCCCTCTTTCAGTGTATTCCGTGCCTTTATTTGATTGCCGTGTTCCCATCTCCTGTCATAGGATTATTCCTTAACCCAACCGCCATTATAGCGTTCGATACCAATCTCCGTAATCCACCCATATCCTTATCATGGAACGAGAAAGTAGTTAAATTATGTGATTCAGTAATCTTATCATAAGACTTTATCATCAACACAGCCATATACTCACCCATCATCTTTCCGTTCATGATATCAAGATCGATTATGCCGTGATCTATTAGATCAACCACATCCCATCCTGATGGTAGATACGTTTTTATCTGATTAATGTCCATATCAAATAGTTATTATAAAAAGGAGGGTCGTGCTACCCTCCTATAGATTACACACGAAAAATAGAACTGAAAGCGATCTTAAGCACGTAAGATTTTATTAATTCCCGTAGGCTGTCTACCGGTTATCGTTAATTACCGACCTACGGGAATATGTTTAAGAAAACACCATGTACCCCAATCCGGAATCGAACCGAAATTTCATCGTTAGGACCGACGTGTTCTATCCATTGAACTATTAGGGCATATGTCCTTATTCTCACGAACCAGGACATCAAACGTCTAAACTTAAAAAAAACCTAATGACAAAACTCTATGCTAGTTTTTCCCCAAAAAAACAACGTAGTCCTGGCGGAGGGGCTTGAACCCACGTGCGACCAACTACCCTTTCTACAAGGTATAAGCTTGAGGGGATACGCCAGGATGGTTTTATGTATATATTCTATTTTTGCATATATTTATTATAGTTGCTTTTGATACATCAAACATTTTAGCGATCTTATCATAAGATAACTTTTCATTACTTCTTATACTTCTTATCATATTTGATATATCAATATTTAATTTCCCACTATATAAATTAGATTCAGCTCCTCTTTTTATTTTAAGAAGCCCCATTCTTGACGCTTCTTTCATATTATGAACCTGATCACACCATTCAAGATTATCATATCTATTATTTAACTTATTACCATCTATATGATTTAACACATTAAATCCATTATTGTTTTCAACAAAGTAAATTCCAACTAGCCTATGAATACATATGGATTTGTATTTACCATTTTTGCACAAATTTACATAATAATACCCACGGCTATTAACTCGTTTCTTTAATAATATTTTCTTACCTCTTTTGACAGATATCACATCTCCGTCTTCAGTAATAAAATAATCATTGTTATAACCTTCAATTTCTTTAAATCTACTCATTGTATTTAGTTATTTTATAATATAAGTTAATTAAAATATATCCACATCGGCTTTCACAAGAGGATGTGGGACGGAATTTCTCGAAGTTTATATAGTAAATTTATGAAACTATTGTCCAACATTCTAGCATATAGCACCAATCCTCGAACGGGAATGTCTCTATACCTGACCTACCCCATCCCGTCCCCCAACTGTTCTGTAGGACGAAGCCGGCCTTATTCCATCCGGTTAGGATAACGGCGTGACCTCCCAAGTTCTGTCCTTGGCCTTGCCAGAACCGATTCCCATAATTATAGCAATACATACCTATAACCAGAGGACCATTAAGCATCAACGCTACCTTAGCCGATACCGGATCTATGATCCTAGCGTAACTGTTTATTCTCTCCCCATCTACGCCTACGTTTTTGATAGACTTGATAGCGTCACGAAGAACCATCCCGTCCTGATCCTTATCCTCTCTCAGATCATATATATCGTAAGGAGAGATCTTAGCCGGTCTTTTAATAGCCCTTATACTCTTTCTCCAATTAAGTATCTCAGCCAAGCTTATTGCCGCGCAAATAGGGGAAGAACCTTGATCCACTACGCTATCGACATTATTGATCTTATACTCATCAGGAACAGCCTCGTGCTGCATGTTCATGATAGCGTCCCTATCATCCACTGGTGATGGTATGTAACCTAGTCCGTATTCCATTACTTATCTTTTTTATGGTAATCAATTATCTTGATATTAAACGTATCGGATCTTTGCCTTACCTGTATAGACCCCCTAGCCTTTCCCTTGGCGTCGTACAGGGCGGTAAAGCCAAAGTTATCGACCCGGCCGTCGTCCAGCGTAAACCGCCACTCCTTCCATTGGCCCATCACGGTCCCGGAAGACACTATAGAATCCACTACATAAGATATGTCAGTAGTATCATATTCCGTATAATAGGTTCTTGACGTACTGCATCCGACAACCGCTAAGGTAAATAACGTTAACAAGAAAAACAAGATCTTATTCACTTTTCTTAGATTTTTTACGTTTCTTAGATTTCTTCTTATCCTCCGCCTTATTCTCGACATTTACGTCAATACCGGCATCAGCGACCTCAGAGGCGTTATTTTCAGGTATATCAATATGACCTGAGTTAGGATCCATCTTATCCTCATCAACAACAACCTCATTAGGAACATCGATGTCTAAAATCTCTGCCTCCAGATACTTGATACGATCTGACATAATTTTATTCTGATCCTCAAGTTCCTTATATCTTCTTCTAGCCTCATCGAGTAATTTAGATGATAGTTTATGTTTCTTCTCGATATCCATATAAGCCCGTTTAAGAGTTTCTTTCTCTTTTACCGACTCATTATATAGCTCTCTTGATTTACTAAGCTCATTCCCCATCTTAACTATATGAGAATCCTTGGAATCTATATCCATATCAAGAGAATCGACAAGCGTATCAAGATACTTTATTTTCTCTTCCAATTCCGTTATATTCTTACTGGCATCCTCATAATCCCTTTTTAATCTACTTGAATAGCTAATAGCTTCATCAAGATCCTGTTTTAGAGTATCTATATAACTACTCTTTACTATCTTCAATCCGAACATGTTCATTGCTTTTATAAGTTCTAAAAATATCGGCTTTTATCTTGCCGACTATAATTAACTCAGCTATATGTTTGTCTTTCTCGACTATAGCCATATCCTTACGGACATTAGTGACCCTGATCATGATATTCCCGTTATTAGACGAGACGAACGGTGATCCTACCAAAGTAAGTCCCGTATCTCCGGTAAACGACGGCAGCATCATCAACACCCCTATGGTGTTATCCGGGAACGACGCCCATACCCCTGTGTCTATATCAAGGACATCACCCTGTCCTAATGGGAAAGCATTACCCTGCTTGATAGGAATATCCTTACCCAACGAGTTCCATGCTTTCGAGAATCTTACGGAGTTAAGGAAGATCTTCCCCTCTTCCTCCATCATCCCTACCATAGGGTCGCAATTCAATCTAACCTCGTTTTGTTTATCATCCGGCTTCTCCTCAAGCTCATCAAGGTCTCTGGCTGATGTAAACGACTTGCTTTCCAGAAGCTTTTTAATATCCTCAATACTGGCCATTATAATTTGATTATTAAATAAACGATCTTCAATCCTAACTTCAAATCAGATGTCTTCTCGAACATCTCCCTAAGAGGTAAGATAGTAGCGTCAAGATCTGACGCTACCCATTCTCCATCCTTATAATACATATCCTTTTCCTCGGAATACGCTATACAAGATCGATGCCCTAGGTTCTTCATAACCGTATCTACCTTATTTTGGGTAGGCATCGAGACACGATTCACTTTAGTAGATATATTGAAATTACTCTCCATTAACTTTCTGATTTTTAATTAGTTAATTAAAATGGAAGATCACTGTCGTCTCCAAAAGGAGGATATTGAGGAGGTTGTTGTTGACCTCCAAACAAAGGGGCTTGCGCTTGCTGCGGAGCCTGCTGGTATGATGGAGGAGGCGTTTGCGATGGAGCCTGCGTAGCGTATGACGGTGGGGGCGTTTGCGTTATAGCCTCACCAGCGTTGTTTTGGCTTGGAGACTGAACCGGTCTCACGCCATCCGCTTTAATACTTTGGATATATTTATTAAGTACCTGATAAGCGAAAGCGTCTTGGGTCGTATAATCAAACTTCTTATTCCCCATTATATCAGTACTCTCAACCCTGTCAGGCCATCCATTCTGCCTATTCTTATAATATTGCTGGATAAGCTCGTCCTTCCCATCTGGAGTTTCCCTAGCGTATGAAATGAAAAAATTACCGGGAGCATATTGATCCCCTTTCTTAGCATGAGCAGGATTGATCACCACCTTACGTTTCAGGTCGATATTAGGCAAGTACCTTACCAGTGACTTAACGTAATTATTGATACCTCCTTTTTGAGTCATCAAAGGAACGTTTATAAAGTAATTACCATCCTCATCACTTATCTTTATGGATAAGTATTTGGCATTTATTCCATTGAACTCCACTTCTCGCACATTGATGTCAGACAAATAGCCTTCGATACCGTTCCAGAATACCCTCCAATAAGAAACTGCTCCGGTCTTCTCGTTTATATGCTCCTCGAAACCTTCCTTTGGTTCTCTTGATGACTGATATAATAATCCGCTACCACTTACTTTAAAGTAATGGTTATTACCACCTGATGAATTTTCTCTAACTCCCATTTTATGTATTTTTAAATATTAAACAATAACTGATGATGACAAGAAATACTCGTTCTTATTATCCTCCCCATAAATCTTATTGAAATGAGATTTATGATCATGCTCGATAACCACCCTATTACATGAGACGCTTTTTATAATACCAAGATATCTTCCACATAATACGTTACATATAATATCTTCACCATGATAAGACAAAGAAGCAAGTCTCTCCTTACATGATTTACCGGAAGACGGGTTCTCTGACATAATACCGCATCCTTTATCGGTAAATATCAACTTGCAATGATCGAACTCATTTACCTTAAGATTGTTTTGGAGGGCTTGGACGAGTAGATCCTTATCAAAGACATAGGTACTTGTTTTGACAAAATGCTCGTCCACGAACCTCCAATTTGGATAATTACCCTCAAAATGGGTCTCATACATATCCATATCAGGCGTAGAAAAATAAGTCTTAGTATCGTCCACTTTTATAGACAACATATCCGATGACTTATTGATATGCTTATCAAGCAATATCGCGGATTCGTTCGATACCGGTATAAACATCTTCTCTACCTTATCCTGATTAGGGACAAAATACCTGTAAATAGTATTTCTATCCGTACTTACTATATTAATATTAATATCATCAATATCAATAACCACATTCTCGATGCATGGATAAAAGTCATCTACCTCCGTATAATCGCTGGCTTTGTTAAGAACCGAAACATAATCGCTCATCTTAACCTTAATTCCTCCATCAAGTATCTTATGTACCTGTGGGAATGTATTGATATCAAAAGCCGGACAACTATACTCACCAGAAGCGTAGTGGATCGTGATCTGATCTTTTCTATCCGAAAGCAGTATCGTAATCTCACAATTCTTCTGTTTTTTCATGAACTTAATAAAAGAGCTTGCCTCTACCAAGAAAGAGAAGTTAGAGTCAGCCTCTACCTCCAATCGCTCTATAACACATACCTTTGCATTTACGGAAGTGATATAAGCCAGATTATTGACAACATCTATCTTAAGATCCTTATAAAGGGAGTTGGGACCGGCATTCTTAACAACCGTCTCCAATTTGCCCAACTTCTCATTTAATGACTTCGACAAGCATCTTATAAGCATAACGAACAACTTTTTATTACATCGCAAATATAATCATAATTATATTAATACAAATACAATAAATACTTAATAGTATTAAAATAGTTTAAACTTACGTCTAATATACTCGGCTATAAGCGTAGCGTCACACATCCCATCTTGTATCTTGGTAGGTTGAACTCCTTTACCTGACCATGGTTTTACGAAAGAAACCAAAGGGAAAAGGCGCATGGCACATCGGATGGAGGTAGCCTTCGTGTCTAACTTCGCCGCCGTATACACCCGATCGGCTGTCGTATGAAGCTCCTTCTGCCAGGTCTTTGGTTGCACCTCCTCGAACATGAACCTAACATCCGGGTGAGATCCGTATCGCTCCATCATCTCCACCATCATAGCGAATAGGGCGTTCGGTTCCCGGCGTCTCCCGCCAAAGGTGAAGTTGCTGGCTGCCGAGCTGTTGTGGATGCTATGGACGTCCTCGACGGCGATCGCCAGCGTCCCGCCTCCCTTTTCTTGGATCTTGTCAGCGGCATCGAGGAAGAAGCTTGATATAGCCCTAAGATCTATATCCCCCTTAACCGATATCCTTGGAGTCATAATTACCTTAATATCCCCGTTCTCCGGGATCATGGACAATCCTCCGGTGTCTATACCCGGATCTATGCCTATTGATATATTCATAACTTCAACGTATATAATGAATGGAAATCCTCCGGTCTAAACACCTGTATTGAGTTATCCGGATACATACCTATATAATAACCGTAAAAAGCCCGTAGAATGCCATTTTCTAGGATTATATCCAAAGCCTTTACCTTGTGACCGTCAACCATCACATCAAGCTCCTTGGTTCTTTGGGATATCTTATCAAACCATTCAGGTATAGGATCAATCCCGTACCTGAATGCGTTTACTGTTGATTTTATCGATATATATGTTCCCATGATCAGATAAGATTACAATCGTCACGTTTAACAACCTTAAAATCACCATTGCGAAGGAATATCGCCACATCAGATCTCGTATACGTAAGAGGTGTATACGATACCAAATGATAAGATGCCTGCCCGACGGCGGGGCGAACCGGTCTCAATACGGCTATGGCTATATCTCCGCCAAGTTCCGTGCCACCGGTGACACCCTGTAGGCACATGTATATGAATCCCTCATACTCATATCTCTTTCCAATAAACTCACTCATGGGAATACCTACGAACAGATAGTTCTTCACATCCCCTTTCTTAACCTCGACAGCGTTCTCTACACTGGACGGTATTACGTCTACAAATTTTACTCCTATTGCCATGATTACAAATTCAATTTAGTTCTTAATTCTTGACACAATTCTTGATTATCCCTCATGATACTTAACGTATTATCGACTCCGTTCCCTACACGAACATCCCCGTACCAGTACCATGATCCTTTACGGATAAAGATACCGGTTTCCTCGCATAACTTCAAAAGTTCAAGTTCCTTATCAAACCCCACGCCATAATACAAGGCTGTCTCTGCTATTTGGAACGGAACGGCTGTCTTGTTCTTCAGCACCTTTATCCTGACCTCATGACCTACTGAAGATCCGTCCTCACCTAATATAACCTTCTTTCTCGCCATCTCCATACGGATAGAGGCATAGAACTTAAGGGCGTTACCTCCGGTCGTTACCTTAGGATCGCCGTATATAACACCGATCTTCTCCCGATATTGGTTGATGAATACCAGAACACAGTCGCTTTTGTTTACGATCCCTGTAAGAACTCTCATAGCCTTTGACATCAATCGAGCTTGCAATCCCATGTTACTATCCTCCATATCACCCTCGATCTCCTTCTTCGGGACTAGATTTGCCACGGAATCCACGACAATAAATCCTACCCTGCCGGACTCCACCAGCTTGGCCGTGATGTCAATAGCCAGCTCACCGTAGCTTGGCTGGGAGATCAAAAACCGGTTTATATCCAACCCCATTTTCCTAGCGTACTCAATATCGAAAGCGTTCTCCACGTCTATTATAGCTACTAGCTTATCTGGATGTTTTTTCTGGAACTCGATCATACTTAACGTACACATCATGGTCTTGCCACAAGATTCCATCCCGACCAGCTCATGGATGCGGCCTACCGCCCATCCGCCGCCGAGGGCCTTATCCACCACCAGCGATCCGGTACTTTCCCTTGGTATGGATATTATAGGCTTATCATCACCGAAGTTCATTATCGAGCCTTCTCCAAGCTCTTTATTTAAAGATGATACTAACTCATCTACGTCTGAAAAAAGTTCTTTCTTAGCCATTATAATCCGTATTCCTCGAAGTTAAATAAATCCTGTTGTTTCTTAATCATATCCTTCCCGATATCAGATATCTTTTCCGGATTCAATACACCCTCATTCTCATCCACCTTCTCTATAAAGTCAGATATCTTATCGCTTAGCAGTACCATATCTTCCTTAGGCACTGATTTTAGATAAAGCCCGTCTATAGACCTACATCTTGAAAGAGCGGTATATATCTGTCCTATCTCGAAGGCTCTGCTGATGTCTACAAATATATTATCTAAAGTCATTCCCTGGGATTTATGGACAGTTATGGCGTATCCTAACCTCAATGGATATTGTATTATATAGCCGCAAGAAATGCCTTCAAGGGAATCATCTACCTGCTTATACTTCATCTTCTCCCATTTCTCTTTGGTTATCTCTACCTCAGTATCGTTATCTAGATGAACATATATCGTTTCATCAACAGTATCTATGCTGGTTATGATACCCATCGAGCCATTGACATATCCATTGCCGTTTCTGGTTATTATGACCTTAGCTCCTACCTTTACTATAAGCTCATCCTCACAGGGCGCTACAGGTTTCTCCCCGAATACAGTAGCATCGAACTTAAATACCTTATTATTGATCTTATCAAGATTAGTCTTATTTATCTCATAAGCTTCTTTGTTAGTTGAGCATATAATTATAGTATTATCCATATTATCCGGATACTTGACCCTACTATCCAATATCTGTCTTGACTCATCGGTAATAACCCCACATCTTATATCCTCAAGTACGGAAAGAAGCTGAGGATCTTTTTGACGGAATACGTTCTCGAAGGTAATGACCGAGAATCCTGACGCTCTTAATGCCTTTGATGAGAAAAAGAACCGGCTCTCATAATATTTGTCGATAAAATCATCCGCCGTCACCACAGGCGGTAGTTGTGATAGATCTCCAAACATAATCAACCTAACACCACCGAAAGGTTCCTTGCTACGCCTGCATTGTCTAAGTATATCAGCCACCTCATCAAGCAAATCAGGTCTTACCATACTGATCTCGTCGATAACGATAGTATCAAGGTTTCTGATCTTCTTCTTCATAAACGGACTTACATCCACCTTATTAGACAACATACCTCTCTCGATAGAAGGGATATAAGGATCGTTCTTTATAGAGAAAAACGAATGGATGGTCTGCCCTCCTGCGTTCAACGCAGCCACGCCAGTAGGAGCTACAATAACACATTTACCCAAGAACTTTACGATACGTCTCATGAACGTACTTTTACCACTACCGGCTCTACCGGTAATAAACAGATTCTCCCTAGTGGTGAAAATCTTCTTCAAGGCACGACCCTGCTCTACGTTTTTATCCACCGTCATAATATGACGAAGGAGGTCGTTTTCATTTCTAAAATCCTCTTTTACCATATCTTTTAAGTTTATGGTACAAAGATACGAATAGTTATAATTAACTATTAAAAATAAATGTGAATAATATGTAAATATTAAATTTTATATCTGATACTCAAATCATCCAGCTTTACTCATCTCAGAAGATTTTTCTCCTAAAAATACATCTCTTATGTATTCTGTCGATATAAGGATATGCATATATTTCCCCTTGTATAATAGTCTTAAGCATCCGATAGTTACGTTCTTTCTGTCTTTGGTATTCACCACTCCATTGTTTTTTTTTACCTCGTCATACAAATCGGATATACTCTTCTTACACATGTCTAAGAACATGCTTATGTATCTGTATATAGTGGATTGAGATATTTCACGCATACCTATGCCTATGAGCTTCTTATTCAACTCATTAAGAAGGTATGCTACATTGAACTTAACTGTCTTTCTTTTAGTTACCTTGTATATGTGATGTACGTTTCTGGTTCTGGCTCTGAATATTATTTTGGAAAGGATTCTCACCCTATCAAGCTTCCGGCTTTTGTTAGCCATTCTTCGCCTAGAATCCGAATCAAGATTCTTATCAATGCAAGTGTATATGGATTCTCCTTTCTTTACAAACATATCCTTTATCCTTGGGACCTTACTAGCCTTATGCTTGTATTTTATGATATCTGACAATGCTATTCTGATCTCTCCTTCAGCCCAAGCCTTTAGACTTATAAGTTGGTAGTTTATATCTTCGTGAGAATCTCTTAATACATGTCGGTAGCAGAAATAAGCGCATCCATCCGATAGAATATCAATAAAATCATTGGTATTGATCTCTATCTGATCTCTGTTTCCATCTTGCATCCTTTTTCTTAGAAACACATGTTTGAGTACGTTTATGATAATAAGATATATCATTGCCATCTTACATTCATCGCTGATCCGGATTCCCGATCCATGATACTCCTCATGTTTCAATGAATATTTTATGGCTGTCACTTTCTTGCCTTCCTTATTAGTAACAGGCTTAAAATCAACTGGACATATAAGTGATCCGGCTGGAAGTTTTACACATCCTAGCTCATCTTTCTTGGTCTGAATATTACGTGGAATATACTTTTCGGTAAGAATCTTATCGAAATTTGATTTCATTTTCTGTAAAAGTGCTATCTTTGTTCCAGACATTTTTTTAAAGTTTTTGCTGCGAATATACAAGTTTCATCAATACGAAACAAGTTATTCGGATGGATGGGTAGCCTGTGAAGGTCGCCCATTTGTTGTTTAAGGAGGGTAGGTTATGTCCGTAAAACGTTGAGCGCGTGAACGATGTTTTTTCTCAACCTACTTGTTACGCGCGCGTTAATAGGTATATTTATTAAATATAATTAACTCTATAAACATATACTACTTACTAATATCTCTATCCGTACACAGAACCTCTCCTTGCGTCGAGTTCCTGTGTACTCTACTTAAAGTTTTTATTTAATAAAACATTGCTTTTTACCGCCAAGGTATGGTGCCGCCAGGCAGGATACCGCAGGATAAACATGGTAGAAGCCGTATCTTATACCGGAAGCCGGAACCCCGGTAGGGGAATCGGGTGGAGCAAAAGCCAAAGAAGAAAAAGCGAGGTCATGTGCGGTCGCTCACGCTCCGGCCGTCCGTATCTTCTACGGCAGGACCATGCCCCAAGGCCTCCCATTTCCCCTTGGCTTTATATCCCATAGCTTTGGGAAGAAGGAATCCAAAGGGGAAAAGGTAAGGTCGTATGCGGTCGCTCACGCTCCGGTAGGCTAACATAACTCTACCGCCGTCCATGTCAATAGCGAATCTCTGGCGGCATTGTCCGGTATGACGGCGGTAGCCTTACCTTGGGTGTCCCAGCGTGTCCCCCCCCACCAACCTTTTTCCCTTTGGATGCCTTGGGCTATGTCATGGGACGATAAGAAGCCAAAAAGAAAAAGGAGTGGTCGCATACTGTGAGGCAGGATAAGGCTGTCCTCCGCCGTCTACGTGCGTAGCGTACGTGAACTTCACTGTCCTCGCCATCGTAGCCTGCCGTAGACATACATGGCTTCGTTCGTACTACCCCACTAGCCTTTTCCCTTTGGATTCTCGTAAATACATGCTAGTCAGCATATATTATGTCGATTATGGCAAAATTTCTTGACAACGATATTTTTTTTAAGTAGTTTTGTCGAAAACTAATTCTATTATTAGAAATGAGATTGGTTGATAGACATATTATAAAAGATAATCGATTTGAGGATATTTGCCTTAAATCCGGATTGCTGTACAATTACGTACTGTATCTGGTAAGGCAGGGTATTTTCAATAAGGAGTATTTAAAGGAATATGATCTCTCGACTAAATTAGGCAGGGAAAATCAATTTGATTTTAGACAGCTACCTGCATCTGTATCACAACAAGTGGTTGGTCAGGTATTCAAGAGCGTTAATTCATGGATCAAGTTGAAGAGTGATTTTGACAGGAATCCGGATAAGTATAACAATCATCGACCTCATCTTCCGAAGTACAAGAAAGGTAAGAAGCAGAATATGGTTGTATTTACGACTTTCTCTTGTCGGGTAAAGGATGATGGTTATATTCATTTTGTTAAGAATGTTATTGAACCGATAAAAACTAACGTAAAGAAAGATGAGTTAAAACAGGTAAGGATAGTGCCTCAAGCAACATGTTATGTGGTAGAGGTAATTTATGAAAGAAAGGAGACGGATCTAAACTTGGATAAGGATAATTTCCTTTCGATCGATTTAGGATTGAATAATTTATGCTCATGTATCAGTAATGTAGGCATCAAGCCTTTCATTATAAACGGGAAAGTTATCAAATCATTGAATCGGTGGTATAATAAGAAGAAAGCCAGATTGATGTCGTATGTTGGCGATAAGGGAACTTCTAGGAGAATAAGAAGGATTTCTTTGTATCGTAATTGTTGGATCGATGATAAGATGCATAAGATTAGCAAGTATATCGTGAACTTTTGTGTATCAAATAATATAGGTCGTATCATTATCGGTCTTAACAAGGAGTGGAAGCAGGAGATAAATATTGGCAGGAGAAATAACCAGCATTTTGTCTCTATCCCTCATTCTAAGTTAATTGATAAGATAATGTACAAAGCTAAGTTGCTAGGTATAGAGGTTGTTACTCATGAGGAATCTTATACTTCAAAGATCGATCATCTGGCTTTTGAGGAGATGAAATATCAAGATAATTATCTAGGTAAAAGAAAACGCAGGGGATTATTTCAAAGCTCTATCGGCAAATTGATAAATGCGGATATTAACGGGGCTATTGGGATAGCTAGAAAAGTAGTTGGCGATTCGTGCATTAATACGATAGTCAGTAGTGGGTTTGCGTTTAACCCAATTAGATTGAATATCTTGTGATATAAATATTAATCTAATAAATAAAATTTAAAATTTTAATAACGTGCCGGAACAGAGGAAAGCTTTCGTATTCGCATTGCCTTATGATACTAGGTTGGATATGATCCAGCAGTTCTTAAGGATATACAACGGCTATCTGGATTCTAAGGGTAGAAGCTTGATTACCGAAAGGACGATAAACTTACTTTCTTTCTACATCAACTACGGATACTCGGATGATACCAGGGCTAAGTACATGGATTGTCATGGACAGAAGGAATCTTACGTCGCTGTCCTGAACAACGAGCTTAAACGTGGGGGTTTTCTGGTGGACAAGAAGAACGGGAACTTCCGTACCCGTGAGCTGTCTATTGAGATGAGAAGCTTACGTAACTATTTTATTCTTGACGGGGAGGGTGATGATACCCGTGTAATGGGGTTTGTGTTCAAGAGAAACAAATTGGATATTGATGGGTAGGAATCTTATTTCATTCGATAGGGATATCGTGGATGAGGTGGTAAGAAGATCTGATGGGAAGTTTACCAAACAACAGGTAGAGTGGTGCATGAAAGCATCCGTATCTTACGTCCACCACCTAGCTAGGTATACTGACAATATATCTATCAGAATCCCGTTTATCGGATACGTTATATGCAATCTCCGAGAGATGCGGGTAAGGCGTGATAAGATACGCCGGATATTTGTCAAGGAAGGTAATCGTTATCCGGATGAAAGGATGCCTATTGAGCTTGATTGTCTGGATAAGAAGATTAAGGCGATAGAGGATATGGAGGGGTTGAAGAACGGAGATCCTCTTATACGTGATAACCATGAGGCCATGTATCAATGTCGGTATGGAATGACATGGGAACAATTACAGGATTTTCAACAAAAACAATTTAAGAAATAATATGCAAACAATCGGTAAAGCCCAAGTGATAGCCCAAGCTTGGGAAGACAGTTTATTGGGTAGGATTCCTAAGGATAAGAAAGATTATCCCGAATGGTATAAGAATCGTCTTGAATTATGCAAGAAATGTCCTAAGAACTCTTCTAATATCAGGTTCTTTAAATTGCCGCCTAAGGTATTATTCCATAGATTGATTGGAAGACCGGGATGCTCGTTGTGTGGTTGTTTTATCAAGGAGAAGGCTTGGATGAAGACCGAGGTATGCCCATTGAAGTTCGTGGAAGGAGAGAAAGCTAAATGGAATGCTATGGAGGTGATAACAGCCGATCATAACGATTTTAATATCGAGTGCCCTAACGATTCCTTTGATATAGGACTAACGGATGACGAGAGCGAGTTTTATCTAAATATTTTTGATCAGAAAATAGGTGATAAGATAGAAATCGTGTTATTTATCACCCATAAAGATGGTTTCCATGTCAAGGAGCATCATCTTGGATGTGGATGTATGGGAGACGTGTCATATAACAAACATCCTGACAATGAGAATAGAACTATATTTAGGATGACGTTGGATACCTCAAAATATACGGAAGGTCATTTTGAGAAACATCTATCTCTCATGGGTTATACGAAAGATGATCCTGAACGTAATTTCAAACATTTCCCGTTACGTATTATAGGGGAAGCTTATAAGTAATAGCGATGAGAAGTCCCGTAAGAAGTAAGATAGATGATCGTATCCATGCTCTTATTGTTATGGAAGTCGGTTGCCGTGAGTTACCCGAATATTCGCTGGGTGATATACTTTACTCCGCTTTAAGGAGAGTTGCTAGGGCTAATGGTGGTAATGTACGCTTCTTGCGGGATATTAGTACCAGAGATCTATTGAGGTCTATAGACCAAAGTATTAGTGATGAGATTGAGTTAAATAATAACGATTACAACGCGTAATGGAAGAGGATAAGGATATTAAGAAAGAGATCAGGGATTATCTTAAAGAAGAAGCAGATACTCATATAAGACATTGGATGGCTATAAAACGTGAGAGCAAGCGTCTTTATAGTGAGATTGAGGATAGAACCAAGAAGATAGCCCTTAAATCATCATCGTTGATAAAGGAGGAGGATTTCGTCTCTCTTCATGAGATGACTCATAAGATACAGATGTTGAATATAGAGGCTGTAAAAGTCAATTCTAGGTTGATGTTCATAATCCAGTTGGCTACCAGCTTCGGTATGGATCTGGATTTCGATACGACATATGCGTCTACCGCAAAGAGCATTATGGAAGACAGAACGTCTGGATTTGTGTTTTATGATGACAAGGAACGTCTGAGATATGCTGATAAGGAGCTTGAGGATATGTTCCATGATATGAGCGTGACGGAAGTAAGTAAGATAGGGGTTGTTCAATCTTATGAGCTTCTTATGAAACAGTATAACGAGTTTAAGGAAATGAAAGCTAATGCCACAGGGAAGACGAAAGCCGACGAGTAAGGACGCTGATCGGGTTAACGACAATCTTGAGGTCATAGCTAAGGCTATAAATGACGCTAAGACTTATATTGATAAGCATCCTTGGGACAAGGAGAAGCCGGAGGATATGGCAAGGGCATTTGACTTCATATCAAAATTAATCGATAAGATAAATACATGGAATGATTCTTATATGGAGAAAAGTGGGATCATGGATGTATATAGGTCTGTAAGCAATGTCCAGAAAAAGGAACGTAAGGGTCAGGTTTCTGGTGGAATCGAGTCTGTTTTAAAGGATATTATAAAATGAGTCTAAGTACGAGTCCAGAATTTTATGTAAACATGAAAAATCCTCCTGTATGGAACGATCTGTTCGGTTGGGAGGATCAGGATGACGATGTTAAGCAGTTCTTTAAAGAAGAGGCTTATAAGGTCAAGTACGGGGTGACTATCAATGGTACGTTCATCCCTCCATGGCTTTATTGGCATGTTAATTTCTTTCCCGTATTCCAGGATCTTCCAAACGGGGAACGTGTGCCAGCGATCAGTCGTTTGCGTGATAACGAATGGTTTTTCGCCGAGATGTACCAACGTGCCCGTCAGGAGAAGAAAGGGTTGGGGATGTTTGGTACTCGTCGTTTTGGCAAGGCTCTTCTGGACTCGGAGCTGATATATACTCCTTATGGACCTAAGAAGATAGGGTTCGCTGATATCGGTGATATCATATATGGCGATGATGGTAAGCTTACGACTGTAGTAGGCGTATATCCTCAAGGGTTCGTTGATATGTATAAGGTTACGTTTGAGGACGGGCGCAGTATAGTATGTTGCGGTCAACATCAGTGGAAGGTTAAATATCATGGTGATTATAAAGTCATGAGCACTATGGGTATCATCCACTCTGACTTCCAGAAGATGACTATAGACATAGGGGAGGCGGTAGATTTCCCTGAGCGGCGGTGGCTGATATCGCCCCAGCTCCTTGGGTCTCTGACCGCCTCTTTCCTTTGTGGATCTACCGACAGGATCTTCGAGTTAAGCAATAAGGAGATGGATGATATTATTTATTCATCCAAAAAACAGAAAGAGTTGTTTATAAGCTCATTCATGAAGATAGCTTGCGGCATAAGTACTGGTGACGATCGTTTTAAGGTCGTTTACAAAAGTGAGTATATTATATCCTTCGTAAGAAGAATATTCTGGTCTATGGGATATTATTGCGTCATGGATGGTGATGATATGTATATATCTAAGACCCATAACAGGCTTAGGATATCCGATATAGATTATTACGGGAAGTATAAAGCTACTTGTATTGAGGTCGATAACAAGTCCCATCAGTTCCTTACCACTAATTTTGTCGTATCCCATAATACGACTATCATGTCATCCCTTCTTCAGATGAACGCTACCATGACGATCGGGCTTAGTCATTCCGTGGTAGGTTTCAGCGATAGCGATTTATCTAATATAGGTGAGTATTGTGAGTATGGGCTTGATCATGTGCATCCTTTTTTCAGAATTAACAGGACCAAGACCGATTGGAGTTCTGGTGTCACCTTAGGCAAGCGTATGTCCAACGGGGTTCGTGATGTTCATGCCATAATATCCATAGCCAATATCAACATGGGTAGGAAGACATCCACGCAGAAGACTGCCGGTCTGACCCCAGCCACGGCTATTTTCGACGAGGTAGGTAAGGGACCTATCAAGAAGCCGTACACTGCCGCCATGCCGTCCTACGACACTCCTTATGGCTGGCGTCTCAGTCCTATCTTGGCTGGTACCGGCGGTGAGGTGGAACTATCCAAGGACGCTCAGGAGATGTTCTCTGATCCTGATACATACAATCTCATGGTCATGGACTGGGATATTTTAAATCGGAGAGCCATGAAAGGAAAAACATGGAAAGAACGGAAATGGGCGATGTTTGTCCCCGGTCAGATGGCTAACTCCGGTGTCAAGAGAACTATAGGTCTGGGTGATTATTTGGGGAAACCTGATGATAAGAAGCTTAATAAGATCAAGATTGATGCCACGGATTTTGAAGCCAGTACCAATAAGCTTAACGAGGAACGGAAGAAGTTATCTACGAAAGATAGGGTAGCTTATACCTCTCATACCATGTTCTATCCATTTACGATCGACGACTGTTTTTTAAGCTCATCCCAGAACCTATTCCCGGTCGAGTACGCTATCAAGCATAAGAATGATCTTCTTGAGTCAGGTCAATATAGCGGCATGCTGTGTGATGTTTTCCTTGAATCGGGCAATAAGCTTGGTACTACGAAATCTAATAAACAGCTAGCTGGTTTTCCGTTTAGTGGAGGTGTTATTGATGCTCCTGTCCAGATATTCGAGATGCCTCAATCCAATAGGTTTGATGATTTTATATATGTGAGTGGTAGCGATCCCTACAAACAGGCTAAGTCGGATACGCCCTCATTAGGTGCTTTTTATGTATTCAAGAGACGTGTTGGTATTCGAGATCCTTATGCCTATAGAATAGTTGCCTCTTATGTATCTCGTCCATCATCCATAGATCAGTTTTGCCGTACGTGCGAGGTGCTTCAGAAGGGATATGGTGCTATATGCCTTATGGAGAACGCTGACCAGATGTATGAGCAGTATCTTAACCGTAAAAGCGGTATGCCAGCGTCTTTCTTTCTGTTTGCTGGTGAGGCAATAGCCAATAAGTATGTGAAGGCAGGCTCCCGGCAGAACAGCAAGCTGGGGCTATACCCGACCCCCGGCAATCAGAACCTGCTATTCTCGTGCGTAGTGGATTATTGCTGGCAGGATTTCGTTATTGGTTATGATGATCAGACTGGTCTTGATATAACTGTCAAGGGTATTGAGCTGATCGATGATATAGCCCTATTGGATGAGATAATACAGTATAAGCCCGGATTGAACGTCGATAGGATAATAGCGTTCGGGCATGCGTTGGTTCTCGCCAGATATTTTGACGATAACAATTACATGCCTAAATCGAAGATCGAGGAGATGAATAATGCCCGCAAGGAAGACGCTTATAAACACCATGAGGTATATGCCTCTGCCTTTGGATCGGTATCTATAGGAGCTTTTAGGTAAATGAATGTCAATTAAACGCCTATCTTTGTTGTAAATAAAATTGAATAATCATGGAAGTGTTTAATAGAGATCATTCGTTTCCAGCAAAAGGAGCGTTATTAGGATTACCTCCTCAGGCTATTTCCACGAAGAAAAAGAACAGGAAATGGAAGGAGGATTGTATGGACGCTCTTGAGACGATAGGGTTGAAACAGTATGATCGCAACCAGATGTACCGTGACTATTATCTGATGGCGGATGGTAAGTTATCTTTTATGGAGATGGCGGATGTTATCCCTCAGTTAAGGAACGTACAGAAGCTAAGGAGCGATATAAGGATACCTTCTTTCTTGAAGCATTATGATATAATAGGTGGTATCGTAAATGCCTTTGAGGGATGGCTGACAAACCTACAGGATAAGTATACGGTTAACGAGGTAGGGGATATGGCTATAAGTGAGTATGAGGATACGATGTCAAACTTACTTCATCGTCATATACAAGAACAGTGGGATATTATCGTTAATCAGCGTCTTGTGGAGGCCGGTCTTGATCCTACGTACAATGAGTTTAATTCCGAGGAGGAGCGTCAGGCTTATGTTCAGCAAATCCAACAGGCCAAAGCGTCTATGACCCCTGATGATATCCAGAGGTTCATGAGTACAAGATGGAAGACGCAGGCGGCGGTATGGGGGGATCATACGATCGAGGCTGACCGTAGCCGGTTTTATATGGATGAGCTTGACAGGGAGAATTTCCGGGATCGTCTTCTTAGCGGAAAGATGTTCCGGAATCATTTCGTTGGTTTTGATTACTACCGTCCGGAGGTATGGAGTCCGATGGAGGTATTCCATCCTGACGTGAAATACCCGCAATACGGATCTTATGTGGGCCGTATTCATTATTACGAGGGTGTTGAGCTGATATCAAGATACGGCCATAAGATGACAGCCAAGGACAAGCGTCGGATTATGGGAGGTGACGATGATTATGAGGGATGGGTATCTAATGACGGTGCTAGGTATGACTGGAAGAAAAAGAAACCGTCTATTACCGGTATGTACGAGAATGAGGTTGTCCCATGGAAGGGATACCATGACTATGAATCTATAGTCGCCGCTGAGGATTACTACGGCGTTCCGATGGGCGAGTACCACACCTTCGGGCCGGACGGGGAGGAACACACCCAGCCCCGCTTCTTGCCCCGCTTCCATCCATTTGGCTATTTTAACTCTGACATGTCCAATGGCAAGAGATATGAGATAGATTCCCGCCTTTTTAGGGTTATGGAGGGATATTGGGTATCCATGAAACCGGTATTCTTAATAACTTACATGACGGAGACTGGGATGGTGGATCAGGAGCTTGTTACCGATGAGCTGCTCCCGGAGTTCTTGGAGAAGAACGGTATCAAGAAAGTGAAGAGGGTTATGGCCGAAGCCGTTGGTGATCCTGAGGTGAACACCTATATCTTGGAGTATGTCCCTGAGGTTAGGTTTGGCGTTAAGATCACCGGAGGTAATTTAATGGATAAGCCTATATATATCGGTGGGGATCCAATACCTCATCAGATACATGGTGACAGCAGTCTGTATGATTATGTCATTCCGGTTTCTGGATTTATAGGGTCTAGTCTCGCTGATCGCATACAGCCGTTCCAGATGATGTATAACCTTGCTATGAACCAGCTATACAACAACGCCGAGAAGGAGATCGGTAAGTTCTTCTTAGGCGACCTGGGATTCTTGCCTACGGAATATAAGGATATGATGGACAAGAAGGGTGCTTTAGCTACTTTTATGCAGATCGTTAAGTCTGTCTCATTTATGGGTGTAGGTGGTAATGACACAAACAATCCTTACCAGAATCCGCAGATGAGCAGCATATATAATCAGTTCGGTGTATATGATCTTACTAATACGGATCAGATAAGATCCCGTATGGAAATGGCGTCTTACGCCTATATGATGGCTTATAGGATGATAGGTATATCCGAGCAAGCGATGGGTCAGTCAACTAGATACGAGAGTTCTACGGGCGTAAAACAGGGAGTTAACGCTACTATGCTACAGACCCAGACTTACTTTAATGATTTCGATGACTTCAAGAAACGGACATTGGATATTCATCTAGCCGTGGCTCAAGTATGTCAGAAGGAAGGATACGATTGGACCGTGATGTACAGAAACAGCGATCTTTCCTTGGCTTACATCAGTCTTACGGATAATAGCTTGTCGTTACGTCATCTTAATGTTATGGCTGTCTCTAATTCCAAGAAACGTCTGGAATTGGAGAATTTGAAACAATATATATTACAGACAAATACGTTAGGTAATGACTTACTTGATATCACTAGGATGATGAGCGCCAACTCAACGGCTGAGATGAATCAGATCGGAAGGGATGCTAGATCTTACGCCGATCGTGTAAGGCAAGAAGAATACCAGAATCAACAGCGACTTGTCCAGCAGCAAGCCGAGGCCGAGCAACAGGCACGTAATGATGAGCATGAGAAGGATAAGGAGCTGGCTTATATCAAGGGCAACTTCGACTTACGAGGTAAGAGCATAATGGCCGCCGGTCAAGCGGCTAGGACCGAGAACAACTCTGAAGGCATGGATTATGTCGAGGCTATGGCTGATAGGGCTTTAAAGGAAAGGGATCTTGATATCAAGGAAGAGGATATGAGAACCAGACAGGCTAACGCCGAGGCTGAGCGAAGATCTCGTGAGGAGATAGAGAAAAGGAAGTTGGAATTAAAAGAAAAGGAGATAGACGCTAGAAACAAACGTTCTGATACAGATAGGTTTACGTCAATAATAAACAAGAATTGATTACAAGTTTTGTAAATATTTTTACAAAATCTGTAATCATTTTGGCGTAAAATTCTGTCATATACTATAATGGGTTTGATTTAATTGGTAATTAGATTAATGATAATTTTGTAAAAAGCAAAAAAGGAAATTGTATGAATGACATGGGTGATTTCGCTAAGGGTTTTAAGACCATGAGTGTCGAGGAACTTTTTTACCGTGGTGACGGTGATGGCGATAAGAATAATATCGAGGGTAAATATGATAAGGATGGTAATCCTATAGGTGATTCCAAGGAAGAGCCTGCCGACGGCGGAGCGGCTGAAGGTGGCGGGGATAAGGGCGGCGACGCTACCAACCCAGACCCGGATTCCTTTGGCGAAGGCGGTACTGATAATAATAACGTGGTATCAGGTTTTAACGGGAAATCTTTCTTGGAGAAGATGGCCGCCAGAGGTATCATCGACAGTATTGATAACCTTGATATTATGGTAGATGATAAGCCAGTCGATCTTTCTACTATCACAAAAGAAGATGATTTACTTGATATAGTGGAGGGATTGATCAAGGATAAGGCCGATGAGTTGTTGAAGGATAAGGTTGATACCGGTTCTATGTCTGACTTCATGAAGAAGATGATAGAGGTGGATAAGGCTGGAGGTAACGTGGGTCAGCTTCTAAACCAATATCAGAATATTCAGGCGCCGTTGGACAACCTTGATATGAGCAACAAGAATGATCAGCTTGCGGTCATCCAGCATTATTATAAGATGTTAGGTATGCCGGAAGACGAGATAAAGGATAATATGGAGATGATGATTGGCAAGGGCGATGAGTTCATTGAGTCCAAGGCCAATAAGTTCCATGATATCCTGAAAAAGGAGATGGATAACCTTATCGAGGAGGAGAAGAAAAAATCCGAGAAAAGGAAACAGGAGTTGATTGAGCAGATGAAGATCTATAAGAAAGGTCTTAAGACGTCTATAAGCTCAGGGTTCCAGTTGACTGACACGATGATAGGTAAGGCTGTCGATTTCGTTACCAAGCCGATAGACAATCAAGGTCATACGGCTATAGATAAAGCTTATTCGGAAGCTATCAAGAATCCGGACATGGCCGCTGATCTGGCTTTGTTCTTGATGAATAAGGACGAGTTCCTTAAACAGAAGACTAACAAGGCTAAGATGGAGGTCAATAAGAAGACCATCACTCTTCTTTCTGGCAATAAGGGAGGAAAGCAAAATAAGAATAATATCGATAATGATACTATAGAGGCTAACTTCCTTGATCTAAGTGGATCAAAGAGTGTATAACATTAAAAGATAGATAATTATGAATCCTTTTTTGACAAAAAGTTTTCCGGCTACTGTGAATGGTGATAATGTAATCGCCTTCACCGATGCCAAGAACTATAAGACTTCGCTCGTAGAGCATAACTTAGGCTCATTGGCGAGCTGGTATTACGAGGATCCTGACAAGAATCATCTGGGTCTTTTGAATCTGTTCTCTAATATCGCTAATTACCCTGTACCGATGTATATGGGTATGATTAATAACGGCGCTACGATCTCCGTTAACGGTATTGGAGCTTCTTTCCGTTATGATCTTCCTGTTACAAAGACATTCGCTGTCGTTACGGCAGAGGATACTTCAGGTCATCATCTAAAACCGGGTATTGACGGTAGTTTGTTTGATATCGTTTTGAATACCTCTGAGTTTACGGCTTATGATGTTATTACCTACGATGCTGCTAACGGTTGTAATATCCTTATCTCAGGTGAGATCCCGTCTAAGACAGAAGGTGACTTGACACGTTATTGGTGTCGTGTTATCGGTGGTAAGGCTAAATACTTCCCTAAAGAGAAATTACGTCCTGGTATCCGTTATTGGAAGATCGGTCATGCTCTTGGTGAGTACAGCACTCAGTTCTCTAAGGTATCTGGAGCTGACAAGGCCGGTTCCATGACCTGTGAGTTCCGCTTAGGAAACCACCGTGGTGTTGAAGGAGAGACAACTATGTATGCTGGTATGAAGTCCATGCAGGCTGCCCAGAACAGCACTTCAGAGTTTGTGGAGACCGCTCTTCGTCGTATGAATGCCATGAGAAGTGAGTATGAGGGTAATATTCCTGATCTGGCTATTATCGGTAAGACTGTTAATGGTAGACTTGATTTGCGTACAGCTAAAGTAGCCTCTACGTTGGAGGTGTTCTGTATGGCTGAGTTGGTTAAGCTGGAAGCTAGACAGTTGATGTGGCAAGAAGGTGGTATTATCATGGATCAAAATGGTCCTATCCATTTGAATGAAGGTATCTATCGTCAGCTTCGCCGTGGTTACACTATCTACTATAGCCGCCCGATGGGTATTACTAAGGATACGCTTATGGCTGCCGCAGCTTATATTTTCCGTGGACGTCAGGATCTTCCTATTACGGAACGTAAGATTAAGTTCAAGGTAGGAGCTATGGCTATGATTAACTTAGAGAAGTTGATCAGGGAATCGTTCTTCACTACCTTGCAGAACTTAAGCTGGGGTATGGGAAGCGATAGGATGTTGCCTTCTAATCCTATTTCCGGTACTAACGACGCCATGATCTTAGGTCCTGTTCAGGTTAAGGGAGCTTTCATCCCGGGCATCGGTAATGTTGAGTTCGAGCATGATCCTTCTTTGGATTACGCCGACATGACAGATCGTAGCGAGTTGGTGAATGGCATGTATCCTAGATCCTCTTATTCTTGTATTATCGAGAATATCACTGACGCTGGATCGACTAACGCGTATTCCGCTATTCCTAATACGGCTAACGCTAAGTTAGGTAATATGAACAACAACGTATTCTATATCAAACCAGAAGGTGTAAGTATGTGGTGGGGTTATGAATACGGTCGTTGGGCACACAAAGCCAACGGTAATGAGATCGTATCATCCTTGCCGGGCATGAAAGAGCAATTCTGGTGCCACTCTGCTTCCGCAGCATGGGTTATGGATAATAGTAAGTTCTTGATTATCGAGCTTCAACCGAACTACTTCGGATAAGTTTTTTCATATATGTAATTTGGTTTTTAGAGGGGAGGATATTCCTCTCCTCTTTTTTAAAGTAACGCAAAAAGGAAATGAAAGAAATTTTAAAATCAAGGAAGGTATTGGCCGAGGTAAACGGTTTTAATATCATGTCAGATACCTTATATGAGGTTGTAGGCAAACACGATGGAAGTGCTCCTCAGGCCTTTCAAGACGCTAATATAGCTAAAGCTCCGTTCCCGGAGAACGCTACTCACGTATGTTGCCCTTGGGATGATTTCTCCAAGGCCTATAACACCGGTTTTTATCCAAGATCAAGATGCTATAATGGTCTTGACAAGAATGAGATCGACAGGCTCGTCAAACAGCGGGTAGATAATATCATGAAGCCTTTCGAGGAAATGTCGCAGATGGATCTATCTCAAACCAATTTAGAATTTTGGGATGACGCTAAGGATAAGATCTTCATGGGTAAGGTTTATAATACGGCTAATACCGTAGATCTATTTTATTTATATTTGGCTGTATTTTCCGGCATGTTGACTCCTCAGGAAATGGATGGCGATCCTGTCTTCATGAACTCCATGTTCTGTTTCGTGGAGAAAGACAATATGAAGGATTTCGTTCAGCAGCGTGAGATCAATAAGATGAACATCAGCTATAAGTTTATCAGCGCCCTCAAGAAAGGCGGCGACGATCGTCAGGCTGTCATCGATCTTCTTCTTTACATCGGTATCGTAACTCGCCCGGATTTCACGGAGGATGAGTATTATACAGGATCTCTATCAAACTGGATGAATGAGAAGAAGACCAATGTTGATTATCTGCTTGATATCTGGGATCGGTCATTGGAAGGTGATTTCAAGGAAGTTCTTGAGTTTTACCGTATCGTAAATGTCCTTCAACGAAATGGTCGTATCAATATGACTCCATCCGGATTACAATATAATGGCCAGATCATAGGGCCTGACGTTCGGACATCCGCTGAGTTCTTGGCTACCAAGAAAGACTTTATTAACATAAAGGCTAATGTATTGGATGAGTATGAGGAGATCATATCTATGTCTAATATCGATGATAAGTCCAAGACCAAGAAGGTTAAGGATATTAAGAAGAAGGATGACGTAGAGGAAGGTGATAAGGTTAAGGAGGAATAACGATGACAATCCAAGAAGCATATTTAAGGTCTTTGCAGAAGAACGAGCAGAATCTGGCCAATGGCGGGATTAAGCTGGATCCGGGAAGGTTCGTGCTGTTGTTCAACGAGGCCCAAGACCGGTTAGTTAAGTACTATCTAAATAGGAAGGATGACGAGACTATACGCTCCATCCAAAACCTTCTTGTTTATTGGATGTCGTTGGATAATGCGGGTAGGATGGATGACCCTGAGTCTACGTCCTTTAACTTACCTGACGACTATCTATGGTTTTCTAACATAAAAGGCGTTTTCTCGTACAAAGGATGTGAGGCCGCTGATTTCGTTATGTGGGAGGCTAAGAACGAGAATATCCATGAGCTTCTTGGAGACGAGAATAACCGCCCTTCTTACGACTATCGGGAGACATTCTATTCCATAGGGAACGGGAAGGTCGTGGTCTACGAGTCAGGCTTCCGTACCGAGGAGGTTAAGATGACGTACTACCGCCGTCCTGTCAGGGTAGACCTATCGGGGTATATCAACGCCGCCGGTATCCAATCCACGGACATCGACCCGGAGCTGCCCGATTATCTTGTGGAGGAGATTCTGGATATGGTAGCTAAACAATTCAACCTTAATGAGAATGAATTGTATAGATATAGAATGGATAAGGATAATGTGGCTTCTTTTAAGTGAACAACGTTAGTTTGATAGAAAGACCTGCCTAGAAATAGGCGGGTCTTTTTTTATTTCATGGTATGTGTGTTTTTGCTTTTTTATTTCTATATTTGCATAATATTTAATTGTGTAAAATATTATGATATGATTTCAAGTAGTAAAATTTTATTCGGTGTACCTATTAGATGTGATGAAGAAACATCATTTATGTCTTTGACTGACTTACAAGAGGCTTATTTAAGAAAGAGAATCGTAGAAGGATGGAGTGATAAGAGGATAGAGGGAATTTTATCCAATAGGAATAGTTCTGAGCGTATATATTATGTTATAAAAGACAAGTATATAAGAGGTATATCTTTATCAAGTTTTATTAACGACGTAAACAACACATCTCTTGTCAAGACATTAAAATCGCTTGGGGTGTATAAATCTACCGGTAGAGGATCGAATAGGTTGGTTATGTGTGCTAAAGAGATATGGATGATGGTCGCCATGGAATTACATCCATCTATATATAATGAATGTATAAAAATGTTTGGAAGATCAGATATAAGCAATGACGCTATTATATATATAAGGGGAGGAAACGAGTATAGTGATATGTATAGATATCTGTCTTCATTTTTTAGTTCTGATGATATTGAGAGAATAATTTTTGCTATAAATAAGACTGTTACCGGTGAATGTGATAAGTTTTTATACACCAAGCAAGAATCGGAAAGGATTGTTTGTATTCAAAAAGATATATGCAAGTTTATAAAAATGGGTATATTCGAATCTGTCGATGATATAATTGATATATTGGTAAATGATGTAGATGATGATCATGATTGTAATATATTCACCTATTTGGCTGTCGATGGTTTAAGTAAGGATATTAAAATAGGTAAGACGTTTAATGTAAAGAAGAGAGAGAGGGATTTAAGATGCGCTAATCCAAGGTTAAGTATCATAGCTTGTGTAAAAGGTGATATAGAGAGATGTTTGCATGATAAGTTTTCCGACAAGAGGATTTCAGGAGAGTGGTTTTCATTGTCATCTAATGATGTTGATAATATTATAAATGAATATGGATTTGTTTTAATAGAGTAGCTTTACAAAAAATGTAATCCGCATTAATATATATACACTCATGACCGTACTTTATTGTCGTAAACTCGTTTATTGTTATGTTTGCGTTAGGTAAATGATTTTTAAACTAAAATATTAATTATATGTTGCACAGACCGCAAGATCGGGTACTTTTCGTATCCCCACACGCTAAGATGGTGGATGTTGATTCCATCTTCTTGAAGGAAGGACAGATCGGTATTTACGATACTAAAGATACTTCCGAGAACGGTTGTAAGGCCGTGATTGATTTTACCGGTAAGCCTCGTAACGACAAGCGTTATGAGATCCGTATCGGTCGTAATGAACAAGCGGCTTCCCGCTCTATCTATGATAAGGATTTTTCCACGCCGTTATTCTCTTTGAACGAGATCACGGAGATCTACGCTTCTTGGCCGAAGAAAGATCATGCTTATGTCGATGATGTTATCTTAGGATACAATGGTGTTTCTGATGACACGGCATTCTCAGTTTCCAAAGGAGACCGTATCGCTATTCGCTTGGTCCTCGCTGGTCGTGCCTTCGAGCTTCTTGGCTATGAGGAGGGTCGTGTAGAGATCAATGACGCCATTCTTTTGGATGATTGTGATAATACGCCAAATCAATGCGAGGAGTGCGATCCTTGCGAGGAGGTTGATTTGTTGCCCGCCGTATTGAAGTGTATTGAGCGGATGAAGAATCAACCTATTGCTGGTGGTGGTAAGTTATCTGATTATATCGATATTACTCCTGTTACAAGATGCACCAACGAGGCTACGGAGCCTGAGACGGAGGACGTGAACTTCTATTGTATGGAGGTATGTGATACTGGTGATGATTTGGCCTTGGCTGAGGTTCGCGCCCAATATCCGGGGTTGAAGATCGTACGAGATACTATTGAGGGTAGCATGTCACGTTATAAGGTTATGAAGAAGGGGGCTAAACCTGCTGACTATACTCAACGTCTTATCTCTATCATGAAAGGATGTACAGACTGTCCTCCTAGCTATACGGAAGTTAAGGGTGGTTATCTTTATTCTATTTCTTTGGAGGATGATGGTGTTGATATGTCTACTACAGTAGAATCTTTACCTAACGTGGTAGCTGATACGGTTAATAAGATGAGCCAGATCAAGGGATCGGGTTTGTATATTGCGGCCACTTCTAAGAAATTGACGAGTGATGAGATTTCTGCTTTTGTGGAAGCTAATCCTACGGCTATCATCTATTACGTTGCTAAGACATCTGATATGTGTGAGAATCCTACGGTTCGTACCGCTTCTTGGTCAGCTTGTGGTTCTTGCAAGGTATCTACAGAAAAGTATTATATCACTATACCGGATGACGAGTGCGGAAACAGTGCTTTGGAGGAAATTCAACAGGCTTTCCCGGAACTGGAGATCACTGATTACGGCACTCCTGCGGCTTGCCAGCATAGCTTCCAGACAACGGTATATACCAATATGTTGTGCGATGAGTGTGACAAGGTATTTGAAGGATTCTTCACCAGCAATGCTCCGGCTTCCTATCGTAACCGTATGTGGAAGAAATTGGAGTCGGCTCAGGAACTTGGCTCTAACTGTAAGTGCGGTATCCGTTTCCGTGGCAAGGAAATGTTATTATCTCCGTCAGAGTGCTTGATGGATCAAATGACATATATCGAGGATAGCGTTGAGATCGTTGGCGCTAGCGGCGGTTATCCTGATTCTCTTGACGAGGGATCTCCTATCTGGTGGGATCAACTTCATTTCGAGAGACTGTCTAGCAAAGCCCCGCGTACTCATGTAGGCGGTAATATGATGGATGACGAGTTGAAGGGTTACGCTCATTTCAACGGCTTCCCGAAACATCAGGATTTCATGGGGCGGACGTTCATGAACGAATATAGTCGTGTAGAGCAAACGGCTCAGTACGTTGACTTCCAGATTACGCTCAATCCTCATAGATACGCTCAGGGATTCGGAAAGGTTATCGCCGATGATCCGGTTAACCTGATCTTACGTGTACGCTATGGCGCTCATGAGGGTGTTCAGGAGATGATCAATATGATCGGTGCTGCCGCTGGTCTTGGTCCGGCCATCGTAACCGAGCCGAAATAAAGAACCTTTTTTGCGTTCATATATTTCCTAAAGGGGAGAGATTCAATTCTCTCCCCTTTTTTAATCTATAATAAATGGTTGTGATGGAGGAGTGAAGTTTGTCGTGTATCTAGGTATGTTTGATATTCTCATCTCGTCTATAATACCGCCTGTCATATTATCGCTAGACCCTGTTCTTCCTCCTATACATATATCGTAGTCTTGTTTTGATATGTTTTTTTTCTTGTTAAATTTATTTATACCATTAATATATAATCCACATGATTTGTTATTAGATGATAATGCTATGTGATTCCATCCTATCTCTAAGACAGAAGAGCTTACGCTTTCATAATTGTCGAAATTTCCATATATGATATTATCATACCCTATATAGAAGGCAAATCCTGTAGGGCTTCCTGATATATCAGATGTTATAAATCCTTGTTTTGATCTTTTATTTGTACAATAATACCATAACTCTATGGTATAGTTTCCTTCTGATATAATATCCCAGAACCATTGTGATTGATCGAATATTATAGGAGCGATGTCGAATTTGGCAGCTTGATCAAATTTACCTGAAACATATGATCCCCCCCCCCATGTGACAGGGCCTACATTTTTCCCGATATATTTGAAATCATTATTAAAATGAAATAACAATATCGTGTTGTTGGCTTTTTTGTTAAAGGACATTCTTCTTCTCATACATCTTATGTTTTTAATTACGTTCAAAGATAATTATATATATCTTTGAGGTATATAATTAAAACATTATAATATGTCAGCTATTAATGAGTATCTAAAGAGACTTGCTTCCATATTTGGTAGCATGGGTTTCTCTGTTCCGCCAGATGACTTCTCAGGTGTTGTCATAGACGGAAAGACGTATCCGGTCATGATGAGGAATGACGGGTGTTACGTGTACTTCGATGATAAAGGAGTAAAGAGACTTGTAAGCGAGGTCCCTAAAAAGGATTATCAGTTCATTAACATCAAGGACGCCCGTGTGTCGATCGTCAACCAATGTTATCGTACGCCGGGTGGTCAGGTAGAGGCTCGTATCCATACCTATATGAATAATAAGGGTGAGATATTGGCCGAGAAGATATTTATCATCAACTCATCGGATATTGATACTCCCATTGGTACGGAATTGGACAAGGTTCCCGCCGAGTGGGTGGCTATAGATTGTAGCATAGCGGAGATGACCGATCGGGAGTTGATATTCGTAAGTAAATGTTACGCCACGGAAGGGGGCAAGGTCCAGATCGAGGGCGTTGAGTCGGTAGACCCCCGCCTGAACCCGGAGGTATCCCATTATGAGGTGGTAAATACGACTGACGATAGCAATCCTATCGGCACGGAGTATGATAAGATACCCGATACATGGAGTCGTATAGTATGTGATTTCCCGGACATGACCCAAAGGGAGATAATACCGGTGCTTAAATGCTTTGATACCGGAACCGGAAGGGTGCAGATAGAGGGATATAAGATATTTGATTACGAGATGGGTACCAGAAAGGAATGGTATCGCGTCAAGCAAAGTACCGATCATGAGAATCCGGTAGGTAAGTTTATCACCAGCATAAGCGATGACTGGGTTGAGGTTGTTTGCGACTTCACGGATATGGAGGACCGGGATATTGAGGTAACTGTAGAATGTTATAAGACACCGGCCGGTAAGGTGAAGCTGGAGGTTCTCACGTCATGGGACGGGAATATAGGAGTTAGGGATAAGAACTATAAAGTCCTGGAGACTACCGATCCGTCACAACCTGAGGGCGCCAGCTTCAGTTCCTTGCCAGATACGTGGGTAAGGACTGTCTGTGATTTCGACGATATGGAGGAGCGTGACATCAGGTCTTATGTCGAGTGTTATGACGGAGGCAATGGCAATGTCAAGCTTCGTAGGCTGGTTTCTTATGACTCCAAGATAAAGGCAAGATACGTCCGCTTCGAGGTGCTTGAATCGGATGACGCCGGCTTCGTTCCGGGGGCCGAACTGGCTACCCTCCCCGAAGGCTTCTCTTTGGTTTCGTGCGATTTCGTTGATTTTGAAGATCGTATGCTTCAGTCCAGAAAGGAGTGTTATGATACTGGTAACGGACGTGTACAAGTATCACGTATTACTTCTTACGATGGTGATATAGGTATCCGTGGAACTTCTTATGTAGTTACCCGTTCGGAGGATACTGACGTCCCTGTTGATAGGGTATATAAGGACATACCGGGAGGATGGACTCGTATGGTATGTGATCTGACCGATATGGAAGATCGTATATTATCTAATACGGTTGAATGTTATAGGTCAACCGATGGAGTAGTAAGAGTCACCCATACCACGTCTTATGATGGTAAGTTAGGGACGAGATCCGAGTCATGGGAAGTTGTTAGCTCCACCGATAACGGAATCCGGGTAGGTGATAAGGTCAGCTCGTTATGGGAAGGACTTACCCGTATCGAGTGCGAGGAACCGGATTACATGGATCGGCTTATCGATACCACGGAGACCTGTTATGATACCGGAAAGGGTACGGTGAAGATCAGGAGACAGGAGTCGTTGAACGGAAATCTGGATGTAAAGACTTTCGACTATAAGATCGTTGAGTCTACCGATCCTGATCATCCTATCAATACTACACCTACGCAGACGGTTATTAACGGCTGGACGGTCATCAGTTGTGATCTTAATATCATGGACGTGGATGATTGTTATGAGATCGGTGGTCATAAGATACATTTGAAGGGATTCAGGACAGTCAATCCGGCGTTACAGGATATTAAGTCTATATTGTATGTCGTGTACTCTGATCATCCTGATTACAATGTAGGTGATGAGCTTACGTCTATACCGGATGGGGCTAAGGTGACGATCTGTGATTATGCGGATAAGAGCCAAAGACATATGGTTCCGGTGCGAGAGTGCTATGAGGTGGCCGATGGCCGGTTCTATGTGGAGGGGAGCCGGTTGATTGATAACAATATGGTCGTAGAGCGGACGTCAGTAATGGTACTGGAGTCATCCTCCCCGACCTACCCGGTAGGTACGACACTGACCTCCATTCCTGTTGGCGCTACTATCGTGGCTTGTTTATGTCAAACCTGTTAATCTGAACGGCTATGGTTAAAGTATGTAATGATTATTTTATGATTGACGCCTTAGCTGGAGGTCAGGTCGTAAGAAAAAGGAAATATCGTCGTGAGAATACGATGATAGGATATAAGTGGTATGATTATAATGGGGTCGAGGTAACTGACCCCATTGAGATATCACGTCTTGACGGATTGGCTACTAAGCATCAACGTGTTGATGAGGCTTATGATGATCATGCCATTTTCATGTCGTCAACCAATTACGTTAACAGCGTTTCCGGTATACCTATGGATAAGCATATGGTTGTCGTTGAATGGAGGCCGGATAGCGAGCAGGGCTTTGTAACCATGGCTCATGATGAGGGTCTTGATGGGGACAGCTATTATATAGTTGTTATCAATGCCGGAGATAAGCAGGCTACGATCTACACCCCCGTGGATCCTGAGGATCCAAAGGATGGGACTTCCCGTGCGGTTGATGGCGATAACGTTTCTGTTGGCGGATCATATGTCTCTATATCCCCCAAGCAAGTAGAGAGGATAAGGGTTACTTTCCGTGATGGTAAATGGTATTATGAGTTAGTCACAAAAACATATCCTAGTAATACCGGAGGCATTAAGATCGGGGATGTTGATTTTGTGACGTTCAGATATTTATGGGAATCAAGTTCCGGAAGGGACTTGGACACGATGACGGAAGCCCTTAATTCTAATGTTCCCACCATAGATAATCTTGCTGTAGGTTGGTCTGGCCCCGGAAATGGAGATAGCTCTGTTAGAGAAGTTCTTAAATGGGGTGGTGATAATACCGGTTCTGGTAAGGAATGTGTTTGGATGTCGGTGAAGGATTTAAGGGCTAAATATTATGATATCCTACCTGAAGAGACGTATTTCATGGCCTACGCTACATGGTTTGGATCTAAAGGTACGGGTAAATGTTCTTTTGAACTTGTTGGATACAAGGGAGGTACGATGAGCCAAGATGGATATAATTTCATCAATACCGGTGGATCTGTGGTGTATCAAAATACGTATGATTTTGTTTGTCATACCAGTAAGGGTTCATCTACGTATAAGACATCCTACGAGAAGGTGGCTCGTGTTACCTACAATAAGCTCACTAACGAGGTTTATATGTCCATCGGTGACGCTATAGATCAGGAGGATAATTATGATAAGTTAGAGCGAGAGATCAATAATATAAAGGAAAGACTTAGCGATGTCGAGAGCGAGTTGGCTGTCGTAAGACGTATAGCTGAGGGCAAGAACACGGCGTATATCTTTGATACGGTCGATGCCATGAATGAGTGGCTGGCGGTCCCGGAGAACACGGCTAAGCTCCGTGTGGGTGACAGCCTCTGGATTAGGGAGCAGGATGTACCTGATTATTGGTGGGATGGAACTCAGGCTTTAGAGCAGGAAGGTCCGAAGGTTGATTTATCTCCTTATTATACGAAAGACGAGATTAATAATATTGTCAATGATATCAATCAGAAGATAGAGGATAAGAGTACGTCTATTATCTTCGATACTTATATCCAGATGAAGTCTTTCGTGGATGATCCAACTAACGCCGATAAGCTTAAGGAAGGTACCATCTTGTTGATACGAGAGAAAAACGTACCTGATTATTATTACGATGGTGCTGGGATAGTTAAGATGGAGGCCGATGTAGAGCAATGTCTTTACGTTACTTTGGCTAACAAGCCTACGGAAAGCACTGTAAGTTATACCCAAGATCGGGAGGTGACTAATTTCGCTCCGGGTGCTATAGCTAGATGGGTTGACGCTGACGGCAATGACGTGTTTTATAAGCTTGTTGAGATAGTAGGTGGTAAGGCTAAGTGGATTACCCTTATCGATACTAAATACGGCAATGTGACGCTACAGAGTACTTACGACAAGAATTATGAGATCGTAAATATCGTATCTGGGTCTAGGTTACAGGCTATAAATAGCGAGAAGAATGATATCAAGTTCGTTAATAGTGCTACGGGTAACGTGACTGTCGTGTTGAATGGTACTGTATCAGGGGGAGCCAAGAAGCTGGTGAGTATGCTGGCTGTGAACGAGGTAGTCTTGACCCCCGGAGCGGCGGTGTCGTTTACCCGGAACGGCGATGAGTTCGTGCTCACGGAGTTGTTTGGCGTTACTATCTTCCCCGATCTGGCGGATGCCAATCGTGAGGGTGAGTGGGTCATGAGTGTAGGCATAACCGGTAAACCGATCCTTATGGAGGTAAAGGAGATGCGTAAATGGGACGAGAGCATAACCAAGGATCTTACGATAGACGAGCTTAACGAGAAGTTCCCTAACGTGGATATCGGATTCGCTGTCGTATGTAAGACCATCAACAAGGTATATGAGATGGTTAATGGATACAAGGAATGGGTGTCTTATGATATAACATCAATTAGCTGATATGGGATTTTTGGTAGGATATGATACGGTCTTGTCCTCGGTGACGTTTTACGTTAATGAGGACAGGTTCCCTTGTTATAATGGGAGGAATGCTGATTATGTGCCTGATCCGATAGTAGATTTAGGTAATTTTAATCGTAATCTCAGGTTCTCGGCAAACAATCCAGGATTCGTGGACGTCGATTGGGGTGATGGGACAAAGGATCAATACCCTTTGGTCAAGATATCTGACGGTAGTTATAGGATAGTATTCAGGTCTTTAGATATTGAGTACAAAAAGAATCCTGACGATACTACATGGTGGTTCAGGAAGGAGGATGGGTCTCAGTATATACCGGTTCCTCCACATAAGTATAGCGATATCAGGCGTAGGGAGGTTACGATGAGGTTCTCTAACGTAATCAATGGGGAGTTCAATATGGATGGTATTGTCCTCCATGAGTTTCCTGTAGTTAATCTACCTGATATAACTTATTTGGCTATGGTCAGATCCGTTCTTAAAAATGGCGATATCCCATATGACAGGATAAGTAAGAGCGTTAATCTTCGTAATATACAGATGGGGTCTTTTTCTCATCCTGGTGTATGGAGTAATTGGCCAGAAGGTTTTTTGAACATGAAAGATCTGAGGTATTTCGGATGCAATAGCATTTTTAACTTCGGGGATGATCCTGATTCTAATTGGAGAAGATTCTCTGAATGGAAGAATCTTACAGAGTTTAACTTCAACTGGTGTAACATTCCTTCTTATGATCCGGCTTTTAATTCTATTCCAGCAAAAGGTATAAGCATTATAAGCAATCGGAATAATATACCTGTATTTGATGAGGTGGATAAGGTTGGAGATGATAAGACAGGCGTTACTTTTATGGGTAGTGGTAGCTCATGGAAACAAGATCTAGTAGAAGGTAAGTTGAATAAGATTCAGGGCACGTATTGTAATTCAGGCACGGTACCGGTAGACGATCTCCCAGATTGGTTGTATGAGGTAAGGGAATTTAGGATATGGACTTTGCGTGATGGTGATACATTTATAAATACGCAGGAGAGGGCTGATACATTCGTAAATACATTTTATGATAAGATAATGTCGTGGAGTTATATAACGATGTCACAGACGGCTTCTGACGGTAATAGGAATCAGTTTTATAAACTCACCTTAGATTTATATACTTCCGCAGCTCCTACCAACAAGAGACCATCTGGCGTTTATCAAGCCCCTGAGGGGTTTGTTAAGGGTGTTAGCAACGGTAATCCTACGACGCCTATGGAGAAGGTGTATGTGCTTACCAACAACTACGGGCAGACATGGGTGTTGGCCCCGGCGCCAGCCTCCAAGGCCGCCCTTACGAGGGCAAGGCGGGCTGGGAAGGCTAGGATTACCCCGTTCGTCCTTGGCGTAAAGGACGGCCATGTATCCGTGTTCAGCGGAGATGTATTGGATGATAATATGAGTAAGTATAATTTCACCGGCAAATACGAGGCTATAGATATATGTAGTAATCTAGGGCTTGATAGTTCACCTGTTGTCGAGTATTTTAGAAGAATAGAGGAGGGAGAGATATGAAGTTGATATGTAAGGATACGAATAAAGGGTCTATAACCTTTTTTACTAAAGGCAAATATGCTTTTAGGGGCGTTGACAGGAATGATACTACTGATGACGTGCCTGATCCTATATTGGATATTAATAATTACAATGAGAGTATACAGTTTTATTCCAAGACCCCCGGCATGTGCGAGGTCGATTGGGGTGACGGGAATAAAGAGCAATTTCTTTTCGTGAAGGATAGGAGCGAATCCATATACGGGCGATATAGGTTGATGTTCAGGAGAAGGGATATAAGTTATCGTAAGAATCCGGATAGCCATCCATGGTGGTTTTATAAGGAAGATGGGAGTGAGTATATCCCTGCGCCTAATCATGCTTACGCTGATGGGCTAGATAAAGAGCGGGTCATTACCATGACTTTTACGAATGATATTACATACGTTCAAACAACAAGGATAATGATGGTAGGATTTCCGATATTAGACGCCCCAAGTATTATCAACTTAATCTTATCCATTACCGGCGATGGGAATATAACCGATATTCCTAAAGATAGGATACGTAGATCGGTAAATATAGAGTATATAACACTTAACGAATTAGGTGTAGGGACATTGACATCCATACCAGACGATTGGGATAGGCTCACTAAGTTAAAAGGCATTAATCTAAGTCGAACGGCTGATTTTAATGATACGGAGTCTTCTAATATAAGGAAATTCCCCTCTATGTGGCCTAATCTTGTAACATTATCTTTGGCAGGTTGCAGGGTTAGGGTATATCCAAGGGAATGGCTGTCTTTTAGCAAGCTAAAAGAATTATATATATCCCCGGGAGTGGCTATGCCATCGTTTGATCCTAATACATGCCCGGCTATGGATGAGGTGGATAAGATAAATCCTAGCTTAAGGACCTTCGATCATATAAACAGATGGTATGGGTCTGTCGTGAGCTGGCATCCGTATATGATCGGCAAGGGGCTGGAAAATATCACTAGCCTTACTGCCTCATATGGCTATAGTAATATAGATGTAAGTAATCTACCGGATTATATATATGAGATGAGATCTATGAGTAGTTTTTATATGCAGATCTCCTTGTCAACCCAAAGTCGATGTGATACGTTTATATCAACATTATATGAGAAGGTGATGGGGTTTGATTATCTCACTATGTCTTCCTCTGCTTCCGATGGCAAAAGGAATCAGTTTTATGGATTGTATCTAAGTATGTATTTGGCTGCCAAACCTGTTGATAAAAGGCCTAGTGGCGTATTACAGGCACCTTCTGGTTTTATAAAGGGTCAGTCTAATGGCTCTCCATCGACTCCTATGGAGATGGTTTATGTGCTTATGAATAATTATGGATGGAGGTTTAGTATGGCGCCAGAGGCTTCGGTGTTAAGGTCAATACGATCTTCTGATATTGACACGAGGTCATATAAGCCATATAGGCTTATCGTATTTGACGATGGGCGTACCTTTGTAGGCAATGGAGATGTTTTAGCTCATGATACGGATAAGGTATTATCGTTTGGGGGTCAACCAGAAGGGGAGTATTTATGTGATTCTATGGGATTGGACAGGAATGTTATTGTAGAATATTTTAATAAGATAGGTAATGGCTAAGACATTATATAAATATGAGGCTTCATCAAATAAGTTCGTGTGGTTCACTACATGGGATAGGGCACTTAGGAATTATTATACTGATGATTATAATTATGTACCCGATCCTGTGGTTGGTAATCCTTATAATACGTTTGTTGAGTTTAGATCCAGAAAGCCCGGTATGGCTAATGTGGATTGGGGGGATGGAATAAAGGAACAGTTTCCTATGACCAAGGTACAAGGGCAGGATAATTATCGTATCATATTCCGTTCTTTGGCAATACAACACAAGAAAAATCCCAATACTACGTGGTGGTTCAGGAAGGAGGATGGATCGCAATACGTACCTGTGGATAATCATGCTTACGCTGATGGGAGGAGGGACGTACAACGGGCTGTGTCGATAGATTTTACTTGTGATATTTATTATGCCAATATCCAAGTTTGCAAGATGACATCTTTCCCGATTGTGGATATACCAGGACTTGAGTTTTTGGTCGTATCCCATACGCTGTATGTTAATGACGATATACCTGTAGACAAGTTGTCAAGATCCAAAAAGTTAATTTATATCGATCTTCAAAATATAGGGCAAAGAATGACCGTAATTCCTGAGGCTATAACCAGCAAGACAGAGGTATATTATTTAAATATGTTTAATATGCTTGATCTTAGGGATATAGAATCTAGCGGAATAAGGAATATAAAGAATATGAAAAATCTTCAAACCCTTGAATTGTCTTCATGTTATTTGGATAGGTATATAAAGGAGTTTAATGATCTTCCTAAATTAACTTCGTTGAGAATACATCCTGGCCCTTCTGATATGTGGAATTATTTTGATATAAATACCCTTCCTTTTTTCGAGGTAGATAAGATAAATCCTAACATTACTAATTTTGATTTTTTAAATGACTGGGTAAGTGGAGAAAGGAGGACGGGTTGGAATGATGATAATATGTCGGGTAGAGGATTGGATCATCTTACAGGTTTTTTCGTCTATCATAGTAATAGTATTAGAGTGGATAAGCTGCCAGATTATATTTATGAGATGAGGTCTATTACATGGTTTGTGATGAATTATTCTACTCATAGCCAAAAAAGATCAGATGATTTCGTAAACTCCTTCTACGACCTTGTTGTAGGATGGGATCAGATTACCATGGCATCCGTGGCCAAAGATGGGGAAAGAAATCAGTTTTATGGACTTGCGGTTTCTATGTATGGTAGTCAATATCCTGACGAGAACCAGCGTCCTTCCGGCACGGAGCAGGTCCCAGAGGGATTCGTGAAAGGCTCGTCCAACGGGTCTCCCGCTACACCTATGGAGAAGATATATGTGCTAAAAAATAACTACGCCCAGAGATGGACGATTAAACCAGAATAATATTATGAATATCAATATTTTAAAACTAAATTGGGAGGGGGGGGTAAAATCCTGTTTGCTTTATGATGAGAAGAAGGATGCTACCCAAGGTGAAGATAGTAGAGGTATTCGAGGAACTGTCTCCTCAGGATAATGGATATTGGGAAGTTCCTGATGGGGTCTATAAGGTTGAGTTCGCCTTGGTCGCCGGAGGCCTTAATGGAGGATATTCCGATATATATAATGCCGGGAGTGGTGGCAACGGAGGTGGTGTACTGACTGGGACTATACCCGTAAATCCAGGTGTTACATATAGGGTGGTTGTCGGAGATATAGGTGGTGATAGTATATTCGGTATATATCAGGCTATTGCCGGCAAAGGTGGAATAGGCGGATATGGAGTTAAAGGGGATGGCAATGATCCTTCCCCGGGAAATCCAGGGCAAGATGGATCATATGTTTTTAATAACAAATATCCTGACCGATACCCTTATCCTATGGGCGCTGGTGGTGGATCGGGAGCTTATACAAGAGGATGGGATACAGGCTTTTTATCCGGAGGTAAAGGTGGCAATCACGGAGGAGGTGATGGGGCTGGAGTTGAGGATACTGAGGGTGTTACTATTAATGGTAAAAATGGAGATGATGCCACTTATTATGGAGGTGGTGGAGGAGGAGCCTCTAAAGCTTCTAATAGTGGGGCTACGAGCGGTCGAGGAGGATCAGGTTATCGTGGTATTATTATTTTACATTATTTTAAAAATGGATAACATGAATAGAAATGATATTATAAAAGAACTAGGTTCGTATTTTGATATAGTGGAATTGGTATGTCCTCATACATATAATAAGTGGAAGGACAGATCGTGGCAGTTTCTTGATACAGCATTTCTCCATAATTTACTTATATTACGGAGGGATATAATCAAACAGCCTATGTATTGTAATAATTGGGACAAGCAGGGGCAGTTTTCCCAACGTGGTCTTAGATGCAACATCTGCCAGATAGTTAAGGATAAGAAGGATGTTTATCTATCCGCTCATGTATTGGGTAAGGCCGGTGATTTCGATGTCAAGTCGATGACGGCGGAACAAGCCAGAGGTTTGATTTTAGATCATCAGGATATGCTTCCATATCCTTTTAGGCTTGAGGGTAAGGTGAATTGGTTGCATTTTGATAGTCTTGACACGAGGAACGGTATACATGCCGTGGTGTTTTAGGTACTTAACAGTATAGTGGTTAACTTTGCGTATAGGATATAAAATGAAAGACAAAGACATGATAGAGCGAGTGGGGGCTTTGTGGAATATTGCGCTTGCGTATGGTGCCTCTTGTTGGGCTTATTTCCAGCCAGTACACCATTTATTGACCGTATTACTTATAGTATTAATAGCGAATTTCTTGGCTAGGTTAGCGCAAAGCATAAGGGGCTGGAAGATCCGACGGAGTCGTAGAAGAAGGTTTAGTTTTAAGAGATGGTTTAGGGAGGTCAGGTTTACTGATATTCTTAAGGAGTTCGCTTTGTCCTGTTTTATAGTAATGACATTATGTGTTATATATAAGACGTTATACCCGATCGAGGAGGAGGCTAGCATGATACTTGCCGTTACCAAATATGGGGTGTATATAGCCCTTGTTGGATATGTGATGCTTTTCTTGAATACGATAGGGGATGCTTTCTCTGACGCTTATTTGGTGAAGGTATTCAAGGCCGTGTTTAAGAGGATAAACGTATTCAAGATGTTTAGTTTTTCCAAGAACATACCTGACGAGACGTTTGACGATATAAAGAAGATTGCTGATGATGAGGTTAAGGATAAGTCTTAGGGCGATTTTTTGTTTAGGTCTGTCGCTGTCCCTGTCCTCTTGCGGAAGCAGGAGGCAGGTTAGCGAAACGTCTATTGATAGCCGGTTGATCAGCAGGATAGAGACGATGATAGATGAGGTCATGGATCGGAAGATCGTAGAGATCAAGACATCTGATCTTAATGCCGATATTGTTATAACGGAGAGAGAGTTCGATACGGACAAGGATGTTGATCCTACCACGGGGGAACGGCCGGTGTCCTCGCAGACAGATACCCATATCGTCATTGGCCGGCGGGACAGCACGGTGACGGCTGATTCCCTTGGCATTGATAAGACGATTACCGGTGTTAAGGATATTGACAAGAAGACAGACATCAAGCATAAGGACGTAGATGATAAGAAAGAATCAAAATGGCCAATAGCTGTCACATCAATTAGCGTGTTGTTGATATTATTGGGCTTAATATATTTACTAAAAAAGATGAAGGTTTTATGAGACGAAGAATGATTGAATATACTAGGGGGGGGGGATTGACGATCATACTAGATTCTTAATGAGATTCAATGGTAATTTTAAGGTAGAGGGGAATCCTACTCCCTCTGGCGACCTCTTTATAGCCAATAATGGCAATCTTATCACCGATGGCTCAATACAATGTGTCCAATATAACGAAAAGGATCCTTTTCTTTATACTATCATAAACACCAAAGAATCGTTATTGCCTGAGCTATTTTATGACGGTCATCCATTTACTATAGACTTTTGGTATAAGTCAACCAATCTTGTTACAAGTTGTTTGGTTGAGCATGAATATCCTAATGGTATTTTTTATTTTGGTGTAGTTTTAACAGGTACTGGTTTTTATTTTTTATTTCAAGCTCAACAAGCTGGTTGGCATGTTGATAGAGTTGAGGCAAACAAATGGTATCATATAGCTATAGTCAGAAGCAGTAATGAATATGACATATTAAGATGTTTTGTTAATGGTATACTTATTATTAATACGAAAACCAATAATACGCTTTCCCTTAGGTCTTATAACCTAGGTATTAATACACGAGGTGATGGTATGGATAACGGAAATTTTATGATGGACGATTTCAGGATAAGTGATATAGCTAGATGGGAGTCAGATTTTGAACCTCCAAAAAGAAAGGGATTATGATCTACCATAATCCCCTACATTCATCCTTACCCACGTATCAACCAAAACCAAAATGAGGTCAGTCCCGGATTCGAACCGGGGTATATGGTTTTGCAGACCACCGACTAAACCACTCATCCAACCGACCGTGACGCGAATATAAAGATTTTATTTGACCAGATAACTTAATTGACCATCTTTTTAACTAACAACTTTCCTTAAAGCCAAATAGTTCTTATTTAACTTCTGGAACCGTAGAGATAATTGTATAGACAAGTATTGTTTTTAGGTGACTCTTGCTGGAAGCCAATAAACAAGGTGGCGGCGTCATGGCGTGGGGCTGGTGGCTGCCTTCCATGGCCGGCCAGGAGCGGAGCGACTCACGACCAACCCTGCCGATTCCCTTTGGCACTTCACGCTTTAGCGCAGAAAAGAAGTAAACATATAGGATCATTATGTTTAAAGATAGTAGTCATCTGCCAAATAAGATCGAATGTAAGGATATAGTAAATATCTCAATAATACAATCATAAAGAGTCTTGAGTGGGATTATTAAGATCTTTATCTGCCAACATACTACTCATTTTTAAATTAATGTTTTTTGGATGTCTACTTTAGATAATAAAAGGCGTTAGCTAACATCATTTCATTAATAGGGTTATTAATTAGAAATTGGTAAGAATTAAATAAAGGAATGCTTTATAATGAGATTTGCTTCAGAAAGAGGCGAAGCTTCTTATTACACATGTCACAAAATGGACAACTGTGTTTCAGCAAGTTATGTTATTAATGAAATAATAATGGTGATATATGGGAAAATTAATTCATCTTATTCTTTTAAAGGTCTTATATTTTGCTTATATTTGAAGTGGACAAAATATGAACAATATGAATTTCGACTTGAATTATATAAGGAAATGCTCTTCTATGATAAAGGAATTTCCGGTGTATACCGAGGCTGAGAAGAAGCAGGTAGATGAGGGGCGTACTTGCATTAAGCTATCTAAAGGTCAGCCTATATATCCGCGTAATTTCAAGAAACGTAGAGATACTTTCGCTGGCGCTGATTATACCACGGCTAATCCTAGGAACATCAGTCCTGATGATATTTATATACCTCCCTACTTTAGGCTTAAGATTATTATGGCTATTATCATCAACTTTGATAGAGCTATAGTGTTTAATAGGATATCTGATAAAGATTTTAAGCTAGGTATGACGTACCGGTTTATCTATGAGTATGTAGGATCGTTTAAGTGTTTTGAGAAGGCTTATAAGATGATATCGATGGTAGTTGATAGCGAGTTGTCGATCATGAGATCAATCGGTGATTATAATTATAAGTGGAATATTCGCAAGGTTTATCCATCATGCTTTGTAGGCAAGGCTAAGTTCAGGTATATTGGCGGCGAGGACAATGCACCTGTAAGTTCAAAGGGGAGGGCTAATAAAGCTAGAAGAGCCGCTGTTGACTACAAAGTTATGATTATGGTGAATATCATAAATACCAGATCTGCGAGTAAGATAAGGAAGATGATTGACTCTGATGGTAGTCTTAAAAACAATGGTAAAAGGTTTGACGGTAGGAATGATAAAGTTCTTTTCAGTATATTCAATAGTCATTTGATTCACGAGGGGTTTAAGGAAGTTAAAACCTCGTCCTTATATAAGTACTTGAAAGAGGCCTTAGATTTTTTAGGTGTAAGTCTATTAGAGTTAAGATCTATTGCTGATAGAGCTATTTCTGACATAGAGGATGGCAAGGAAGGATATGAGCCTGGCCTATGCTCTTATGATGACTGTTTTGATATTAATTCTTTTGTGGAGGATTCGTGATGAGTAGCTTTAGTATCATAAGAGGTGGAGATATGTCCATCGTATTTAACCACGATAATAATATGTTTAATATCCAAGAGCTATCGGATTCCATTGGATGTAAGAATATACTGTCATCTGTCGTAAAAGATCCTTTGAATGGGTCGATGTATGTTATTAAAGAGATATCCGATCAGAAGTGGGGAGATATAGTGGCTTTGGTCAGATTCGGATGTTTGTTGAATAAGTCTCTTGTAAAGGAGATAGTCGTCAAATCTATAAGATTGTGGGTAGATATTTGTGGTATGTCTTACAGCGATATCAAATCATCTACATCCGATCCTATATACAATACGTTCCTTTTTAGCGGCTATATGTCTTTGGCTGGGGATAATCCTGACCTTAAAAAGTTTATTGTATCTCTTAGGAGTAGAATGCTTAGATATGATCTCACATGCTTATGTCTTTATTTAGCTATGTCTATGGCTATCAATGGAGGTATAATTCTAAGCGAGCAGGATCTTCTTGATGCTCTTATCTTATAGCCTCGTTTGTTTTATCGATCAAATTAGTATCTTTGTGAAAAAGATATTAAGATGAATCAGATCAATATCATACCGAAGATAATTCATGATAAGTTCGCCGCTAGGATTATCATGGATGATTACGATATAGAGAAACCTATCGTTATTACTGTCGTGGCTAGACGTAACGATGGTGAGTATAATACCCAGATATTGACATACCCGACATCGGGCGTTGATTATGAGGGTAATGTAAGGATGGTGTTTTTCGATGTCGCTAGGTCTCATGTTTGCCAGATAACATCGGTATTTATCAACGGGCATGAGGTCAAGACATATTATACCGATATCCCGGATCTTGATATGCAAGCCCGTTATGACGATAGCTTGTGCCGGTACGATAAGAAGGTTAATATGAATGATATTAGGCTATCGTTTCAGGTGCTAGAGACACGTGATCCAAAGGTATTGCAGGTATTGGATGAGTCCGAGTGGGGGCTGCTGGAGGACAGGAAGGCGATCATCGAGATCACTACGCCGGGCATGTCCGACCCCGTTACGTTGTTTCTTGGCAAGAATCAGGTCAATACCTTTACCAGCCTAACGCTAGGTCTCAATTGTTTTAATTATGATGATTGCAATGTTAAGTATCTTGATCTTCCAGACGGTATATATGATATTAAGATCATAGGTAGCCCTTCCACTTACAATTTCAGTCGCAAGTATCTTAAGACGGATCTTATACGCAGACGTCTCGACCGGCTATGGATCAAGACTGATGTCTTATGCGAGGACAAGGATAAGGGTCTTATAGACAAGATACAGGAGATGGAGACACTTATGGCCGTAGCCGAGGCGAATGTCAGGTTGGATAACATAAGGGCCGCCCATGAGATTATTGATCGTGTCGGAGAGCTTCTTGAGATGGCTACCAATTGCGTGGATTGTTAAACATAAAAATATTTAGTCGTGGGTTGTAATACTTGTAAGGAAAAGGCGTTAAGGGCCGAGAGAGAAAGGATTGAGAGAAGTATGATGAATCATTCTTCTTCTACCGCTGTTAGCGATATGGAGTACGCTTCTAGAAGCACCGCTGGTTGTATGGTTATGCAAGATCCGTTGCAGACCATGGAACGTGACGTGGTTAGTATATATAAGCAAGTTCGTACCAAGGGTGATGGCGTGGGTGTATCTTATCTTAATATGCAGAAAAAGATCCGTGAATGGATCAAGAACCTGCCGTATGGATGCCCGCCTGACGAGGAGGTACAGGAAATGAGAAAGGAGATTCTGAATGGGCGCTCAGAGCATATCAAACCTTGATAGGACGGATTTATGTAAGTCCGTAGACGAATGGCTGTCCTGCCAATGGGGTAGATATATGAGATACCATAGGTATAGGATCGGTGACAAGCCTGATATATCCTATTGGGGTAAGATAATTCGTCTGCAAAGGTCATTATGTGATAATGATTGCGGGTTATGCCCGGATGAGGTGAGATCGTTAAAGGAACGTGTTAATAAGTTACTGGCATGAGAAAGTATAATTGTTCACATATAACTCCGTCCACTTGCGTACCTTATGAGGGTGATCTTCCGGAGTGGTCAAAGTATAAGGACTCTGATGAGTGCGTTATGATCTCCGACGTGATAGAGGAGATATATGAAGAGCTTACCCGTATTAGGGAGGCTATAGACGTCAGGGATCTTGGCGAGTCTTGCGTGAAGATAAATGGCGATAAGACCGTAGCGAAAGTTCTTTATGCTTTGGAGGATAAGATTTGTAATGGGTAACGAGCCAATGGAGAAAAGTCGACATTGGTGATAATCAGATGTATAGATATTGATTTATGATGTATTACTAGATGTTAAGCTACTGTAAATCAAGTATACAATTTGTAAGGAGTCTTCTAAATAAGTAGGTTAGATAGATACTCTTGTAAGTTGTAAAATATCTTTATGTGTTAGATATAAAAAATAGCCAATTGATTTGTCATAGACGATTCGATTGGCTATTTTTGTATGTCCATCATATCTCACGATGTAATGGACATAGGTTAATTTATTATGAGTGCAAATATAATTATTTCCAATGATTCTATGAATAATAGTAGTAGGATTTTGGCGTTTAAATCCAACGAAAACGGATTATCTACAATATTTAGCTACAATGGTAATGATATAACTTTCAAAACAGAGAACGGTATCACTTATGTGAATGCTACCGAAATGGCGAAGCCGTTTAAAAAGAGACCAAATGATTATTTATCGTTATCTTCTGTAAATGAGTTAATTAATGCCATTACCAGAAAATATGGTAATGCTGATTTTCAGCCTGTTACGATTATCAGGGGTACGGTTAGTCCTGGCACATGGATGTGTGAGGATTTGGCTTTGGATTTCGCTCAGTGGCTTAGTGTTGATTTTAGGTTATGGTGTTTGGATAGAATTAAAGAGCTTCTCACTACAGGCAAATGCGTGATTCCTGATTTTAATGATCCTCCCGCCGCTGCTGAGGCTTGGGCTAAGGAATATCGTGGCAGGGTAGCCGCCGAGAAGCTGGCGTTAGAGGAGAGGGCCAAAGCCGAGGAGATGGCTAAGGTTCTTGAGTCGAAGAAAGAGGATATAAAATTTTCAGAGTCGTTTATCATGTCTGGAGAATCAGATTTGCTGGTAAGGGATTTAGCCAAGAAGCTTGAGCAGAATGATATAATTATAAGCGATAAATGTTTACGAGATTTTCTTGTTAAGATAAAGATAATAGTCAAAAGGGTTAAGGTTAATGGAGATTGGGAGATTACGGCTAATGCTGTAAGGAAAGGGTTTGCTCATTATCGTGATAAGAATATATGCACCGAATCTGGTAAGGTTATATATGCGAGGACTATTTACATAACAGGCAAGGGATATAAATACATATTGTCATCTATAAATGGTAGCAAGAAAAGTGATTTCATATTATGTGGAGGTATGTTTAGGGACTATGGGGTGTTCGCCGGATCGGAGTCATTTAGTCATTGGGATAATTAATTCCATTTTTGCCCAAAAACTGATAATCAGGTAACTGCATATTTGCATTTACGGTTATGTGTCTCATATCGGTAAAATATCTATATTTGCGACAAAGTGAATCACAATGATATACGGTAACAAAGAAATAGTTCGGACGTTCACCAGAAACAACCCGCCTGCCGGGTACGTGGGCGGTTCTGTTGACTACCGGGTCCCGGCCAACGTCTATTTTGGCGATACGCAGGAGGAGGCTGACAACAAGGCTGAAGATGATATCAAAGCCAACGGTCAGGACTACGCCAATACATATGCCGACATAATACCGGCTGTATGGTATAATGATCAGGTATGCGATGAGTTTATCAAGAACAATTGCGTAAGCGGTAAGGGATCCAAGGAGCAGGTATGTATAGAGGAAGGCAGGTTTGTCTCTTACGTATCCAAGAAAGATGCCAATGATAAGGCTAGGGCGGAGCTGGGACGGATCGGGCAGGGAGAGGCCAACTCCGTCGGGGCTTGCTGCGAGGACTGGGCCTCACAGCCTTTTCGTGGCTTGTTTTACAAGAACGATTGCGAGGCTGGCACATCAGGCAAGAAAGGTATTGTATATGAATTACCAGCCGGAGCTGTCATATCCGATATATCCCAGATAGACGCCGATACGTTAGCTTATAGGAAGTTTATGAAAGAAGGTCAGGAGAAGGCTAACGCCGAGGGTAGTTGTTCACCTGTATTCTATAATACGAAGATCGGTGATTGGTTTGAAAAGGTATGTCCGTTCGGATATAAGTCCGGTAAAGTATATTACTCTATCAAAGCCAACAGGTTTAGGTCATGGATATCGGTTGAGGATGCCAACGCCAAGGCTCGTGAGGTCTTGATGGTAGAGGGACAGGAACATGCTGACCTTAATCTTGAGTGCGAGAAATGGATTGAGAATATCGATCAAGAAGATCAGTGTTATTGGTGATAATACCTTTTTTTGTTTTTCCATAATTTATAGATTAGTGCTTGGAGGGGATCGTGTATCTCCTCCATTTTTTTGTATATATATCAATGGTATTAAGTTTATATACTGTGATTCACTTGTTTGTATGTTGAATATATTTTATATTTGCATACCTATCTATTCATCTCGAACCGATAGGTATTATGTTTAATTTAAAATATTGTTCAAAGTTATGAAAAGTAGGGTTGAAATCAAGTCTTCCGACAGGAAATTGATGGGCGTTGTCATACCGGCGCTTAGTGATAATGGTTTTGTTAATATCACTTTAGCCATGAAGGTTTTGTCTGATGATAGGCTTAAAAAGGGGCTGTCTCCCAAGAAGCTTAATGATATCATTAAGTATGATGGGTTTCAGGAAAAATGCAGGGAGATAATTAGTAGGCTGGAAAACAGGGATTTATGTAAGCGGATAAATATCAGCCTACAAAATAAGGCTCTAAATCTTAGCGATTTAAATAAAATGGGATTAGCATGTCGAAAAGGTAAGGGGGATGGTCAAATGTGGTATATGAATCCATATCTTTTTCTCGTGGTAGCCATGGAGATGAGTCCTGAGGTTTGCGCTGATGTTGTAATGTGGTTTGTTGATAATGTTGTAGGGACAAGAAATGCCGCTGGTGATGCTTATATAGAGATGTGCAGTAGTGTATCTTCACTTATAAGTGATAAAAGTAATTTAAAGGAGTTGTTATCAAGGATAGCCAAGGGTATAAATTTCGTCGTGTTTGGCGTGCATGAGGAAGGGATAAGGAATAGAGCTTCTTTTGAAGAATTGGATATGATAGTATCAATAGAAAGGAATATATCTTATGCTATTAAGGCTGGATATATAAAAGATTACAATGGTGTTATAAATGATTTGGGAAGGCAATGGAAAGAAAGATGGGGTAATCCTGTTCTTAAATTGAAGTCTTGATTTTATTTCGTTGTTATAATTCGCAGATATAGGGGATACGAATGTCGTATTCCCTATATTGTTTAATGGAGTGTGTTATCTTGTTATTAAATCAAATCTGTATCTTTGTTGAAAACAATAACATTATTAATATGTGTAGTACAAATGGTTGTTGCCATGATCATTCAAGGGAACGTCCCGAAGAGTGTTGTCATGGCGTTAAGATAGACAGGTTTCTTAACAAATGCCCTAACGATCCTTGTGATCCTTGCGATCGGGATTGTCAGGACGAACCTTGTGTTGGTTATGGATGTCCTATAACCTTGTATGATAAATGTGTCTTATACTCAGGCGATGAGTTGGTGGCGGATGGTATAGAGAAAGGTAATGACATTTCTGTCGTTATAGACTCATTGAGGCGTATTATAGCGTCTAGGGATAAGCAGATAGATTTGTACCATCGTGAGGTTCTGGATTTGAAGAGGATTATAAACGAGCTTGTCAACGCCGGTGGTAGCGGCGGGGATAGCGGAACTGAAGAGGAGGTTTGGTGATGAACGGTTGCAACAAAAAACAATACAGACCTACTGTAGACGACACGAAAGTACCGTGCTCTACGTACATGAGTACCGATTGTATTTACCCAGGTGATAAGGTACGTGTGGAATCATTGGGATTATCCCCTAATTGCGATATGTCCGATACCCTTAACGCTATGATAAAGGCTATACGGGATAGGGATGCCGAGATACTTGAATTAAGAAGAATGATCAATAAATTGATTTGATATGAGAAATAATTGTAATCCATGTAAGCCGGAATATAGACCGGGGAATGAATGTAGTATCTACAGTTCCCAGATCATATATGATGGTCAGTCTTTTCCTGAGGCAGATATCAGGAATGGTGATGGCATGAATAGCGTAATCGAGTCTCTGGTAAGGAAGCTGGTTGCCGTATCTGGCGCCACGGCGTCCATCCAGCGTGACTCGTTCAAGGGTGTTCAGGCTGTCAGATTAAGATACGAGCCGTTGAATGTGCTCAGCGTTACCTATTGTGGTACTATCGTCCCTAATGACGGGTATGTCGTTTCTGGTAGATCCGTTAAGTTTAAGAAGAAATATTGCATGGGTGATGAGTTCACTGATGTTAATATCGTATATACTACATTGAATAGTAATATTTTAAATACTTCGTGCTATGGCTAAGAGAGTGTACGATACGGTCTTGGCTTCTGAGTGTGACGGCTGGGTATGTGGTGAGACCCTCAAGAAGGGATCTCTTCCCGTAGACAGGTTAGAGCTTGACTCTTTTTCAGAGGCTGTCAGGGAGCTTATAGAACGGTTTTTCGAGGAGGGATGGTTGCCGGACATGATCTGCGATCTTGGTTGTGGTGGCGCCAGCGTGTTTGAGATTAAGCCTACTAACTTCGAGTATCCTCCTGAGGGTGGCGAGCAGATTCTGGAGATTATCGTAGGTAAGAGTGATAAATGGACTATAACTCAAGCGGAATGATATGAATAATTTAAAAGATATTCTTGCTAAGATCGAGCAAGGTTCCTCATGGGTGTCCTACGACAAGATTTCCGGTACCGGGCCAGACAAGGTCGCTATTAAGGTAGAGCCGGGATGGATGGGTAGGTTGCCTAGGGAGACTTACGTAGCGGTCGAGAAAGGCAAGGTAACGAAACTCGCTACCATAACCCAGAAGGGCATGGAGCGGGTAAGCGTGGATCCGGCCAATATCATGTTTGACATGGAGGGCGGGACGGCGGTCATCAACGCCAAGCTTAACTCCGCCTCGGTCAAGGCCTCCTGCCTTACTCTTGGTGGTTCGGTGAGCAAGTCTTATATAGTTTCCATGAACGTGAATGGCTTATCCATGAAGGTTCCGGAAGAGGATAGCAGGTATATAGTGTATGCCGATCCTGAGGATCCCGGTGCCACTGATTTGTATGAGGCTAGTTTTGTTATAGCTATGCCTAAGAATATGGATAACGAGCAGCATCATGAGATGTTTGTCTTGAATGGCAAGGTTGTTAATATCAATCAACAGCCTAATGATATACCTTATATTATACTTGATCATGACTTTGATAACGTGACTAGTGAGAACGGTCAGGTCGTTATCGATATCAAGTCCAATACCGAGTATGATATTGAACTGGTATGTTGCACTTGCGGAGATGGCGGCGAGGAACCGGAACCACCCTTTAATGTGGATCCGCAAAGGTTGACGCTTAATAAGGATGGTGATACTCAAATCGTAAGGGTAGAGGCCGGAGATGATGTTTCATGGAGAATAGAGGAGAATTGATATGGCAAGGGAAATAGATAAGAATTGCGTTGAGGGTAATTGCTTTGCCATTAACGACAAGAGCCATGGGGTAGGCGATAATAAGCTTAACATCGTATACAAGGCTAATTACACCGGTCAGATCTGTACGGCTAAGTTCCGTATAACGTCAAAGGACGGTAGTATTGTCAAGGAGTATATGATAGCTCAAGACGCCAAGCCCGTTTATTATAATATCAAGATGGTTCAGCCGTTTACCAAGGACGATTGTTTGGCTAACCAACATGGATCGGTTGTGTTGTATACGGTTGAGGAAAGGACTTACAAATCATTTATCTCACAGGAAGACGCCGATGCCAAGGCTATGGAGGATATAGCCCTAAATGGTCAGGCATACGCCAATGAACATGGTGAGTGTATAACTGACATCTGGTATAACGAGGAGCAAAGGAAAACCTTTATCCGTAACAATTGTGATAAGTTCAGTGATGGTCAGGAATATGTTTACATCGTTCCTGAGGGTAAGTACGTGTCTTCTATCTCTCAAGAGGACGCCGACAGGAAGGCTCTTGAGGATATTGAAAAGAATGGTCAACAACAAGCTAATCTGGAAGGTGAGTGTAAGCCTAAGGAGAATATCTATTATGGTAAGTTTAGCAAGACCTTTACCCGTAACAATTGCGACTCCACTCAATACGGAACGGAAGTGGTTGTTAATGAGACGATGGTTACAGGAGACTTTAGATCCATCGTTTCCCAGGAAGACGCTAATAGCTTAGCTCAAGCCGCTGTAGAGGCTCAGGGTCAGGATATAGCTAATATCAAGGGTAATTGCGAGAAGATACCGGTATTTACTGGATCGTATTCTAAGGTATTCCAGAGAACTAATTGTCCTGAAGGTTCTACGCCTGTTGACTTTACCGTGGATGAGAAGATGTGTACCGGTTATCCGTTCACTTCTACAGTATCACAGGATGCCGCCAATAAGCTGGCGCAGGACGCTGTGGAGGCGCAAGGTCAGGCTATCACCAACGAGCGTGGCGATTGTCAGACTAACGTCTACTATAACGTTAGGATGGAGAAGACAGTCACTAGAAACAATTGCGATGAGTTCCATATCGGTCAACCTTATACTTATGTTGTAGCCGCTGGTAAGTACTTCTCTATTATCTCTCAGGAGGATGCTGACAATAAGGCTAAGGCCGATCTTGAGGCTAACGCCCAACAGCAGGCTAACCTTGAAGGTGAGTGTAAGGAGAAGGTCGTATATCATGGTAAATACAGTAAGGAATTTACCCGTAATAATTGCGATGAGACCCAGTACGGTACTAAGGTTGTTGTAGACGAGACTATGGTGACAGGAGACTTTAGGTCTACCGTGTCTCAGGAGGACGCTAATAACAAGGCTAAGGCCGCTGTTGAGGCTCAAGGTCAGGACGTGGCTAACGTGAAAGGTAAGTGTGAGAAAGTTCCTGTATATACCGGTACTTATACACGTACGTTTACCCGTAACAATTGTGGTACTGGTACTGGTGGAACTTATACGGTAAATGATAGGATGGTTGATGGTTATCCATTTACTTCGACTATATCTCAGGAGGACGCCAACAACAAGGCCAAGGCCGCCGTTGACGCCCAAGGACAGGCTCTTGCCAATATCCACGCCCTTTGTACGTATACCGGCCGTGCTTCCTTGGAGTTCACGAGAAACAACTGTGGTGAGTGCAAGATCGGATCTAAGGTGACGATCACTCAAGATATGGTAGAAGGACACCCATTCCAGTCCAACGACTCACAGACCGCCGCTGACGCTATGGCTATGACCGCTGTACAAGCTCAAGGACAGGCTTTGGCTAATACCAAGGGTACTTGCTCTAACGCTACTATGTATACCGGTAAGGCCAGCTTCGAGTTCACGAAGAGCAATTGTGGCGCTAATCAGGTAGGAGATCCGTTCACCGTGACACAGGACATGGTAGATGGTCATCCGTTCCAGTCTTGCGTATCTCAAGATGAGGCTAATTTAGTGGCTATGGCCGCTGTAATGAATCAAGGCCAGAAGATAGCCGATGAGCAAGGCACTTGTCATGAGGCTCCTAAATATACCGGTCATTATAGCGAGGCGTTCGAGAAGAATAACTGTCCGTCCGGTCTTATCCCGTCTTCAGTTACCGTTACTGAGGCCGATGTAACCGGAGGTCCATTCTACTCATACGAGAGCCAGTTCGCCGCTGACGAGCTTGCTAAGGCCGCTGTCAAGGCGCAAGGTCAGGCCATAGCCAACGATCGTGGTACTTGTGATGAGTTGAAGATATATGTCGGTAATTATAGTAAGGAGTTCACTCCTAAGTGTCCTACTTGCCAGTACGCTGATCCTATTACCGTAACCCCGGATCTTATGGGACAGTTCTTCACCTCTACCCGTTCACAAGAGGAGGCTGACGCTTTGGCTAAGGCCTACATCGATAGGATGGGTCAGGCGTTCGTTAACAAGAACTATGATGACACGTGTCATACTAAGGATGAGCAACCGGTATGGGAGACTATAGAGACCGTATGTAAGGACTGTATCTCTCAATTACATCAACGTAACACCAATACCTGTTATACTGATCCTGATAATCAAGAGCGGTATATAGCTGGTGGTAATAATACATGTTTCTGGTTTGGTACGGCATCCAAGGCCTTTACCCGTCAATGTGCGGATGGTGGAGTTGGAAGCTCTGTTACCGTAACTCAGAATGATGTTACGGATCCAAGTCCTAGCTCTGATGGTAAGTTTAAGTCATGTGTATCCCAAGCTGACGCTAACGCCAAGGCATTGGCCGCCGTGAACTCTCAGGGTCAGGCCGTGGCTAACTCGAAGGGTACTTGTACTTGGACAGGAAGCTATACCGGACAGGTTAGGAAGAACAATTGCGCTGACGGCGGCGTGGGCGACATGGTATCCGTAAGTAGCAGCAAGCTTCCGGGACACCCGTACACCTCCACCGTTTCCTTGGCTGACGCCAACAAGAAGGCTGAGAACGCGGTTCGTGGATCTGATGGTCAGGCTTACGCCAATAAGAACGGAGGATGTACATGGACTTACGTGGCAAGCCGTGACTTCTATAAGAACAACTGCGCCGAAGGCGGGGTAGGCCAGAGGATAACGGTGACCTCCACGCAAGCCAACGGCGGCACGGCTATCACCAGCAAGGTTTCTTTGGCGGATGCAAGGAGCAAGGCAGAGCAGATCCTAGACCAGAAGGGGCAGGATTACGCCAACCAGCATGGCACCTGCGTATGGACCGGTACCGGAAGCGCTACGTTCTACAAGAACAATTGCGGTAGCTGTAAGCAAGGTATCGCGTTGTCCGTGCCTTATAGCGCCCTTGGATTGGCTGATATCACGTCAACGGTATCCCAAGCTGACGCCAACAAGAAGGTTCAAGACGCGTTTAAGAACGATACGGCTACCAAGAACGCCGCTCAGGCATACGCTAACAAGAACGGAAACTGTGAGGATACTCCTCCAAGCTGGTCAGGATGGAGCTATGATGGCGGAAACTATTGCTCAGGTGGTGATGTTTGGGCTAGGTATAGAAGGACGGATAGCACAGGGTGCCATTCCGACGAGACGGAGAACAGGCTCCATGAGTCTTGTGACTGTGGATGCTCCGGCGGATCTTGCGATAGCTGTTGTGATCCTAATTCTTGGAGTAGAATAGGAGAGGCTGAGTGTAGATCTGGCGAAAGTGTAGCTTTATACAGAAATGATTGTGGAAGAGAGGAATATCTAAGCTATGGATCTGCTTGCTGTAATACGATCGGTTTCCAAGGAGGATCTGCTACTAGTAGGAATTGTCCATCTGATAGACCTTGTGGAGTAACGATCTCCTATCCGGATGTACCTTCTGGATCTATATGCGCTTCTAGCACGTCTTCCGCCAACGCTCAGGCTAGCGATAAGATAGAGAGTCTTAGATCTCAAGCTCAGGCATTAGCGGATGCGGGTTGCAGTGGAAGAGTATGTAATGATTATGTAGAGGCTACTGCTACCAAGCAAGGTTGTCCGTCAGGATGTACGGCTCCGAAGGCTTCCGCTTACTGGGTTTCTGGCGGAAACAATGGCGCTTGGTGTGAGTGTAACGGTGATAAGGCCGCACTTACCGCCGCGGCACAGGCTGACGCACAGAGACTAGCGCAGGAAAAAGCCAACGCTATGGAGTGCGATTGCCCCAAAACATGGAGCGCCGACGCTATGCTGAGCGGTGATCCTTGTAATGGTCTGTCTGGTTCCACATCTACATTAAGGTGCTCCTATGAAGTGTCTTACAATAATCAATGTGGATCATCTAAATCAATAACCGTAACTGTTACTGGCAGGAATGATCATGGGCAAACTGTTACGGCTGGAAGTACTACCGTAAGTATACCTACTGGGTCTGGTAAAAAAACCGGTGTCATAGGTTTTGATTCAGGAGTACAATGTGGGTCTATAAGTGTTTCTGGAGGAGGATCTGGGAACTGTTAAGATTTTGATGTATAACAAAAAAAAGGAGAGGCTAATAAGTCTCTCCTTTTTATTAAAAACCATAACAGCAGTGATTGTCAACAATTACCTGAATCATGACCAGAGATTGTTACATCTCCACATACCACTTCTCGGCTAAAATATACACTTCCACTCTTGGTTCCGGATCCTGCGGGAATTGTAAAGCTAGCGCTATTGACCTGCTCTTCTCCGTTTTGTGTATATCCTATACCACTCACAGAACCAGATATAGATCTACCACATTGATTATTATACGTAATCGTAAATCCTCTTGATGTGACAAGTTGTTCATGGCTCATGCAATCATTATTCATAGATACCGACCATGACCACGTCTTTGTTGGCTCCACGCAATCGCACTCCATAGCGTTGGCTTTTTCCTGCGCTAGTCTCTGTGCGTCAGCCTGTGCCGCGGCGGTAAGTTGGTAGTTTCATCAACCTTGTTTATTCTATTTTCGATAGAAATGACTAATATTGTATCACTAATATTAAAAAAGTAAGATTATGGCATGTGCTAAGAAAAAGAAGATGGCAGAAGGAGGCAAAGTCTCCGAGAAAAAGAAACCTCAACTGAAATGTGGAGGCAAGGTTAAGAAAAAGAAGTATTGACATACTCCCATCACTAAAGCAAATGGGATTCTTGGATACAAACGCAAGAAACCCCGATATTACTATCGCTGGAATTACTCTTGCTCTCCAATTCGGAAATGCCCTTCCGAAGTATATTACGGGCCGCAAGAACATCACGGTCGTTGATAGACTCGCATTTTGGACAACACCATGTGCGATCTCTCAACGACAAGTTTTTATTAACAAACCCGCATTCACAAGTTTTTGAGGAAGGATACCATTTGTCAATCTTATGCACTGTTACTCCATGCTTTGAAGCAACATGCTCAAGTTTGTTAATAAAAGAAGAATGACTGAGATCGGAAATCTTCTTTCCCCACAAACGTTTCATTCCTTCAATGTTTAGATCTTCAATGAAAATATAATCATACTGTTTGCATAATTCATGAGCTAATTTCCATTGAAAATCTGATCGAAGATCGTTTATTTTACGATACGCTTGTTGAAGTTCAAACAGTCTTCTTTTTCTATTATTGGATCCTTTCTTCGCATTAGAAAACTTTCTATTTAGTTTTCTGATCTTGTTTTGATATTGCTTGAAGAATAATGGAGACCCAATTTTGTTACCATCACTTTTAGTTAGGTAAGTTTTCAGACCAAAATCCAATCCTACAGATGCACCATCATATGTCTTTCTGTAAGAGTTTGCAGGATTGTAATCTGTAACTATAATCAAACTAAAACGATAGCAGGTTTCTCTGACTATTCTTATTTGTTTAACATTACCTTCATATGCTCTACTGTATGAAAACTTAAAACGTTTCTTTCCTTTGTTGATTGTGAGAATATTACCATTTAGAGTAAACCCTCCTTGTTTAAAAACAAAAGAGTTGAAACAATCTGATCTTTTAAACTTAGGTGGTCTCTTTGATTTTCTTTTAAAGAAACGATTATAAGATTCATCAAGACGTTCAAGTATTTCTTGTGTTGTTTGAGAATGAAGAAGATTTCTTTTAATTCTTTTAGCAAAATGCTTCTTCATTTTACCAATTGAGATATATTTCCCAAACAGTTTGTAGTATCTACGTTGTAGAGCTAAAGCATGATTCCATACAAAACAACATTCACGAAGCATTTTATCAAGATACTTCGTTTTCTTGGATCTATATATATTATATTTGTAGGAAATCATTTTTTTATTTGTAATTTTGATTCAAAATTAATCAAACCAATTCATCCACCTTCTAAAGTATGGTGGTTTTGTTGGTTAAATAATCATAACCGGAGGGGTATATCCCCTCCTTAGTATTTCATGCATGAAAAATTCAGAATTTGTATCTAGGATCATAAATGATATGAACTCCATCAATAAGGACGCTCATGTCAGTAGAAGATGGATATTATCTATAGGAAGGCAGAAGGCAAGATCATATATAGCCCAGAAGTATGCCGATGGAACCTTATTTGGCGAGGAATCACTGTACACTCATATCAATTGCATGGAGATGGAGAGAGTCCGAAAGATTGATTGTTGTTTTGATGAGTTTAAATTGTGCAGGATACTTATGAGATCCAAGAAAAGATTGCCCGATATGATATATACCCGTATAGGACCTGCTATCATCAAAGTATCAAACATCATGGATGATATTATATTTACCTCCATATCGTTAAGAAAATACGCTAACAACAAGGAACGTAAATACGGGAATATAGATCAATACTATTATTATGTCAATGATGGATATATCTATATACCAGATATTAACATAGAGGCTATAAATGTTGATCTTATAACTCTCGACAGAAAAGCGGCGTTAGAGCTAGGGGGATGTGGAGCTGAAAAAGATAAGCCATGTACATCTCAATGGGATTATGATTTCATATGCCCAGACAAACTTCTTGAATATGTGGTTTCCGAAACATTAAGGGAAACTGTAACCAAATTGCAGATCTCTACGGATGAGAACCCGGATATGGATATTAATAAGAAAACACAAAAAATTCAATAACATGAATCTAATAAGATCAATAATCAATTTCTTTGGTTTCAATGACGCCATAGTTGACGGTATAGGCGAAAGAGGGATGAGAGACAGCTCTATTATAAGATATAATGAGGTGCACGATATGTATGACAAGATTATAAAAGATCTGGGAGATATGTCGGCTTACGTATCCAAGGGTTATATCTATGATAAGATAAAGGAAAGAACGGGATTAAGTACCAGACATATTAGTAGGATATTGAATCATACTAGGAGGAAAGATCTTAGATTCATCTAATCGTAACAAAAAGGAGAGACTATATAAGCCTCTCCTTTTTTTATTGTCAACAAGATCCACTCCCTTGACCATCCTCATAATAAGCATAAGCTCCAGATGATATCCCGTAGTTGGTTGTTGTAGAATCAGAGAAAGTTCCTGATCCGGAAGGAATAGGGACTATTCTTGTCTCATACTCCCATTGACCATTCGTTTTTTGTATCCTATAGTCATCCTAGACGTCTTTTCCGATCCACATGGATTATTATATTGTATGGTGTAATTTATCGTCCTCCCGCTTCCGCTAGACGTCGTTACACTAGCGCTCCATGTTTTGGGGCAATCGCACTCCATAGCGTTGGCTTTTTCCTGCGCTAGTCTCTGTGCGTCAGCCTGTGCCGCGGCGGTAAGTGCGGCCTTATCACCGTTACACTCACACCAAAACTTATCAAATATTTCTTGAATAAGGATGAAATTATTATATTTGCGACATGAAAACAAAGTCATTTAAAATACTTGATCAATACTTTCTTCGATTCTATAGATCTATTATGTCTAAGAACGGGAAAAGGAGGAAGCATACGATCGTGGATAAGAATGATATCCTTGAGTGCCAGTCGTTGATCTGGAAAGTCATACGTGATAGGTATCTGGAGGATGAGGGAGGGGTTTATATAAACAACATCGGTTATCTATGTCATAAGATTAATCCTAACCGCAAGATATATCTGAATAAACTTACCGGTACTATTAATAGGCGTGGGACGGGTGGATATTCTTACGTCCATACGTGTATGGATTTTATGCCTAGGAATAAGTATTTTCATCTATATATCTCTCCGGCCTTGAATAAGGAATGTAGGTTGGCTATGGAATCAGGTAGGAGATATAAGTTCTTGTATCGGGAGGTTGAGTCGGAGAGTAAGGTATTTGGAGTTAAATGGGTTTATAAGCTGTAGAAGTTTTTGTGATCCAGTTAGCCCGTGAGGGTAGACTGGATTTTTTTTGTATCACGGATTCAAATACATATCTTTGTGCAAAAGACTTAAATATGACTATAAAAGGGCTATTGGCCGAGATCAAGGCCGATTTACATAAATACGATGATAGCGGGGCTATAGATACCTCGTCTGTTTATAGGTGGGCTGAGATCGCCTTGAAAAGGTTCGGGGGTGTTATAGCGGTCATGTCAGAGGCGGTTGTCAAGACCAGTAATAAACAGGCGGTATTGCCTTCCGATTTTTTCGACATGCTTGACGCCTATAGGTGTGAGCCTCTGGTTTGCGAGATACCGGGCGGCGACAAGGCTAAGGCTGACCTCCAACACGAGATCGGCTGGGTCGAGCGCACCGAGCGTGGGTTCCGTTGGAACTCCTGCACCGAGTGCTGTAAGGAGGAGTTTGAGAAGACGATCACGGAGAAGATATATATCGGGTCTCACGAGGTTCGATTTCATTACCATCATCCCGTAAGGTTATCCATAGGTCGTGGGTTGAGGCGTGATTGCGCCGCCGACAAATATCGGGATAAGTACGATTGGGATAATTATGATATAACTATATCTGGCAATACTATGTATACCGGGTTTGATGGATTTATTTATATCATATATCGTGCTACGCCTAAGGATGATGACGGTCTCCCATATATACCTGAAACGGCGTTAGGATACCTTGAGGATTATGTCGAGACGTATATTAAGATGAAGATCTTTGAGAACGCTGCTGTGAATGGCTTGATGCAGGGTGCTGGTGACGCTTATAAATTATATGCTCAGCAGGAGCCGGGCAAGTTCGCTAGGGCTATGAAGGAGCTTAAGATGTCGATGATTACATTAAATGATTATCGGGAGCTGGCTGAAGATAACAGGAGGAGGATGTTGTCTTATGGGCGTATGTGGCCCAACGCTTTTGATAAGTATATTAAATTGATTTAACAAAATACGATGATATGGCTGATTGGATACATTTAGATAAGACAAGTGGTACCGGCCCTGCTGAGGTTAGGGTTACCGCTGATATCAATGAGACTGGAGAGATACGTCAGGCTACGTACAAGGTTATAAAAGAAGGTACCAAGGAGGAGAAGACGTTCGTGTGCAGGCAGGAGTCCGTCCCGGTGGTGATCATCCCGGAGTTCGATTACCTTGTGCTTAGGTATATCTGGGCTGACGAGGACGGCATTGACTTTGACACGGCTACCGGTTTCGATAACACCGGCCTCCCGGACGTTGACGGCAAGCTGGTTGGTTGGAGTAAACAGTATCAGACCACGCAGGAACGGGTAGGTGATTATCTTATCCATGGCGGTGATAACATGGAATCAGGTAATGAGGCTGCCTTGATCCAGATGGGGCCGTTGTTGGATGGTGATAATTACGATAAATTACCTCTTGAGATCAGATGCAGTATATACGGTAACTGGTATGGTGGTCGTGAGAAAGGTGATGTCACTATCAGGTTCACAGCATATAAGGGCGGTTCTATGGAGAAACGTGGATATGATTTTGTCAATATCGGAGGCGAGGAGGTTTATACCGGTGATGCCCCTACCAACGTATCCGCTCATGGTGAGGATAATTGGCAAAATATAAAGACCTTGTATTCTAAGGTAGGTACGATGATCTATAACAAGGAATCTCGTGACTGTATTGTAAGAATAGGTGAATAGATTTTTCTTCATAATATAAACACATCGGCTCTCTTGTTCGTGAGGATAGGAGAGTTTTTTTTATTTTTTTTAATCCTTCACTTATGACATATTTGATCTTTTATTGCGTGGGAATAATCTAGCTTTGCCGAAAACTAGGATCATGATAACTTTAAATGATGTAAATAACGAACTCCATGTCCGGTTATATATACTGGAGGTGCTTAAGGATTATATAAGAGATGATGATTTCGATGGCCTTGTAGATAAGGCGTTGGATTTTGTCATGGAAGGCGCTTCTATGCCTAAGGCTCCGACCAAGGATACCACCATGAGTGACATATCAAAGAGCGTTTTGGCCTTGGTAGCGGGTGCTGGATTAGATGAGAGGTTAAGCAAAAGCTCTTTAGAGTTAGCTTACGATAGGTGTAAGATGAGGTACGTATTCGATCCTCGAAATCGGGATATACACGGTGTGATCGTAGGTTATTCCAATGACTTTAATAGTCTGGTAGCTGTGTGTGATGAGGGATCGAAGAAAGGAGTGGATAAAGGATCTAATGATTTTGTGGATGTCAATGAGAGATACGTGACTAACGGGTTCTTCTACATATCCGTAGAGGACGCCGACAAGCAATCAAGCTACATGGGGAAAAATCTATAATTATTATGTTTTTGTATTTTCATTAAGGGTAAACGTTGCAAAGTGTTTAGTCTTCCTCCTGACTTGTGAAAGTTAGGGGGATTTTTTATATTCGCGTGATTTGAATATTTTCGCATAATACGTATGGTTTTTACTTAGATCCGGCGTGTAAGTGATTATCCGTCGGATTTGTTATCTTTGCGAAAAACATAACATCGTGCAGAACAATTCTAACATAGCGGTTCCCGACTCCGGGATGAACAGGGATAAGCATCCACAGGATCTATCCCCGTCTGAGTACAGCTTTGCCTTGAACGCTACCATAGAGGGTGACGATGGAAGCCAGCTTAAGATCCAGAACGAGCCTAGTACCCTTTTATGTAAGCGATTTGATGGCTATAAGGTTATTGGGTATAAGAATGACATAGCTGGTGATAATACTTATTTCTTTCTATCTAATCCGGATGATAATACGTCTAAGATCACATTCATGCGGTCATTGGATTATATCAAGACCGTGGAGGATCAGCTAGCTGGATCGGGGAAGGACATCCATCGTATTCTTGGCGAGAGGCTTGAGGAGTCGGATGGTCGTTTTGATGAGATATGTGATTTGATGGAGGTCTTGATAGAGGACTGGGTTGATGACCCTTGTCTTAATTTCTCCATTCATCATCCGATCTTCGATATAGAGATCAAGGACGAGAAATGCGGGAAGGTGATATACTGGACCGATGGATATAATCCTCAGCGATATGTTATGGTCGATAAGGCCCTTAACCCGGATGATGATGGTGACTTTTGGTATCATTACCATGGGTATAAGACATGTGGGGATGACAAACCAATAGAGAGGTGTAGGCTGGCCTGCGAGAAGCTGCTGGTGTTCCCGTTGCTGACGGCCCCGTGCGTGGAGCCTGAGGTCGTGGAGTTCGGGGGGAGCCTGCGTGCCGGGACCTACCAGTTCTGCGTGGCGTTGTGCGATGAGTTCGGGATTGAGAAGACTGGATATTGCTCATTGACCAACCCAATCATGTTATTCGATCGTCAAGATATGGTTATCCGCGATGGTTTATGGGGTAAGTCAACCAACATGGGTATCCGCCTTACCGTGTCCAATATAGATAAGCAGGTATCTCATTATAAGATAGGTGTTATACAGAACACGGTTGGGTTTAATGGTGAGCAAAGCCCGGTTCTTGAGTATTTCATAGAAGGTATACATCCGATAACGGAAAGGACTATCTATTATCTTACGGATCAATATAGCGAGCGTACGACCATGGAGAAGTTATCCAAGGAAATACCGGTATATAAGACAGCCAGAGGCATGACGTCTGTCGGGAATCGTCTTCTTCAATACGGATTGACCGTGGAGAATGAATGGAATCTTCAACCGGTCGTTAATTTCTTGGGTCATTTCGTTAAATGGCAGACATCGATAGCCACGGAGAATCTGTATAAAGACGGTGTGGCTTGCTCTAAATACGCCTCTTTCATGCGTGACGAGGTATATCCGTTGGGTATAAGGTTCTTTACCAATACAGGATACAGGACAGCTAGATTCCCGCTCATCCCTCGTCCGGCCACAAGGGAGGAGATGGAGGTTATCGTTGATGAGGACGGTAACTCTGATGACCTGTCGGCTGCGTCGGTGCTGGAGAACAACCCGCAGTGCGCGGGGAACAGCCGCCGTCATCTTTGGCAGTTTAAGAATACGGCAAAGATCATAAACGACCCATCTTGGGGATTTGATGATTTTGGAGGAGAATGTAAGAATCAGTTAGATGTCAAGCAGCTCAGATATGTAGAGCAGGAATATGCCACGGTAGGAGAGACCCAATTCGTTATCAATACGATGGGGGAAGATGTTACGGTAGATGATGCTATTGATTATATCGCTGATAATATAGAGAACCTGTGTGATATCATAGAATCTAATGTAGGTATTACTGACGAGTTATGCGCTGCTATATCATTGCCGGAGGATCAAGACGGTATAAAGGCTCCCGATTTCCCTAGTGGATGTGATGATATCGAGAGGATAGAGACCAGGACTATATTGGATAAAAACTCTTTGGTGGATTCTAGGATTGATTTTACGTATAAGCTGGCTAGTGATTATACGGAGACCGAGCCTACCACCTTAATACAAAGTAACGCCGAGTCACAAAGGAAATTCTCTGTATTGTGTGATTTCGATAATTACTCCAGTGGAGGTAAGAATATCATAGATCTGGTTCAGGAATGGTTGGATGGTCAGGATGAGGATAAATTCCCGTCTGATATAGACTCCTCCGCCTTGGTCTTGTGTCAGGATATGTCTAATGTTCGGCAGTTATATGATGAGGGTATATGTACTAATGGGTGTTCGGTAGGTGATCCTCACGTGAATCCTACTATTAACGATGTTCAACTTCCTACATTCCAAGGGGGTAGGTCATTGGGTAAGTGCACATATTTGTATCAATATCCCGGATGGGAAGGAAAGAAGCATACGGAGACGATGCTTGATCAGTTAATGGATACGATGGAGGCTTATTTTCCCCAATATGAGAGTCAGTTTGGTATCGAGAACGCCATGTGTCTTTTTGGCGATGGTGATAATTCTAAGTTTAATACCGGTATAACTACTGACTGGGAAGGTCGTGTGTCTGTGCAGAATGATATTGACGCCAAGACCAATTGGTTCGGTAGAAGCAACTTGACTTATTTCAAGTTCTATCCACATGTATCCTCATACGCCAGATGGGTGGAGTTGGATTACGAGAAATACATAAGTGGTTTATCCGATCCTGATAACGGTATTATGTATATAGAGATGATGGGTAACTATAATTATCCGATCGGCGACTCATCATCATACAATAAGGTTCGTATAACGTTTTTCTCGGACAAGGAAGGTACCGTGGCTCCTAATCCTTTGGCTAATGATGCCAAGAAAGGTGTTATAGTGAATTACGTGGATCATAAGATATTTATGATGCCAAAGTACTTGTTCTGGAATGATGACAAGACTACTTTCCATAAGATATATGTTTGCATCGAGCCTGCGGTATGCGTGTTCTTCACCGGTTTCGCCATGAGGCAGGACATGAAGGAGCTTGCCGGATTCTATACGGCCGGCACCGCCATCTTCCCCGCCCCGTTCTGTTTTGGCATTCGGCCGCTGGAGGTGAAATACGTGTTCTTCTTCACGAAAGAATTGAAATTAAGGAGATTTGTTACCTATGAGGCGAAATGTGTCTCATGTGGAGATAAACCCGCTGACTGCGCTCCCAGACCATATCAGTATGGTGATTTCGGATATTGGGAGTCTACTAATAAGTACCCGGCTAATTTTGAGTTGTATGATTCAAGTAAGATCGGGATATCATCGGGAGGATCAAAGAGGAAGGACATAATAGATTCTTTGACGAAATACTATGGGTCTCCTAAATCAGTTGGGGGTAAGTCTTATTTCACCGGTAATGGGGGTAACGCTGAGTACCCCAATACGTCAACCACGTTTTGTCAGAAACCTATACGTCATTACAAGTTTCCGGATAACTCTGTCGCTCCTTTTATGGGTAATCCGTCTCAACTGACCGGTCAATATGGAGTTGACTCCTATATTTATCCTATGGGGGTGATGCTTGATGACGATATCGTTAATGAGTTTCTGGATATAGCGGTAGAGAACGGTCTTATAGATAAGGCTAGAAGAGATTCTATAATAGGATATGAGTTGTATAGGGGCGATAGGACGTTGGATAAGAGCGTTATCGGGACCGGTCTGGCTTATGATATGTTTAAGTACGATGATCCCGACGGATCGGCTAACCTTTATCCTAATTACCCTTACAACGATTTGTCTGATGATATGTATATCTATAAGGATATTAATCGTGAGAAATTTATAACGCATCCGTTTAACAGGAAGGGTAATATCTGGTATTCATTCTTAAGTCCTGATATTGCCTTTAACAAGCCTGACGCTCCCACCGAGTGCCTTGTTGATGGTTATCAATTAGGTAAATCCTCCGGTATATTCAGGGAGGTGGAGGATCACCCTAAATGGACGATATTAGGGAGTAAGGCTTACAGTATGGCAACATCATTGGCTACGGTGGAGGCTATGGCTAATTTAATATCCGCTATAGCTGAGTATACATATCAGTCGGCTTCACAGCAATATGTCGGTGGAGGTGTGTTCTTTTTAGCCAACCCTGTCGGCATAGCGCTGACGGCTATCCGTCTGGCTACAGGTATCGCCAAGGCCACAGCCCAGTCCGTGGTGGATATAGGCAAGTATAGGTATCAGTGGTTAACGGCATTGATAGATAGGGGACCTAGACGGAACTATGCTTATTACTATACTTCTGTCGCTCATTATAATTTATTTTACCAAAAAATAGGGGAGTCAGAGTTACGTGGATTGTCAACGGCTAAATATATCAAGAGCGGGTTATATCCGGTAACAGATATCTCTTCGCAAGGGGAGACCGTAGGCGGTAAGCCTATTATCATAAACAACCTCGATCGTGAGCATTCATTGTTCATGTCATTTGGTATGGATAAGTATATGCTTGAATATCCGGAGTTGGTTTCAAGTTACGATACCAGCCGTATTCAGGATGAGTGTAATATTCGTAACGATGAGGTGGCTGGTATGACGCCTCATTTTATGACACGTGAATCTTTCGTATCCTGCCCTTATATGAGGATAAAGAAATATTCTCCGGCTCAATACGGGCAGATAGAGGATATCAGGTGGGTATCGTTAGGTGGTTGCGGGTTGATGGATGAGGATAAGCGTAAACCTGTTTTTGGAGGAGATGTGTTTATATCAAGGTTCTCGCTTAAGAGGAAGATGCCTATGTTTTACTTGACTCAGTTTGGTCAGGGAGACATGATACCATTCCCTTATTACGATTATCGGAACATCGGATATCCCCGTTATTTCGTTAATTACGATACCGGGGAGGATTATCTTAACAAGACCGATACGGATACCGGATCGCTATACTCTTTCCCTAGCCGGAAGAGCGCTTATGAGATGGTTTGCAAGACCGGAGATATGTATCTTAGCGGTCGTTTCTTCCTATACTTCTATGGTATACCTCAGTTCCTCGTGGAGTCTGAGATCAATTGCAATTTCCGTATAGCCGGGCCTGAGCCTTACGAGGGGTTTTATCCGGAGGTAGGGGATTATATATCATGGACTCAAGAGCGTAATGTCCCTATATCAAGGGATAATGTGTTTAAGATGAGTCCTGTGTATAAGAATCGTTTTACGCTAGGCGGAAGGTCATTACCAGAGACATATGATAGCAATTTTTGGGACTGCGCCTACCAAAGACCCAACGGCGTCATATGGAGCACCGCCGACGTGTCGGAGAACGGTATGACCGATCCTTGGCTGTCGTACAAGCCTATGGATTACCATGAGTTCAAGACCTCGTTCGGGAAACTTATAAGCATGAAAGGGATAGAGTCGGATCAGATACTGGCTCGCTTCGAGAATCAGGTAGGGTTATATAACGCCATAGACGTATTGGCGGAGAGAATATCCCCGGAGAATAGCGAGCTAGGGACAGGTGGTCTTTTCGCCTCTCGTGGTATCGAGTATAATAATACGACGTTAGGATATTCCGGGACCCAGAGTCGGGATATGATCAGTTGCGAGTTTGGGCATTTTTGGGTCGATTTAAGGCGTGGTCAGGTGTTTAAGGTAGATTCTAATGGTAGGAATCTTACGGAGGTCACACCGGGGCTTAGGAACTGGTTTAAGGAACATCTTCAGATGAAGATCATCCGTAGCCGGATATATAACGCTGATACGGACGCTGAGTTGTCTTATTATGATATCGATAACAAGTTCTTTGGTATAGGGCTGTCTATGGGCTGGGATAATCGTTTCAAGAGGGTATTGATAACCAAGAAGGATTATATACCGGTAGGGAATCCAAGCGAGTACCAATTCCGTGGCGGCCGGTTCTACAGGAACGGGCAGGCGGTGGAGCTACAGGACGCCAGCCATTTCACGGACGTCTCGTTCACCGTTGGATATAACTGCCTGAAGGGTGAGTGGAAATCATATTTGTCCTACACCCCTGACTATTATATCGAGCACCAGCATTATTTCCAGTCTGGTAAGAATTACTCTAACGACGATCGTGAGATAGGATTATGGTCGCATGGTCTAACCAACCAATCTTATCAAGTATTCTACGGTAAGTTATATCCGTTCGTCATAGAGGTACCTGTCCGTGAGCAGTATGTGAATAAGATCCTCACGAACTACCAATATCGGATGGATGCCAGAAGGTATCAGGACGAGGTTAATTATCAGGTTAGAAGAACAACTGGATTTAATAAGGCATGGTTTTATAATGATACCAACAACAGTGGAGAGCTTAGGATGGTTATCGCCGACAAGAACGATATGAGCCAGCGGTTAAGGTATCCTGTAACCAATGACGATAGCCGTGAGATACTGGTGACGGAAGTGGATCAGAAGATCAACATCAACGACTACTTCAACGAGGTTAAGGACGATACTAATAACCTCCCGGTATGGATCAAGGATGTGAATGACATTGACCGGAAGATCGACCCTAGGGCTGTCGATTATCATCGGAGGTGGCGGGATCGTCTTCGTGGCGATTGGTTCTTGGCTAGGTTCGTGAATGACATTGAGAGTCGGTTCAAGATGATAGTTCGTTGGTTTAGCAATGAGGAGAAAGTTTATTGATTTATTAACATATAGGGGGGGGGGTATTTTGCCGCCTCTCCCTTGTATATTAAAACGATATGGAAGATTTTATTGGTAAGTACGATGGTAATCAAATAGACAGTAGACTTGATAAGGTCAAGGATATGGTTGGCGCCACGGCGTCCGGGGCTGGCGCTGCGGGATTGGTGCCGGCTCCTGCTAAGGGGGATGAGGGTAGGTTCCTTTGTGGTGATGGTACGTGGAAGGACGCAGTAGCTAAAAGTGATGATGAGGATGCTTTTTTAGCTATCATCTTACAGCTTGTAGGAGATCAATCTACTACTTTGCCTCAATCTCAATATAATACTATAAAGTCGTTGTTTGATGGTAGTTCTACGTCCAATGTCAGGATGATAAGACCTAACAATTCTTTTGTGGAAGCGTTAGGTGGCGTGAATATTAATGATTTGATGGTTTTTAATGATCAAATGAATGATTGTATCACTATTTACATCAGCGGTTCAAATACCATTCTTGGTATGGGCTTTATGGATATATCTATCTCTGTTTATCCTAATCTAAGTGTTGGATATATTCATTCTAATTTAAATGTTGCTGCATCAGATGATTCCGAGATAGTTCTTGTAAATTCTTTGAAAAATACTGAAGAGGATATAGATTTTGATAATCAACTTCATCTTAAGATGAAAGGTAAGGGTGATAAGGCCTTGATGGATGATGGAACTTATAAGGAGATAGGTTCTTCTGGAGTGGATATCTCAAGTTATATTTTAAAAGGAATTGATTTTAAGAAAAATACTACCAAGGAAGGTTTTGACAAGATAAAAAGCTGTGTTATTAATAAACAGCATATGTATCTGTATTTTTATAATGCTGTAGGTGATAATGAGGCTTCTTTCTATGCCGATGTTATCGCTGGTGCTTTATATGGAAGTTTAAATTTGTGTGTATATGATTTTAGTAGTTCGAAGATTGTTAATGTTGATATAAAATCACAAGATTATAGCATAACTGTTAATACGCAATGATATGGTGAAAAATAGATCTGCTGTTAGTAAATCAAGTAAGTGCCCTAAATCGGGGTGTATAAAGAAAGTCGGAAGTGATTGGAGAGTGGTTAGTAACAAGACCGGAAAGTTATGGCCGGCGAAGTACAAGTCGAGGGATTCGGCCAAGAAAGCTCTGGCGGCTTATCATATGCATTGAGGGTGTAGGAGGGTAGGTGATATGAATCATGTACCCGCCTATTGTTTTATCCTGCATCCGATTATGTATATCTTTGTAGAAAACGTGATTTATGGCTAAGAAAAATAAACCAAAAGAAATTCCTTCATGGATAAAGGATTTATATAAGGAGGATCTTGATCGTGTCGTAAGAGGCGAGCGTCCCATGTATTTTAGGGGTATGAATGATGGTCCTTTAAAGAACGTATCCCCGGAGTTTGATGTCCTTAGCGGAGGAGCCGCAGTTAAAGGTATGAATGGGATAAGAGGTACGTTGTCCCCGTTGAATAACGGTATGGGTAATTATAATTTCAGCATCAGGGGTATAAATAAGAAGATAGGCGAGCCGGTTGACGAGGCGGGGTTATATTTGCCTGAGAAATTAAGACCTATATATCAGACTGTGGTGGACGCTATGTCGAGATCCAAAGATAAGGGGTTGGGTCATATCACGCAGCCGTTGGCCAACGCTCTGTACCCTGCGGACGAGCGGCGGAACCGGCGTCTGGACGGGGAGCATCCCGTTGGTTATGTGGATGCCATAGACGGCATATGGCCTAGGGAGAAATATGGGCTATGGGGAGAGAAAATTGAGCGGAAAGCCGAAGGAGGTCCTACTGGTAATGATCCTATGTATGTAAGACAAGATGTATCTGATAGAGCTTCGTATTTAAAAGACATCATAGGTAACGCCATAAGAAGGAGGTTGTATGAGAATGTAACACCTGATGTGGTAGCCTCAAATGCCAGTCTTCCCGATAAGGTTAAGGAATTTATATACGGAAGAAATGGCAAAGCTAATGTTGATGAATATAGCGAACAGCTATGGGGTAGATTCTTATCCCAGCCTAATAGTCTTGATGGAAATAGCAAGGAGATAAGGATTCCTGATAATGTCATTACTGATATTGAGAAGATGTTCAATCGTGACACTAAGGATGAGATAAAGAGGCTAGATAAAAAGATTCGTGATACGGAGCAAGAAATATATGGCTCTGATAAGCTGGCTACAGATGATGCTTATGGTAGGCTGAAGCTTTTGAAAAAGTCTAGAGAATGGGTAGATATATTTGAGAAGAATCGTAATTCGGTAAGATCCGGAAAGCCTACGGTTTTTTCTGAGTATGATTTTTACCCCGAAGCTGCTGGTGATCTTACCCCGTTATCAGGGTTTGGTAATTTTACTATTTATAGACGTCCGGATGGGAGGTTAGGTGTTTACGATGTATATGATTTTTATAGTAATGATCAAGAGTTCCCGGTCAATATAGTCACTAAGACATTAGACGCTATAGGTGATAAGTTTGAGGAGAGAGGATCGTTTAAGGACTATAGCCCTATCCAAGAGAGTGGAAGGGATGCTCTTATCCGTAATGCTATCATGTCCAAGAATAAGTTAGAGAAGAAATATGATGGTGGGTATATAGCTTCAAAGGATAATACGAGTGTAGGAGGCCCCGGAATAAATATGAATACGAGGTATGACACAAAGCCTTATCAAGATCCTTTAACGCCTGTTATAAGTGGATTTGTCCCAGGACTGGATGTAGCTTCCGATGTATCAGACATGGCTACCGCTATAGAGGATAAGGATAAGATAGGGATGATATTGGCTTCTTTGGGTTTTCTTCCTGTTGTTGGAGGGGCGGCCTCGTATGCAAGCAAGGCAAGGAAGCTTGATGGGAGGGTAAAGGCTATACGTATATCGGAGCCTCCCGAAAAACCTGTATATTATCATAACAAATTATCTGATGGTGTTACGCATGGTGATGTGGTTGATGCGGATAAAAATGACTTTAAATTGACATCTAACTTATTTTTCGAAAGAGGCTTTTATCCTAGGTTTGAGAGGATGATGGATGAGTTGGGTAAAAATGTTAGGCGTCCTTATAAAAGCGGGATGTTGCTTGAAGAGGATAAAGATTTTATCAAAAAAATGAAGGGGAAGGACGGGAGTGTAGTTATTCCTGAAAAGAATACCCCTTTAAGGTTCGAGTTGGATAGAATGTTATCTGATTATGGTATAGAGGATCAGGAAGCGGCGTGGAATAGGTGGATAAATTATGCTAATTCAAAGAAATCTTATGATAATAGGGAATCTATACTTGATGGGGTTAAGAATATGATAAAGAAACCTGATACATATGATTTTGATTTTGTTGATGGTTTAAGCATGAACGGCCATGTTATTAGTGGTGTTCACATGAAAGATGGCGACAAGATGTTGATAGATGCCAATCTTCCTTACAACCAGAAATTAACTACTATGATTCATGAGACTAGGCATAGGATAGGACAGTATATAGATAATACTTTTGGAAAGACATTTAGACATGGATTGACAAAACCTGCTGACAAGACTGTAGATTTGATCTATAAGACATTGAATTATGATGATTTTCTGGATAATGCTAATCATATATGGGAAAAGTCGGCCACTAATACGGAGTTGCAATTCTTGATGGAGAAACTTAGAGGTTATGAATCTACAATGGATGACATAGGGAAAGTCTATGGAGATGATAAAATGAGAGATATAATCAAGAATATTTCTGATGATGACATAAAGAGTCTTTTAGGGGAGATAAATAGTGATTATTCTGGTAAGTATATAAAGGCCTTAAACAAGGGTGAGATGAACTATGATGATGTAAGAAAAGCTTTGATGTACCCTATCATATCAGGTCTTATGTATAAAAGTTATGATGCGATATCATCTGGTGATGAGGATAAGAATAAAATGAATAAGGGAGGTTCAGTAAACACAGGTAGAGCTTATGGGGATGGGAAATATGTTGTTGATCCTCGTAGATCAGAGGATAGTAAGATGGCTGTGTATGATGAGATATGGGATTATCTGACCGATAAGAAGGGGATACCACAAACGCAAGCTATCGGCATCCTGTCGAACATCGCCGCCGAGTCCGGAGGGGATACCGATGCCCTAGGAGCCGCCGGTGATTTTGGCATCCAACAATGGCTTGGACCGAGGAAGAAGGAGCTACAGCGCAGGTATGGGAAGAAACCGACATTGACACAGCAGTTGGATTATCTCGTGGATGAGTATCAAGGCAAGGTCCCGGGGTTAGGTTGGAATTACATCAATCAAGGAAAGTTTTTTGACAAGGACGCTCAAGGTAATGTATATAATTACTATATGTATTCTAAATCGGATTTCGATAACGCCGTCAACTACAAGGACGCTACCGTGGCATGGAATCAAGGATACGGTAGGCCTCTCGGGTCTACCTTAAGAAACGAGAGGCGGTTTGAGCTCGCCGATATGTTCGCGGGCAGGTATGGCGTCCCGGAGGACGAGCCGATGAGGTACGGGTTCGGGCAGCCGGATTCGGATACCGGCGACGGGGGGCAGGAACCTGCCCATGGGGCGGCGACCCCCGCCAATCCTTCCTTGGCTTCCCGTCCTGCCATGGACAGCTGGTGGGAGAGGGAGGGTCAGGATCTGCTATACAGGATGCTTGCCCAATCCGGGGCCAACAGGAAGGCCATCGAGGATATTGCCAACAACATCAAGGATGACGACCGGTCGGAGGAGCAGATGGCCGAGGCTGAGCGTATCCGCAGGGAACAGGCGAAAAGGCAGTTGGTGCTTGACATGATACCGGGATTGATGTTGAATATAAAAGGGATGTCTTCGGTAAAATCCGGAGGAGGTCTTGTTGATGATAACGGGTGGTTTTATGATGAGGCTCGAAGAAAGCAGGTTGTCGACAAGCAAAATACAATTCGATCTCTTAGCGAAGAGAAGCATAAAATATTAAAATCGTCAAGATTGGCTTTAGAACAGGGCTTTATAGATGAGGATCAGTTTAGGAGAATAAATAATCTCCCTGTATTTAAATTAAGTGATGATGTAAAATCTGATGGCGGGAATAACAAGGAGGCGGAACTTATAAATAGTCTTTTTGATACGGCTATGTATGATAGTTTTGGAAAGTCTGTTAAAGAACAATCAGTCGAGGAGGAGAAAAACAGGAAGGAGCGGTTTTATCCTTACAAGCTCATGGCTGATTCATTGCTTACGATAGGTGATATAGCCACCGCATCTCCTGGGTTTTTGAGATTGATAGAGCGTTCTGGAGCAAGGTTGTATCCATTGTTGAATAATATCGCTCATAGTAATTCCATTCAGAAAATCTCTGGATTGTCTGGGATTGGCGTCGATTCATCGCAGATAGCATTGGATCCTGATGATGATAACCTGTGGAATATCCTTGGTGTTGCCGGAGCTGCGGCGGAACTGATAGGAGGTATGGATATATTAAGGAACACGAGCGTGATGGGGAGGATTGGGGATAGGTTGGATGATATCCTTGATATAGCCAATCCTGTTGTGACATTAGGAGGGCTTGCTGATGATGTGTTAAATTAATTGGTTATATTTGGTTGTTTTTAAAATGTTTTTTTAATATGAAAAGATTGTTGTTTTTATTCGCTATGTTATTGACACCATTCGCTTTGATGGCGCAAGAGATCATCTTGTCAGAGGGTTCGATCACCATCGACCTGACCACCTTCACCGGGATCATGGCTTTTGTCACGATGTCAGCCACACAGCTGGCCAAGGTCATCCCGTACATTGACGCGCACAAGTGGGCCAAGGTCGTGTCGGCGGTGGTCATAGGTATGTTGACGTGCGTGTTGGCTTGGTTCCTTCAGGTGTCCCCGTTGTTGATAGGCAGTGAGTGGTGGGAGGTCTTGCTGTATGGAGTGGCCGTTGGGCTGAGCAGCGCCGGTCTTTACGATTTGGTGAAAGCGGTAGGTTCGCTATTCGTGAAAAGGATTTAAAATAAATAAGCTGATATAATGCGATAGCTATATGGTTTATTGTAGGTAATATAATCAGCTATCGCATTTTATTTTTTATTGTTTGTATTTTTTAAATCCGTATTTTTTAGCTATACTATTTATTATACTTTCATCTATATTAAACCATTCTCTATCTTCTTTAAATCCTAATAAAAGTTTATGCATATACGACTCGATGTCGTCATCTATTATGTATATCATTTCTATATTTATATTTGATACTCTAAGAGCTGATAGTCTTTTTTTTATATTAATAGCTCTACCTATTTTACAAAGACCTGATATTCTATCTATTGCTATATACGTTTTATATCTATTATTTGAAATGCTTCTATAATTTTTTGATATACTGTTTAGTATTTCATCTATAATCTTTGTCGAGGATATTGAGTTTATTGCATAAGATATTAGATGTGCCTTTATTTTATCATCTATATTCATTACGATTGATATAAATACTCTGTAATCGACAAACCATTTTTGTCCAGACCCTTTACCTTTTCGGTATGCTAATCCAACATTTTTTAAATCAGATATTGTCTTTATGCTTTTTTCTGGCATATCTATTTGTCTTAATATATTATTGATTACGTTTTGTGTTATACTTGATGTTATGTAATGATCAGTTCTAATTTTTGGATTATTCCTTGATTCTCTATACGAGTTTATTATATATACAAAGTCTGTTATACAAATAAAATTGTCTTCTTTGTTGAACTCAATACTATTTTCTGATATTTCTCTATTCATTGTTTTGTAATGTTTGTTTTCACGCGAATATATAAAATAGTATGCATTACAACAATATTTATAGGTGTTTTTATGCATCTTTAAAAGATTTATTTAAAACAAAGACTCATCGTTGCTAAATGATGAGTCTCTATTTTTTTAAACTATCTTTGTATCAGAACGAAATTAATTTGATATGAGCAAGTATGTAATCAAGAGGAAGATACCTAAATATCAAGAGGCCGGGGAAGTCGGGTCGTATATGCTTGGTAATATGGACGGTATACAAGGGTTAGGTATAGAACCTTTGGTGAATACCAACCAAGGATTACCCGCGCCGGTCAATCCGCTAGGGATATATTCTTTGGATACTCCAGATCAGTTGAGGACTAAATATGCTAATGCTTTTGATCAGGATAATGTGTTTCCGGCTAGCTTCAAGGGTAGTTTGCAACGTATAGCTGAGAATTATCAGGACAATGGTATTACGCTTAATAACATAACTGTTAACGATGTTGATAAGTCTAAGACCGGTTCAGGCGAGACGGATGTTTTTGATTTTACTACCATCCCCTACTATGGCGCTGATGATATAGGGTCTAGATTCACTCAGATGGGTCGTGGTATAGGGCGTATGAGAAGCGAGGGATATGGTGATTTATCCACTGGGGCTAAAACAGCTAATACGATAACCACCATAGCCTCAGGAATTAGTGGTATCATGGGGTTGGCTCGTAACGTGGTTTCTGGGATAGCGTCAGAGAAAGGTACTCGTACTAATATCAGGTTGGCTCAGGAGCGTGAGGCCAGACAAAGAAGGCAATCCCAGATGCAGTACAAGGATGGTGGGGGTGTTTATCTAGGACCTAATAATAGGTTCGATAGCGGAAGCCTTACCGGTGAGTACCTGTATCCGTTACCTAAGTCGATGGAAGATCAAGCCAACGTAGAGGTCGAGAAGGGTGAGTACGTGACGCAGCCCGGAGAGGCGCCGATGGAGGCTATGGGGCAGAAGCACGCCGATGGTGGAACCCCCGTTTCCTTGGATCAGGGAACGAAGGTTATTACCGACGACACAACCATAGAGCCGGATTTCGCTAAATACATCAGGGATACGTATGGGATCAAAGCCACGCCTAAGGATACGTATGCTACGTTAATGGACAGGTATAAGGCTAAGATCGGTCTTAAATCGGCTTACGATGATCAGAAAAAGGCGCTGGAGAAGCTGAAGAAAAACGATAAGATAGATGACGAGAATACAAGGCGTTTAAACGCCTCCGTATTATCTAAGGCTATAAATGATAGCAACGATACCGTTAATGGATTAGAGGGAAGATTTACGGACTTCGCTAATGTCATATACAAGGAGCAGGAAGACCGGAAGATGAAGAAGGATGAGGATACGTATTTCGCTAAGGGTGGTGAGATAGATAACATCATATCCAGATCTATGAAAGAATACGGTCTTACGGAGGAGGATATAGCTGAGGCTAAGAAAGAGCTGCTTAAGAAAGTGGCTGGTATTCGCCAGAAGATGGAGATAGGAGGCACGTCTTTGTTCGGTCGTAAATTAACTTTCCGCCCGATCGAGAATAGGTTCAACAATGATCCTAACTATTTCGGTTATCAACGCCAAGGAACTGATGGCTCTTATGGAGGTATTAATACGGATGAGAGGTTGAATTATTATAAGACATTCAATCCGGTCGCTTACGATGCTTATATGGGAGCTTCAGAGGGCGCTAGGGCTAGGGCATTGCAAGACGCTATCTACGGTCAGACAAGTAGCTGGATGGGCTTGGCTACGGCTGAGAACCCGATCATCGCCAACGCCGAGGCGCTTCGGGATTACACGACGCTCGTTTCCTTTGGCGGTGAGGATAGTCAAGGTAATTACCCGGAAGACAAGAAAGCCGCATATCATGATAGGATGAGAGACAATAAATTAGGTTTGTTTACCACATCTCGCCCTATGATCGGTCTAGACGTTGTTACAGAGGAACAGCATAAGGCTCTTAACGATGCTGGTATCACCCATTTTAGCCAACTATTCTCTGACAAGAACAAGGATGTCGTTAATAAGATACTTGGCGAGGATATGCTTAAGATGCAGGCATTGAGATCCATGAAAGGAATGGAAGGTCTTGATTTTATACTTGATCCTCATAAGGTAGTTCCCGGTCCTATGGATATAGGTGATGTGGAGGATCCTGATGTTAAGTTGGATATGCCTGAGCTGATTGATCCCAATACACTCCCTAATACCAATACCAATACCGGTACTAACACCGGTAAGACTAATAATGGTAACGGAAACAGGAATATAGTGGGTGGCGGCCTTGACTTCCCTGAGGTGTTCAGGATGACTCCGGGAGCCGTGACAACGGAAGGTCTGGAAAGGCATTACGCTCCTACCGTGGATCCGGTATTGAGATCTGCTGATCAGTATATGGTTGAGGCTAATCGTGCTTTCCAATCACAATTGGATCAGATGGGTAATGTCCCGGATTCCCAGAGAGGGGCTTTATCATCCAACCTACAGGCTATCATGAGTTCCAATATAGGTAAGTATATAAATGAGGTAGAACAAGGGAACGTGGCTCAAAGAACTTGGGCTGATAATATAAACGCTCGCACTTGGGCTGACACGTATGATAAGAATATAGCCCAACGCCAAGCTTATCAACAACGGATATTGCAGGGGTTGGCTATTAATGACGAGAACTGGGCTAGGTATTTCGATAGCGTAAATGATGAGATCCAGCAGAAGTGGAATACGGCTACGACCATGAATACATTAAGGTCTATATTCGGGGATGTAAAGATCGGTCCTAATGGGCAGTTGATCGCTGATCCTCAAGGAGATATATTGAGTTATAGGAGATTATATCCCGCTCAGGAAGTAACTAAAGGCAAGAAAGGATAAAGGATGGCTTCACAATATAGTATATTAAGGAATTACGGCAAGTACGTATCACCCTACAACATGGATGTTATGATGCAGGGGATGGGGTACATGCAGCAGAAGATAGATACCAATCGGCAGGCTATAAACGAGTATGCTGATTATATTATCAATTCTGACATTATAAAACCTCAGGACAGGGAATATCTTCAGAACAGGTTAAATGGATTGATACAGGACGTGAATAACGTGTATCGTAAATCTAATTTGGCTTCTGACGGTATAGCCAGAAGTATACAGGCTCGTCTTGGAGAAGCTCTGGATACCCGTGTGTTGAACGCTATTGCCGGCACTAGGGAATATAGATATTTCTCGCAGAAGATCGAGGATATGAAACTCAATAATCCAAAGCAATATAGCGCTATAAATGAGGCTGTCGCTTTGTTGCCATTTTATGAATGGGTTAATGATGGTCAGGTTGGTACAAGGATGAATCCTATTCACTACACTCCTTATACGGATTACAATGAGGAGATGAATAAGATGATGAAGGATTTCGTTAGTCTTAATAAAGGAAAGAAGTTTTCTGTTCCTGAAATAGTGGATGGTAAACCTACTGGGAGGATGAGGGATATTACTGTTGATGAGATGAGTCAATCTCAAATTAGATCAATAGCGGCTAGGTCTATATCTCAGAATGCTAAAGCTCAGATGCAGATAGAGGGACAGTATTTAGCCATGACCAATCCTGGCATGTTTAGTGGTATGACTACTGAACAGTTTGTTAATAAATATGTTTCTGGGTTTGACGCTGAAGAGAGCGTTCTTTTAGCCAAGCTCAAAGGGGCGGAGGCCAGCCCTTCCGCTAAGGCGGCTATCGAGGCTTCGTTGCAGGAGGTTCGGGAGCAGCGCCGTGCGTTAGTGGAGGAAGCTACATCCTTTATTGGCAACAACATGAATCCCGCTAGGGCAGGGGAGTTTATTGTCCGTAACGAGTTTCTTGATGGTGTATCTGCTAGATGGTCATACAATAATTCATCAGAAAGTTATAGTGCGGATGATTATTATTTTAAAGTAAGAAATCTTGATTTCAAGGAGCGGGAGTTCTCATGGAGACAAAAATCCAAGGAAATAGATCAGAATCTTAAGCTTAGGGAGATAATGACTAAAGAAGGTGGTAACAGTCCCGGCGCTTCTTCAGGTGTTATGATTGAGCTAGAAAAAGTTCAGCCTAATGTCACTCCTGAAAATATATTTGACAATCAGTATATTCAGAATGAAAACAATATATCAATAGGAGAGAAGGATTTAATATCGTCTTTAAATCCTGTTGATTTACGAGGTATAGAGAACGATATACAAAACAATCCCTCTATATATCCAGATGGTGTTAATAGTGAGAATATTATGGCATGGATTACCAATAACGGTGGTGGGTCTAGTTCTGTGTTATCATCACCAGAAATGGTAGGTAGGTATGAGGCCCTTATGGCGGCGAATGATAATAGGAAGAAATATAGTAAGATAATGGATGAGGAGGTTGATTATCTTACGAATGCTTTTGATGTCGCTACGAAGAATATCCTTAATGATGCTATCAAAGATCAAGACTATGTTACTGGTGGTATTGATACATATACCGATAATGGTATGGTTAACGCAAGGGATGTTGGTAAGAATGGAGCGGTTATTGGAGGAAGGGAGTATTCTCCGGAAGACGCTTTGAAAGTTTCTTCTATAGTTGGATTGATAAGCGAAAACATCAACTACACGGATAGGTCTATAGCTAATATGGAGTTGATGAGATCTTATATAAATCTGTTAAATAGATATTCGGGAGAAAATTTCACTTTGGATGATATAGATAATATAGCCAAAACTTATAGTCGTGTAGATAATCCAATAATGAATAGTGATGATGCCAATATGACTAATAGGGATAAAATGATCAAGATCATAGGTAAGAATATGTCTAGAGCTGATGGCCCTACGCTTAGAAGGGAATGGTCTTCTTCCAATGTAGGTCGTAATATAGCTAAGGCTGTTCAGGATTCTAAAACGGTTTATGAAAGAAGATATGATGAGTTTGCTCCAAGATCATGGTCATTTTCCAATTCTACCAACGCTTCTAAAGAGGATAGGCGTATGCATGCTAAATTAGAGAATCTGCTTTTGGCGAGAGCCGGTTTCTTGAATAAAGATAAAGATAGTAGACTTAATAATTATATATTGTATGCTCGTCCTACAGATAATCCTAATACATTTGATTTGGTAGCTATGGCTGGTGGAGAGAATATCGCTACGGTTCAAGTTACTAAAGAAGAATTAGACAGTATGGGGTATAGTTTGTATGAAAGGGAAAGAAATGTGAGATCGGAAGATTATGAATCCAAGATCATTCCTGTGTCTTTTTCTGCTACAACCAATAGACCTTACCAGAAATGGGCGCAGGCTAATTCACTTGGTGCTTTCGCTACTGTCGAGAATGCGGCGGAGGAGGCTTCTAGGATGGTTGATAAGTATGATATTCAAAGTAATGATCTAGCTACATCTGAGCTTAATAAGAGGGCTATTAGGATAATTAATACGGTTTTGAGGAATTACAAGTCGTATGATGTCAAAGCTAAGGGATTCCCCGGAGGGGTTGAAGTTGGTATTTATTCCCATGGTCAAGCAAAGACTGGGACACCGCTTAAGGTATTAGAGTATAATACTGATTATGCTGATAATATTATGAAAATTATAAATATGTGTCCTCAGATGTATCTTACTCAAGCTGTGGTTGAGGCTATTAATAAGGATGTTATTGTAAAGGGTAGGGATATTAATGAACAGCATTCTGACCTTAGCAATATTCTTTCGGTGTTGGATAAAGAGACCATAGATAAAATAGATGGTAAAAATGAACAGCAACAATAATAATGATATGGGGAATGTGATGAGGGATCAGGGATATTATGTTCCGACTCCATCCATTCCATCCCCTATGCTTTCTGGGGACAATATTTCTTCTATTCCTGTTCCTGTCGGGATGAGTAGTTCTTCGGATATGGATAATGATGTTTTATCCAGAGAAGGAAGTAGAAGCATACCGTCATTGGTTGAGGGTATAAAAAAATCTGTAGAGACATCTTATCATGATGACGTAAAGGCCAGAAACTCGCTTTTCCAGACGATAAATGAGGTAGGTATACCTAAGGGTAATTATGATATAACTGGGAGCAGGATCAATCTTCGTGATTCAAGATATAGGTTATCAACAGGTGAGTGGATTCCTAAATATGAGAATTATATCAATAATATAGATAATGACGATCGTCTATCGATAAGTCAAAGTGGTTGGGAGAAGACTTATAGAGGATTAGGTAAGTTTATTTATAAGTCTGCTTTGTATGGAATAGGTGGAGTGGGCCAGTCTGTTTATGGATTAAAGGAGCTTGTTACAAAAGGAACGTTATCAGCTATGTATGATAACAGTTTTGCCAGATGGTTGGATGATATGGATAAGCGTGGTGATTATACGCTTAATCATTATTACAGTAAGGAGGAGCGAGACGCCGGATTTCTTAAAAGTATGTTTACGACCAATTTCTGGACAAACGATCTTTTGTCGGGGGCTGCATTTACGGCTGGTGCTATCTTGTCGTCTTATGCTTTCGCTGGTGCCGGTCTTATGAATGCTGCCCGTATGGGGGCTAGGGTAGGAGCGACTGTCGCTGGATTAGGTAGAGCCGCTTCCGCCACGAAGAGCGGGTTTAACTCCATGCTAAGGGCCGCCCGCATAGGACGAGGCATAGGTAAGGGGTTGGACAACCTGACCTTTATTGGTACGTCAACGCTTTGGGAGGCTTCGGTAGAGTCAAGAAGCGGATTGATGGAATCTGAGGAAAACTTCAAGCAGGCTTACAGAAACGCTTATGGTAGAGAAGCCTCGTATGAGGAGCTTATGAGGTTCAGAAATGACAACGTCGATGCCGCCAATACTATATTTGCCGCTAATATCGGTATTCTTACATTGTCTAACATAGCTATGTTCGGCGATATGTTCGGCATGGATCTTGGCGTGGATAAGTTCATAAAACGCAATATATTTGGCGTAGGCGCCGAGAGGATGGATAACGGGACATTAAGGGCCATAACACCAAAGAAATGGCAGAAAATAGCTGGTAATACGTTTAATATCATCAAGCGACCGGTATCTGAGGGTCTGTATGAGGAAGGTCTTCAAGGTGTGTCCAGCAAGTCAGCGGAGGATTGGGTGGAATCAAGATACAATCCCATGGCTATTCGCCAGAATATAGGTTATATGGAGGCTATAAAGAACGGGTTCAAGGAGACTTACGGATCTAATCAGGGATGGAAGGAAATCGGCATCGGTATGATTATCGGATCGTTTATGGGAGTAAAAACTATTGGTGGTATAAAGGAATGGAGTCAAGACATGTCCCGGAACAAGGGGATGGTGGAGGTCTACAACACCAATGCCGGCGCCTTGACCTCGGCGGCTGTCCAAGCTATTCGTGGCAGCATGGCTCTGAACGCTCAATTATCAGGCTTGAAAACGGATAATAACGCCGACGATATACCTAATTCTAGAATCGTAGATAAGACTTTTAGTGACGCTGTATTCAATCGTCTTCGTTATGATCAGGAAATGGGGATGTTAGATGATACTAAGGAGAATTTTAAGACAGTCATCGAGTCTATACCTAATAGCGATATAGCCTCCGATATGAATATGACAGATGAGCAGGTAAATGAGTATAAGTTCAACCTTGTTGGCGAGTTCAATAAGAAGGTTGATAATTTTACTATGGCTAGCAGATTTGCCGACTCCCTTACCGATGGTATATCCAATAGATCATTTAACACCTACATCTCTAACATGGCTTATAACGGTCTTGAGGCTAAGGATAATTTGGATGATATCGCTAATCAGCTAGGAAGGATATACAATACGGATATAGGTCCCGCTTTAGATATATATTCTCGTCTTAATCCTGATTCGAGCAGGGATCTTGAGAAACTCAGGAAGCTTACAGATGATATACAGAAGATGGAGAAGAATGTTTTGAAGCTTCAGCAGAGTATCACATCTAAGGAAGCTCTTGAGTCTGATAAGGTCAAGTTAGCCAAGGAGAATGATAGACTTCTTAAATTGACGGAGGATAGAATTGCTTTGGAGAGGAGATTAGCTACGTTAGTTAACTCAGAGACAGATATATCTAAGCTGTTATTAAACAGGAATGAATCAAGGATCAGTGCCGCCGATCTTATGGCAGCTTATGAGACTATAGTTGGTTTTGAGAATGCTGTATCTATCCGTGGGGTTGATAATTATAAAGAGGCTATGGCGTTACTTAGCGAGTATCGTCATAATCTTGTGGCTTATAAGAATATAAATGAGTCTCTTCGCCGTATGCGTGATAGGAGATTCATACGGTCGCAGGAACGTGGGTTCATGAAGGTTTTGTCAAACATATGGGGAAAGACTTATGAGGAGGATGATAGTAAATATGATTTCAGGAATACCGATGATCCTGGTGCCAACTCCCTTTATGCCAATGATCAGGCCATAGATAAGGCTTATCAAGATGGTCTTATAGGAGAGGACGAGGCATTTATGTTCAAGACCTATAATCATATGATCGCCAGATCTATGGAGAATGATATCAAGGCTGATGAGGGCGGTATCGTTGAGAATGTACCTGATAATGAGGATATCATAAATCCTTCTGATGATAGAATCAATAATATAGCTATAAAGATATGGAACGGTAATGAGGATATCTTATCTCCTAGGGAGAGGCAGATATATGATAATAACAAGGATCGTATCAATGATCTTGTAAATGGGTTTGGCGATAATCCTATAGTTAGGCTTAATAAGATTAGGTCAATGATAGATAGGTTAAATACCAACGATAACGTCTTAAATAACATCAGGGATACTATTGATGATATCATAGATATGAACATTAATGGTCTTGATCAGGATCAGGTTAAGGAGGCTATACAGACTTATAATGATCTTATGAATGATATTGACAACGGGAATGAAGTTGATCAGGATAAACTTAATGAGGCTATTGATATTATCAATAACTATTCTGATGGGCCTCTTCTCCAGTTCGTGGAATGGATGAGGCTGTATGATAATGGAAGTATGGTTGTCAAGGATTACGATAAGTCTATACCTATGGGTGATGTTCTCACGGAGAGCGAACCCGGGACATCCACCGGCAGGACGGAGATCAACGCCGCCCAGAATCCGGTAGTGTTGATGGCCCAGAAGAGAGAGATTGGCGGGGTCATGTATTATGAGGTAGGAGGAATGAGGCTTGACAGGTTTATGGACGGTCTTGGGCTTAAAAGATCTGATGCCACTGATACTGATAATGGAAGGGTGATGGATTTCACCAACGGAACCGATATATTTACTGTTATAGAGTCGAATAACCACTCAAGATGGATGATAAGCGAGGATGACGCTCAGGCTTTCGAGAACGCTACCGGTGTCATACTGGGGAGGCAGACCGCCTTATCGACCTCCAACTGGTTCATGGTGTATCGCAAGGGGCAGGATGGATCTGTTGTTCCTTATTATACAGGAGATGCATTTGGCTCTAATAATGAGTCGATAAATCAAGAAGCTGCGGCTAGTCTTCGTAAGAACGATATCGTGAGGTTTAAGGTAGATATGTTAGATCCTTATACCAAGGAATTGTATGATAAATACAATAGCCTTTATGCCGTTGATCCTAATTCTGACGAGACCAATTCTGCCCGTAGTGATTTGGTTAATAATATGGTTATTAAGATCGTGGATGGTGACGGTAATTTTGTCTCGGTGCTTAAGGCCAATGATCCAGACTCAAAAGGTAGTAACGCTGATTTAAGGAGTATGGCCTTTGAGTTATATAGGGATAATGTAGGATCTGTCGCTGGCGAGATTGATATACCGTTCGTAGGTGCAGTCACCAGTGTTTTGCCGGGAAGACCTAATTTTAGCATAAGTGATGATAACGGTACGTTGATGGTATCCGAAAATGACTTTACCAACGAGACGGTTGGCAAGGTAGAGAGCGTAGGATATATAGAGAACGGGGAGGTTACGATGAGGGATGATATTAAGTATAATATATTTCCGTTCTGTACGGCTATTGTTAGGGATAAGTATGGTGATTATAAAAATTCACGTATCCCGGTCGTAGCTATAAAGACAGGAAATGGAAGAAATTACCTGTACCCCGTAAGATTGAAAAATCAGGATACATCATCATTCTCATCTATGATCGGATCGATGGCTGACAGAATTATAGAGGGTCTAGGTGGTGGAGTAAGTATTGATGATATAATGGATCTTAATAACGCTATAGCCAGATCCGGGTTGGATAATAAGACATATATGATTCCGCTGGCGGGAGATGTGGATGTTATCAAAGGCCGGCTTGAAGCTGTCAAGGAAGCGGTTAGCAGGATGCCTATGACCGCTGATGTAAGAGGATGGATAGGTGATTCCAGAACTAAGGAGGATATTTTGATGAATGACGTTACGATCAACATTGATCTTAATAACGATCCTTTCATAGCTCCTAAGTTCAGGATGAGTATTAGGAGGGATGAGACGTTCTTCGAGGATACGGAGACCCCGTTCGTCAACCCGTCCAGCTCCCAATCGGGTTCCGCTTCGCCTACGAAGGCGGCCGAGGACAAGTCTTTGGTTTCCGACGGCAACGTAGTATCTGGAGAAAATGAGGCGGAAAATCCTTGCTAAATTAAATATCTTGACTTATCTTCGCAGCGTCAGTCCATCACCTGACGAGTAAGATATTTAAAAGTTGGTCCCTGTCGGGTGTGTGATGGCCCCGGTGGGGACTCTTTATATTATGCAATTAGATGCCTTTTTACATCGGAAGATCATGCAAGACCTACGCATCCAGCGAGTAAAGGTCTTGATGATGCTATACACCAGTAACTATTTTGTCAAGGTCAGACAAAAGCAGTTGCTTGATCATACATACTCATTAAGCAGGGATCAGGCTTTTGATTATATGACTGAGTTCAATAAAAGACTTAGTGATAAGGTTGGTATAAAATGTACGATGGATATCCTTTTACCTACCGATGATGATAATGCTAACATCATAATCGAGCACAATGGTATTATCAAGAAGTTGATGAAGGAAGCCGAGAAGCTGGAACTTGATACTGATGCTATCAAAGCCATGATGCGTGATCTTCTTGATGAGTTGAAGGATGATATTGATCTTAATATCCTGATATTTGACGTAACCCAGTTACTTATAAAATATAATCTATTTAGGTTGGATGCTATAACCGAGCAGGAGTTCAAGAACTCTTTTGTCAGGATGGATAGTAGGAATATGGAGATAAAGAAACTAACTTTATCTGATATCAAGAAGGTGGTGGAGATGATAGAGGATAGGTATAGCTACGCTTTATATATGACAGAGGAATATGACTGATTACATTTTTTGTAAAAATATCTCTTGTTTGTTTGTAGTTTCAAAATAAGGTCTTATATTTGCGGTGTCTATCCGTTGCTAGACCAGAAGAAGATATTAATATCGCTTAGGCGTAGGCGATAAATGAGAGCTATCAGTGGAGTAACGGACGCTGGTGGCTCTCGTTGTTTTATATTATGAACAAAGATCATATTTTGGGGTTGTATAATGATTTAAGTCATTTTTGCCAAACAGGGAAATTGAAACAAGCTGATTATTCAGGTTATTCTAGAGAGTTAGAGATTATTGTTAAAAATTTTTCGAGCGATTGTGATCGTTCAAAAAACGACAATGTGTTTATTGTTAAGGATTGCAGAATAACTTTGAATGATAGCGATTACAGCAATTTCCTTTATATGGCGCTAATAACGTTATTCGGTAGAAGTGATTTTGATCTTGATTATGCCTTGAAGTTATATAATTATTTTATACTTGCAGCCATAGAACGACAAGATGAACTATATGATGCGGGTTATGATGAGTATATAATTGATAGAATGTGTTTAGATCATGTTTTTAATGGTGTTGTATATAATATCATTATATCAAATACAAATAAGGATGTTGATGATATTCATTTGACTATATCTAATGATCTGAAAGTAAATAACGCTATACCTATGTTGATGTCCAAGATAAGACCATATTCGACAGAATATGATTTTTATGGTTTGTATGATTCTATAATAGGATATACTTATTTTCTAAAAAATAAAAAGAACTATGGATTAAGAAATAGTGGACTGTTGCGTACCTATATAGGAGTAGATATTAGTAATGGTCTTGTAAAAATTGGTAAGTCTAAGGATTTATACACTAGGGAGAGTTGTTTAAGGGTGAGTAATATCTATTTTTATATGATTGCATATGTAGATATGGATATAGAGCGTGAGCTGCATATTAAATATAGTGTATATAATGTTGATAGAGAGTGGTTTCATTTGAATAAAAAGCAGGTTAAGGAAATTATAAGCAAATATAATTTTAGAATTATAGAATCAAATGTTAAATATATTGACAATATATATGATATTTGATGAATAATGAATTTCATTTTTTTGTTATTTAGGATTGAGCTTTTGCCTGTTCGTGAGGATCGGCAAAAAGATTTGCACTTTTCGGAGAAACATAAGGTTTGTTATTATGTTGTTATTTTGGTGTCCCGTCCGCTCGTGAGAGTAGGCGGGATTTTATATCTTTGTGTCAAAACGATTTAGTAATGGGTAGATCTTGTTATGTTATAAAAAATAAGGAGGGTAGGGTAGATAATGTCCTTGCCCCGAACGACCAACCATCCGGATTATACCAAAGGGCGATGGAGGTGCTGGGCGACCAGAAGCAGGCCTTATCGGTCTGGGGTACGGCCTACTCCCCCGACTTCGTGTCCTTCTTTGGCGACTGGATGTCCATGCCATCAGAATATGATTTGGATAGTAACGGGGAACCTAGGTATGATGATGTTATGTCATTTATCAAGCGAAAGAACTATTTCGCCGGCAATTTCATGGCCGATGAGGTTAAGGATATTAATAATACTCTTACTTCCTTGGGTGTTGATAATATCAATGATCTTAATGATATGATCGTATCTAACTTCCTTTCCGGCGGTGATATATTCCTCAATAGGTACAATCTTGAGCGATCTGGGATGTATGACGCTGATGAGATTGATAATATCATGACTAACCGATCGGAGTATGAGCGGGTAAGGGATATGATGAGGAGGATTGTCGATTTTATGTCTGAGGGGAATCTTAATGAGAAGGATATGTATTTCCTGTCCTCCGAGTCAGGCCTTGGTGATGATTATATGATATATGAGGATACATATGACTCGTTAGGAAAGAGAAGGGGCTTGAATCCAATAGAGGTAAGGGATACGATCATGAGGGCGGTAGGCGGTATCAGCGACCGCCGGGAGTTCGATCAGGCTTTCGCCTCCATCCCATACCCTTCCTTGGCACTCCGGTATCAGGAGGATCAGGATTACGCAGATCGGATGTATGACACGTATCGTAATATGACCCGTATGGAGGTTCGGAGTCAGGACGGAAATACGATTACCGACTCGTACTTCAATAGTACCACACCGTATATCAGTATGCCTAAGGATATGAAGGGTCTAAGGGATAAGGTTGGGGAGATAATCGATATGGATGATTTTAAGGACATCAAGGACGTTGCCGGACGTCTGCATGACATAGCCATGGATCTTGCCGACATGGGCGTGGATATAAGCGAGGCGATCAGCGATGAGATGGTCATATCCAGACCGGAGGATATCCGTGATCTTATGGCATCGCTGGATGTCATGTTATCTTCCATACAGGCCGGCAATCTGGTATACGATAGCTTTATCTCCGATCTTGATAGGATAACAGGAAAAGGGAACCCGATATACGAGGTTCAGGATACTTATTCTACTGGGGATAGGATGGTGTATGTAAGGTCCGGGAATACATCCCCTTCCGATATGTATGATAGGAGCATGTTGTATATGGGTAGGAATACGTACCATAACACGGCTCCGATAACCGACACCGATCAGGCTTATGAGATGTTGGCCAATATCGGGATAGAGCGACCCTCGTACTTGTCGGCTGGCGTGGTCCCCGCCGGGGCTTCCCGTTCCGATATTGGCGTGGTCAAGGATAACATAAAGAAGCTAGTTATGTCCAACATCTCATCCTCGAATACCGAGAACATGATCCTTACCAGATTAATATACCAACATCCCGTGACTCCTGAGATGGATGATGTTGATATTGATCGGGAGTTCAGGAGATACGAGGCTAGGCAGGGAAAGGATCGGGATTTTATCAAATCCTGTACCTCGTTGAGGAAGATCCAGATTAAGGAAAGGTTAAAAAAATCGGATTTATATAATAATGTCTTACGTTTCCTTGATTTTAATGGATTTTATAATGTATCTTTGAACCACCATGACAGAAGTACGTTAAAAAGCATGGAGATGTCGTTGCCGGAAGGTCAGGTAAGGGATTTTCTGTTTGACGTGGCTATCGAGTCCGGTGACAGTAGCATGAGAAACCTTTTCTATCTGGATAGTCAGGATAGGATGATGGATGCCGGGTTTTACAGGTATCTGTACCAAAGGAATCCGGGCCTGCTCCGGGAGGTCAACGGCGGCGTCGAGGTGAGACCGGACGGTTCGTTCTTGGCTCGTGGGAGGTATGATGATTTCGTGTCATTCCAATCCGGTTTATATGAGAAGGTAGGTGAGACGGTTGATGGTGCGATATACAGGTTCGTTGATGATCTTATATACTCCGATCCATCATCATATCAAGAAAACATGGTACGAAGGATGGGTGACGTTACGGTAAGGAGTGACGATAACCGCCTGTCAAGGATAGAGGATAATCCCTCATCCAGTAAGATAGTTAATGAATACACTGCTAATACAAATAAGTTGATGCGAGATTTTTCGTGTAGTTAATCTCTCTTTGACGTCGTGAGACGTTTTCTTTCGAGCATTGAAACATTGGATTTTATAGATTTGCGATGAATCCGGGTCGTAGTGATACGCTCCGGATTTTTTTTGTCTTGTATCGGTTCTTATTAATCCCATTTACAAGACATGACGTACTTTGATGATGACACATATCGCGATTTTAGGGCTGTTAATTTTTGAACTTTGTAACGCCCGCCATCAGGTGGGGTTATTATTAATTCAAAAATAAATAGACATGGGTACAAGTGGAGACAAAATCGTTTTGTTAGACGGTATGGGTTCCGGTAGTGGAAGCGCCACTAACGGTTTATTATCTATGATTCCGGGGATGTTCGCCAACTTAATAGGCGGAAATAAGATGGATCCGAACTTGGTAGCGGCTTTGATGAACGGTCGCAACAACCAAGACGGTTTCGGCGGGGCTAACGGTTGGTGGTTGTGGATCATCGTCCTGTTCTGGTTATGGGGTGGCCGTGGCTTTGGCAATGGTTTTGGCAATGGTAATGAGTGTTGCGCTAATGGTCTTCCAGCTCAATTGAATAACGACTATGGTCGTGAGTTACTGATGCAGGCTATCCAAGGTAACAGAAGCGCTATCGATCAGATCGCTAACGCCTTGAACTGTACTACCACTCAATTGCAAAGCGCTATCTGTAACGTACAAGGCGCTATCGATAAGGTAGCTGGTCAGGTAGGTATGACCTCTCAGGCTGTTATTAACGCCGTACAGCAACAAGGTTGTGAGATCGGTAATCAAATTAGCTCTTGCTGCTGCAATTTGAGTTCTTTGATCAACCAAAGCACTTGCCAGACTCAGCAGATGATCAACAATCAAGGTTATGAGAATCGTCTTGAGACATTGAATCAGACTAACACGTTACAAAACACTATTAATCAAGGATTGACGAACAATCGTGAGCAAGCCACGAGTCGGTTCAATATCTTGAGCGCTAAGATTGATGCTCAAACAACCTTGATTAATGATAAATTCTGTCAATTGGAAATGCGTGAGATGCAGAATACGATCAATCAGTTGCGTGATGAAAGGTCGGCTTACCAAGCCTCCGCGTTGACTCAGCAACAGACTCAGAATTTGATCAACCAGTTGAGACCTACCCCTGTGCCGGCTTATCCTTCATGCTCTCCTTACCAGACTTATGGATGGGGTCAAGCATTTTATGGAGGTAATTACGGATGTGGGTGCAACAATGGATGCTGCAACAACGGAAACGCCGCTATTTAACTCTATAAAGGAAGGAGGCTATTATGGCTTGTGTTTCTAAAATAGGGTCTCTTTATGAGTTGGTCACGAAGAACGTGGTAGTGACTACTACCAACACCATCTTCGGTATCAACCCAAGGATATGGCTGTCCTTGCCATGCGAGGGCCTTCTGCTGCTGAAAATCCGGCAGGTGGTTCCGATAACAGGCGAGACATTGCCAGTACAGATAGCTATTCCAGCGAACAGCACCGTATCCACGGTAGGTGATGACACATGCTGCCCGGTAACCGGCGTGGCTGTGGTGAATCCGATCAACGTGGCTGTGACCGGAGCGGCTATGGTTAACAACACCGAACGCCTTGTTTATTTCAACAAGGTAAGGGGTGTATTGAGGCTCATGGATTGCTGTGTGCCTACAACTTCCGCCTCGGCGTCGGAGACGACTGTTGATGAGGGATAGGTTAGATTGGATGTCTAATGGGAGGGTATTCCCTCCCGCTTAAAAATCGAGATATGTTTAGAGACTTAAAGAAAGGATTTCAAGTATATACGCTGGATACGTCCGATGTTCCGGTGTTCAGGATGGGGAATGTGGTTAACGTGTCCGAGCCTAGGTTCCAGCAACCCCAGATGGGTCAGATGGGGCAATATCAGCAACTACAGGATAGGGTGATAGACCTTACCGTGGAGATAAACGGGTCTTCCATGACCTATGTCGTACCGGAGAGCAGGGATGTCGCTATGTCCAATAACATAACTTTGGCCTGCTCGGTCGATCCGATCATGAACCAGCTTAACGCCGCTAAGAGAACCAGCTCCGATATTCTCGATAGTATCGATAAGCATAGGAGGACACTAGAGGCTTGTGATTCGATCCTTGAGGAAATCAATCCGGCTTTTAAGCAGACTAAGGATCAAGACCGGAAGATCAAGAATCTTGAGGAGAAAGTCGATAGGATGGGATCCTCTTTCGATGAGCTAAAAGAGTTGTTAATTAAAAAATTAGGTTAAGATGAGAGTTATAGATTTAGGCGGCGGTCACGAAGAGGACTACAATGACGAGATCTACGATCGTAGAGGCGGCCGTGGACGTAGCAGACGTTCGGATGGGACTTACATGGGTTATGGTGGTGGAATATACGACCACTATGGCAAGGAGCATGACGGCAGAATGGATGAGCTAGAACGCCGTGAGCGTGATCTTGAAAGACGCGAGAGGGAGCTGGAACGTGACGAGCGTGAGCTTGAGAAACGCGAGAGACTCCATGAACGTGAGGACGAGATGTATCGCAGGGGATGGTTCGGTGAGCGTGGCATCCGTGACGAGTTCGATGGTACCGAGCCGTATATGCGCAGGGGACGCAGGAGTCGTTACTACTGAGGAGCAGACGCCGATGACCCGGATTATAAGCGGTATATAGACACCCATGGATATCACTTTTCCAAGGAGCTGGCTAGGGAAGCCGCTGACAAGATGCTTAACGCCGACGGGTCCAAGAGAAGATGGACGATGGAGGACGCTAAGCAGATGTTCGATAAATGCGGGGCCAAGAAACCTGATAACGCCACTTGGGGAGATATCCAATACCTGTTCGCTATGTTCTATAGCGACTACTTTCCTAAGGTATTGGATTGCGACCAGAAAATAGTCAAGGCTGTCTTGGCTTATCTGGAAGACCCTGACGCCCCGGAAGGGACGGCGTTCGTAAGGTATCTGGCGGTGCGGTGCTTCGTCGGTGACACAATCAAATGGAGTGATATGATTTAGTTTGATACAACGTTGGAGAACCCTGTCGGCAATAGAATACCGATAGGGTTTCTTTTTGACCGTAGCCTTATTATGATTACATTTGTTCGAGGTAGATCTTTTGTTCATAGGAAGGGTGGGCGGGAATGAAAAAAGGCATCCTCACGGACACCCTTCCCCTTTGGTTGAAAATCACTTAAAACATTATGAGTTACTACACTGCAAATATAGATAAATAAACATAAATAGCAATGGCTAAAGGACATTATTGGATAGAGCCTGTGGATCAGACGTTAAACGATTTTCAGTTTTATAAGGCCCGTATCGTAGGCGATCCTGAATATGACGAGAAACATCATCGAGTTATATTGAGGACTGATAAGTATTTCCCCGTTGGGAGTATCTTTCATGTCCTTAATGATAAGGAGATGTTTGTTATTGAACGGAAATTCAAAATCTGGGGCAATAAATATGTCATAAGACCTTGTGAGGGTGAATGGGAATGGGAGTCTGTTCAGAAACTTAAAGACAAGGCTATTATATTCCGTGCCGGGTTCCTGCATGGGAACGGCAGCTTCTAACACCTGCCCGTATCTACCCCCCCCTCGATTTCTTGGTGTTTATGTATATAGTTATATTTGAGCAAAAAATAAGTTTGATATGGAAGATTTTCAAGGTAAATACAATGGCAAGCAGATAGAGCAGCTTTTGGATAAGGCTAATGATATTGATCTTACCAAATATGCTCTTAAGACGGATAATGCCCCTACCGCCACGAAATTACAGGCGGCTAGGACCATAGCGCTGTCCGGGGCTGTTACCGGTAGTGTTTCATCGGACTTCGGAAGCAACGTAACTATCTCCACGACATTGGCTAATTTTGATGCCTCTAAGATCGCGTCCGGAACCATCAGTATAGATAGGTTGCCTAAGGCGGCTTTGGAGAGATTGATCGTGGTAGCTGACGATACGGCCAGATTTGCCCTTACCACCGCTACGGCTCAAAGTGGTGATACGGTAAAGGTAACGTCTACAGGTAAGATGTATCTGATAAAAGACGAGTCTAAATTAAGCAGTGAGGATGGATATGAGCCTTACACGGCCAGTCAGGCTTCCTCCGTGCCTTGGTCCGGGGTTACGGGCAAACCAAGTACCTTCACCCCTCCCACGTCCTCCGCTACCGTTCTTGGCGGTATTAAGGTAGGATATACGACTTCCGGGAAGAACTATAAGGTGCAACTGGATTCGTCCGGCAACGCTTACGTCAATGTCCCATGGACAGATAATAATACCACGTACAATCAAGCCACGGCTGATACTTTAGGATTGGTTAAGATCGGTTACGATACTAGTGGCAAGAATTACGCCGTGGTGTTAGACGGTAATGGGAAGATGTATGTAAATGTTCCTTGGACTGATAATAACACGACTTATGCTCAAGCCACGAGCGATAAGTTGGGTCTTGTTAAGATCGGATACTCTGCAACTGGGAAGAACTATCCCGTTGTTCTTGACGGTAGTGGTAAGATGTATGTGAATGTTCCGTGGACGGACACCAACACCACATATTCCAATATGGGGGCGGCTACTTCCTCTGCCGCAGGAAAGGCCGGTTTGGTCCCTGCTCCTGCCGCCGGAGCGCAAGGTAAGTATCTTCGTGGTGATGGAACGTGGCAGACACCTCCTAACACTACATATAGCAACATGGGCGGAGCGACGTCCTCAGCCGCAGGATCGGCGGGATTGGTACCAGCGCCGGCTGCCGGCAAGCAAGCGTCGTTTTTGCGTGGTGATGGCACATGGGTGGTTCCGACAAATACCACATACGCTAAGGCTAATACCACGACCTTAGGATTGGTGATGATCGGATATGCGGAGAATGGCAAGAATTATCCGGTGGAGCTGGATGGTAGTGGGAAGATGTTCGTCAACGTGCCTTGGACGGATACTAATACAACGTATGGTGTTGTGGGAGCTAATGGATCAACAGGTCTTGTAAAGAACGGAAGTACCGTGACAAGCGCTTCTGGCTATATCGCCTGTCCTATTGTCAGTGGTGTCCCTTATTATAAAGACACTAATACCACTTACGCCAATATGAAGGCAGCTACGGCTTCCGCCGCCGGTGCTGCGGGATTGGTTCCGGCTCCCGCTGCGGGCAAACAGACATCCTTCCTTCGTGGCGATGGTACATGGGTCGTACCTACCAATACCACATACGGATTGGCCTCTACTACAGCCAACGGCTTATTGAGACAGCTTAATGGTAGCACCTCTAATTTTATGCGTGGAGATGGTACATGGGCTACCCCTCCTAACACGACATATGCCGTAGCCAACGAGTCCACTAACGGTTTGATGGCGGCCGCCGATAAGAAGACCATGAATAGGCTTATAGGAGTTAATACGGTCACGACATTAGCTAACCTGCCTATTAGCAAGAGAAGTATCACGGCTACGTTATCAGCCGCTACCACCCTATCCGTGCAGTCAGGGATGCAGATAGGGGAGGAGCTGATGATCAGGTGCGTCCCGTCGGCGGCCTTCACGCAGGCTATACCCAACTCCGGGGATTATGTCAGCATGAGCGGAACTTCTATATCCACTACGGCCAACAAGCCTTTCGAGATAAATATCTGGTGTTACGCTTCAGGTAAGTATAGCATCGCCGTTAAAGAACAAGATTAAAGAACAGATTATGGCATATACATATATAAACAGGGAAATATATCCCAATCAATTAGTTCAGGACGATCCGCTTGATGATAATTACGCCAAGGGCTATAGTTATGATGATTACATTAACGGGAATCCCGCCCCATGGATAGAGCTTGGGGAGGAGCAATTGGCGTTCAAGGAGGCCAATCCTAAAGCTACGGTTAAGGAAATTATCGAGGCTAAATTGGATGACTCAAGGCTTCTTAATGAGGAGAAATCGGCTAAGTATGAGGAGATCAGGACTTATGAGAATAATAATCTTCATGAGTTTTTCTTGGATGACCAAAATATCTATATCCCTGAATATGATAGGAATAACGCTTTGTCTGATGGGGCTATAGCTGGTAAGATAACGATCATAGGTCTGGAGTTTGATATGACGGAAGGCAAGATCTTGATCGGGATGATGGATAAGTATGATAATGACCTGATGTCGGCGTTAGGAGTCAAACAGAGGGAAGTAAGCTTAGCCACTACCGTAGAGCAGGTGAGGGCTATTGACGCTCAGTCCGGCTATCCAGATAAGGTAAATATCACCATGACTTATGTCCGGCAACAGGCAAAGGAGAAAGATGCCTCCGATCCTCAGAAAGTGGCTGTCAGATTCTCCAGAATGGTGGTTAATAACAAGGCTATATCTTTATCCCCTAACGAGAAATTGGATGTTAAGGTCCTATTCCCTATATGGGGACAAGAGGGAGCGGAGTTCGGGTTGTCGGTGGATGCCGGATTCTGCCTCAGGGTGGTTAAGGACGATACGGATATCCTTTATGAGGTTATTCAACAACATACATTATCAAAGGAATGGGAACCCGGATTGGATACGGCTTCCTTATACAAGGTCATTGATAAGGAGCATGCCGGGACCATAGGGGATCCTATCCCGTATTTCCCTCCAATGGAGATATTCAAGGATAAGTATTATATCCAGAACGCTGATGTATATAAGTGTACTAGGGATAGCGGAACTCCTCTTAGTCATAATCTAAAGGACTTGATCGGGTTGTATGTTGAGGTTGTACAGGGCTAGTCGTATCTACCCCCCCCCTATATTTGGCTTGTGATATGATACAAGTTATTTTTGGCATAATAAAATGACATTTGTAAATATATTTAAGTATGGCATCACAAAAATTTGGTTTCGTAACCGTCGACCCGGTATCAGGATCAGGAGATCAGGCGGTTAATTTCTCCGGTGAGAAACACACCGGTCGTCTTCAACGCACTATCAACCTTACGGTCACCACGAACGGCGGGGCTAAGAAGGCGTTGGTAGTTAATCAGGCAGCGGCTGCTGAGGTGGTAAGATCAGACAGCCCTAACGCTTCCGTGCAAAAGACAGGCGGTAATGTTACCATCACCGGTAAGTCTAACAGTACTAAGCTTACGTTCGCGGTCACGCCGGCTGAGGATAACGGGCTTACGTTACAGCTCCCGGCTAACTACACGGCGGCTGGAAAGACTACGGCTAACGGAGCGGTTATCGCCGACGATCCCGGAGCCGCTGGCGAGTTCGTTTGGAGCATCACGATCTCGGACGTACCGGCCAACGTCACGATCGAGGAACTGACAGCTACATTGAAAGTAACCGCCGCTGGTGGCCAGATAGCCAACGTGACGGTAACTCAAGCCGCTGGAGACTCTACTATCGAGCTTGACAAGGAGACTATTAACTTGGATGTAAATGGTACTCAACAGACGGTTAACGTAACATCTAACGACAGCTGGACTTGGGCGCAAGCAGCCGCCAGAACCGTATTGAGAATGATGGGACGATAATCAGTTTCTTTTCGTTTACTCAGACCCCGATCGACTAAAGCCGGTTGGGGTTTATTTGTTTTGCTATCTTTGCAATAGAACAAAAATAATACAACTATGGCTAATGATTTGAATATTAATTGGAAGGACGGGGTAGGCGAGGTAACGGACCAGCCTCTGACCGTCAGCCCGGGGTCCGGGACCGGAAGCGCCCCCGTTTCCTTTGGCTCGGTGATGAACAACGGTCTTGATCGGACTCTTGAGCTGGAGATAACAACTCCAAAAGGTGTTAAGAAGACGCTCACGGTGAATCAGGAGGGATGCCGGCAGGCTTATATTACGAGTGACGGCAAACGATGGCTGACTAGCGACAATCGGGTGTATGGGGTTTTGAAAAGCGATGCTCCATGCGAATGCACGGGTGATTGCCCTTGATATTTTGTTTTTACGAATTTTGTAATTACATTTGTGGCGCATGTCCATCACCATGCTTTTCGTCGCTAATTTATTATAAGGGATACCGGTCTGTGATGGGATCGGCATCCCTCTGTTTTTTTTAATATGGAGAAGATAAATGTTTTCGATGTTCAGGTTCCTGATGGGAGACAAATCCGTTGTATGTCGTATAATAAGGTTACTTATTTTGATCTTGACGATATATGTAAGTTATGTTTTGACTCATACGATCTACATGATGTGGCTGACACTAAGGTAATGAGTGAGTTCCTGCACCGAGAGGGTGGTCGTTATTGGACTACGATAGATGGCGTAAGGCAGTTGTATCGTAGGATTGAGTGCAAGATGTGTTTTGAGGTTATAGAAAAATTAAAAAAATTATGAGAGAGCAGGAATTTGATTTCGTGGTATATCCGTTGAAGTTGATTATCACGGTAGGATTGGATTACGAGACGTTATGTAACCGTTTCGAGAACATGGAGCCGGATCATAAGGGAGAATGGGGTGATAAGGATGATATGGATAAGGAAGCGTCTTTCGTGAATCTGGTAAGGGATAGGGACGATGATGGTAAATTCGCCATACTTTGGAATTTTTCAAGCGACGATGATATAATGATGAGAAATATATGTCATGAGTCGTTCCATATAGCCATGAGCGTGTGTCAGTTCTGTAATATGTCGCTTGGATTTAAGGTCGGGGAGGATGAACATGCGGCGTATATAGCCGGCTTCGCTGGTGATTGTGTTAGCGAGTTTATCAACAATAAGGATATGGATTAGACTATAAATTCATACAAGGGATACAAGAATATCAGCCTCCGCTTATTCGTGGAGGCTTTTTATTTATCTTTGTGAAAAACATTTATTTATGAGCAGTTGCGTAATTAAAAGGAATAAGGAAGGTAAGATAGCTCGTGTCTTGACTCCTTCCGGCGAGGTATCCACCTTGTTCGATAAGATAGCGGGTATAGCCGCCGTAAGTGACCTTAATAAGGCCGCTGAGGCTTATATGACTATTTATAACGATAAGTTCAGGTCTAAGTTCGGAGACTGGACGAGATCCGTGCCAAGAAATAAGGAGGCTGCCAGATCCATAAGCGCCAGACTTAGCGCCAGCGAGTGGGGGCAACTTATGTCAGCCAAGGTCCTGTCCGCCATAAGCGACATGGATGCCCCAGCGTTGGCCAGAAACCTTGGGAATAGCGACAGTGTCGTGGCTTATCTTACCTCCGGAGAGGTAGGTGATGTCAATGATATGGCTGTGGTAGATACATCCACGGTACAGGAGGTGGATCTGGATTCCATAAACGAGGATAATATTGGCGATACGATACTGAAAGAGGCGTCATGGGATGATATAAGGGCTATCAGGGAGAATATAGATATTAAGGAGACAGCCCGTATGTTATGGAAGGCCGTGGAAAGCGCTTTTACCGGTCAACGACCTAATATCAGGGTGAAGGGCGGAAATATAGATGGGGAGATCATATTTTCTGGTAATGTCTTGCCGTTAAATGATATTGAGAATTATACGCCTCCATCTTCAAGACTGGTATATGATTCCGGTGAGCCTCGCCTGTTCTTTAGATCGGATGACGGCAAGATACACGAATCTTACGCCAACGCCATAAAAGGCTCTTCCGGAGGGCGGATCGAGGCCGGGTTCTTGGCCGGCAGTGTCGAGGAGAGCGACGTCCCGTCCGGTACGGCTGATATCTCCTTTGGCTCTTCCTCCATAACCCTTAATAATAACGAGTCGTTCATCCCTATCCTTGGTATTAGCTCAGACTCAGATATAAGCACTCGTGGAGGGTTTGTCAATTACCTTATCAAGAAAGGTCTGTTGAGCGGGGAGCGTATAAGGTTAGGGGATAGGTATTATCTTACCGGAGCCGGCAACTCTGATGGTCTTAAGATCTATAACGCTATGGACGCCTTGTCTAGACTAAGGAACAGGTTTGGTAGTATGTCTTCTGAGATGAACGTATTAGGCTCCATCGGTTTTGATACGGAGGTAAATAACGATCTTGATCTTATCACGACATCAGGGGAGAAGGTTACGGTAAGCAGATCGGAGATAAAGGGCATGTTAAGGCAAGGTAAGTTTGAGGAGCTTAATAATAAGTATGATGGGTTCATGGAGCTAGCCTTGTCGTTGATGATGGAGGATAACGCCTTGTACGGAAGTAATGTCCGTGGGGTTATTGAGAATGAGAAGGCGGAGGATCTTCAGAACAGGACTGATATCACCAACATCTTATCCACGTTAGGTATTCGGGTGATGGGTATGTCCGAATATATGGATAAGTATAAGATGCGTAATGGTGTCGAGCCTTCGGCTAGGGCCTTATCCGATATGGCTAATGGGGTTATTGCCCTGGCTGAGGGAGCTACGGTAGAGGATCTTAATGAGGAGGTGGCTCACTTCTTGATCGATACTTATCGTAATCAGCAGGAGATTGACGAGGTTCTGGACTCTGTTGTCGACACGCCATTATGGAATCAATTCGCCGGTCGTTACTATGAGGTGTATGGGAAGGAATACCAAGGGGAGGAACTGGATCGGATGGTGAAGCGGGAGATCCTAGGTAAGACGTTGGCCCAGCGGTTCGTACCGGGCATGGAACAGGCGGTGGAGGATCTGGCCTCGTCCGAGGACGCCCAGCTCTCCTTGTTTGGCAGGATAATCCGGGCTATAAGGAATTTCTTCTCTACCCAAAGATCAGACTTGAATAAGGTTCTTGATAGGATAAAGGAGTCGGCGTTAGCTGATGATCCAAGCGCATTTGACGTGCTTCTGTTAAAGGATAGCGACCATCTTATGTACTCATTATCGGATGTTGATGTGGCTAATAAGCTGATCAAGAACGGTAGGTCATTGGAAAGACTATATACCAGATTGCAGAGGATGAGGTCAAGCCAGAGTCAGAGGATCGGTGAGAGTATCTCCCTTCTACGTGATATAGGCGAGAAGGTAAGACAAGTCGGGGGTGAGCTAAATAAGAATAACAACCTATTATCCACCAAGAGCGTCATAGCGACCGCCAAGGCTGAGGTGGAGTATTTGGTCACTGTCGCCAGTAGCCTACGTAAGAGCGGAAAAGGATTGGATTATGAGACGATACAGGTTATCGATAACGTATATGGGGAGATAGTTCCTCTGATCAGGAACCTTCGTGGATTCGTCAATAATCAGGCGGCTGATTATTATGGCAGCAATAAGGTTGGTATGGTAGAGGATATGGATGATATATTACGTATGGCTGAGACATCCATGTCTGATATAAATGCTCTTCGAAGTGATCGTAATGAGGACTGGCTGGATGGACAGCTCAGGATGTTCAATATCCCGGAAAGATATTGGAATGGGATAAAGAAGTTGATAAATAACATCCATAAGGATATCAATGTCATGTCCCGGTTCTTTGGTACGCTGGAGCATAGTGGTAACGCTATTTTAGGTATGTTAGGCCAACGTCTAGCCAAGGCCCATAATGAAGCCCATATCGAAGGTATATCTAATATCAATAAGATGACTAGGATGATGAAAGAGCGTGGATGGGGGATAAAGGATAATGAGGATCTTATACAGAAGATAAATGGGAAGAACTCGGATTACCTTGACTCGTCCCGTGATTTCGCCAAATACGATTTACTATACAGGACCGAGCAGGCTAAGGCTATTATCGATATATATGATCTTAAGAATGTTACGGGTAAGACCGAGAAACAACTTATCGACCTTCTTCTATCCGATAGAGGCCTTAAGGTGAAGACCCGTGACGACATAGTAGGATATGACGGGGATAAGCCTATCACTAAGGAGGTATATCATATATTCAAGCCTACCATCCAGAATTTTGATATCTCGGACATGACGTTCGAGGATCAGCAACGGTATCTGGATACGATAAATAAGTGGTTGGATGAGAACCGGGAGAAACCTATGGTGCAGGCTTATTACGATAAGATCGAGAAAGTCAATAAGAAGGTCGAGGAAAGACTGGGTCGTAGGGTATCGCAAGCTACGTCCGATTTCATGACCCGTATCCGCAGGAGCCGGTATGTGGCTATGGATAAGTTCGTGAGGAACGGGAAGGTCGATTGGAAGGCGTTTCAATCCGATCCTATAGCTTGGAGATCTTATCTGGATATTTTACGTGATAGGGCTATAGCCAAGAGCGAGTGGTATTCCGATGGGACACCAAAGGAAGAGGGATCCGAGGCTCTGATGATGTCCGAGGAGATCAAGGCATGGGACGAGGCGTGGGCCGAGGAGTTCGGGAATACCAACGAGGGTCGTAAGGCTTCCGCCGAGTTCAAGGAGATACTTCGTGGGATAGAGCGGTCCGAGGGCGGTAAGGCGGCGTTCGAGTTCCTGCTAGCTGGCGGTCATCTTGGTTTCTCTAAGGATATGTGGGGATCCGAGGAGGGTGATTATTACAATAATCTGGTTGATAAGATCACGGAGCAATCCGTGTCATCGTCAAGGATAGAGAAGGTAGAGGAGGCGATGGCGACAATAAACGAGATCAATGACCAACTAAGGCCTTTGCTTATCCAGTACCGGGATAGCACGAGATACGGGGAATATGATTTCGATAGGTTACGTGGATCCGCCTCGTTAAGGAAGATAAACGAGTTATATGATCGTCTGGCCGAGGCTAAGAGTGTCATTAATGCCGCCGCTTCCGCTGAGGCTATTGAGATGGATATGCCTGATACGGTGGAGAGTGGAGTCACGGATTCTTACCGTAACGCTTTAAGGGATGCCATGGCATACGACAAGGGTATGGATGAGATTAAATTCGCCAAGGAGCATATGTCCGCCCGCTCCCGCAGCCAAGTGGAGCGGATGGCCTCCAAGCTATCCCGGAAGAACCCGTCATGGACAACCGTGGAGGTGGCGTTCTTTAGAAAGAAGTACGGTCCTGACTTCAACAATAAGCTGGCTAATGATATAGCTATGGGTAAGGCTAATAGTATACTTATCGAGTACGCCAGAACTCGGCTATATCCTTATATGAGAAAATACTCTCCCAAGGGGTATTCTGGCTTCGTCAGGAAGATAAATAACGGTACGTATAAGGTATCCGAGTTCTTTGATGCCATGGAAAATGGTATATCAAAGGAAGAGAGCGTATCCCGTTTCGGGTTCGATATTAATATGATTGACTTATCGATCAATAACCAGTGGCTAGAAGAGGCCGATGCCGAGAGTTCTTTCCGTAATCCTAATTATAATCCCGATCTGGGTTATGGATATCATACGCCTAGGTTCGATAAGTACAAGAACGAGGCTTTTTTCAAGAAATACGGTATTACCAACGAGGGGGAGGAAGCTACGATCAATAAGGATAAGTGGGAGATGAGGAAGGAGCTGCTTAACATAAGCCGTAAGGCTATGGAGGATTATGATGAGCGATTCCGGAACATCTACCAAATACCACAGATATCCAAGGGCGGCGTGGAGAGGATGGTGCAGGCCGGGGTTGACCCGAAGGCGGTCATCGGCAACGCCGTACGTGATATCGTTGGCGAGAGGGTGGATGACCCTATACATGGTCAGGGGCAAGACCTAGGAGGGATTGATGAGAACGATAACAAATATCGCATGATCCCCAAGTACTATCTGAGCAAGCTAGAGAATGCCGATGACGTATCCCATGACTTCGCGTACTCCTATTCTATGCTATCCCTTCAGGCGGCATCTTATAAGTATAAGAGAGCTGCTTTGGATGATGTTATGGGATATAGGAATATGATGCTTGAGACACAATATGATGGGGGAAAGAATCCAGAAGCCACTCATGCCTACAGGATGTTTCAGGACTGGGTTAACGCCAGTATCTATGACGTTAGGATAAACAATAAGCGGACTGAATGGAATATAGGCAATTATAAGGTCGATCTTAATAAGCTGGCCCTTATGTTTACCAAATTCGTATCCAAATCCAACTTAGGCTTCTCCCCATTCGTCGCGGCTACCGGCGCCCTTACCGGGCAGGCCAACTTCCTTTTGGAAGGTATGGTAGGGCAGTATATAAGCAAGGACTCCATGAAATACGCCTATGGGGAAGCTCAGAAGCAATTAAGTACGTACGTGTCGGAGATCGGGGATATAAACCGTACCAACAAATTATATGTCGTTGGAGAGGCTCTAGGCGTATTCAATGTCCGCAACCGTGTACGATCGGCGGCGTATAACAAGATCTGGAGAACCTTATTCCGGGACCTGCCGTTTAAGATGATGGAGGTTCTTAACTCCCCGTTGGATCCGCAGGTCATTATCTCGGTCATGGATGATACCCGCCTATACGAGGGTCAGTTTTGGTCATACTCCAATTTCAAGGAGATGATGATGAAAGACAGAAATATGTCCGCCAACGAGGCTAAACGTGATTGGGAGCGTTTAAGGGATTATTCTATGTGGAACATGGTAGATGTCAAGGATGGAAAGATCGTGGCTAAAAACGAGGCTAACAAGGATATTATAGACAGATACATACCTACCTTGTCCAGCAGGGTCAGGAGCATGGTGCAGATCTGCGACGGCGCCTTGAACGAGCAGAACCGGGTGGGGGCTAGCCGGAACGCTATCCTTAACATGGTTCTGCCTCATCGTGGATGGTTTATATTGGCCGTGCAGCGGGCGTATAAGAAAGCCGGTTTCAATTTCCAAACCAACCAGTTCGAGGAAGGATATATGAGAACATTATGGAGATTGGCCGGAAATGTCTATGGCTCGATGTCCGAGGGTAGGATGGGGGAGGCATATGACGTGCTTAAGGAAGAGTATGATAAGCTTACCCCCTACGAGCAGATCAATATCAAGAGATCGATTATCAATATGGCGGTATTCGCCACGATGATGGCTATAGGACGGGCTTTGATGGGATATAGGGAGGATAATGAGGATAGCTGGTTCGGGCAGTTCATTACCTATATAGGATTTAGGACGATCAACGAGATCGCTTCCCAGACATCCCCGTTCATGGAGCTTAACGCCATAGACATGCTACAGGACCCGCTGGTCACCGCCCGGAAGTTAGGCGATCTCACCGATCCTCGGAACTGGGATCCGTTCGCTACCGTCCAGACCGGCGTGTATAAGGACGAGAGCAAGCTATGGAGGCAGCTCATGAAGTTCTCGTTTGGTAAGCAATGGTATAATATCAAGACGGCTAGGGATATTAAACAGACATCCGACTACTGGCTGATGACCAACGGCATGACGATGGGATTCTTCCTAGGTGGTAGGAATAAGGATGAGTCCGGGGAGGACGCTAATTGGTATTTTGATAGAGGAAGATAGCTGATATAGTATGACAAAAAAATAGCCAGTCAATTGTTTAAGACAATTTGATTGGCTATTTTTGTATTCCTATCTATCCATCTCGGACGGATGGGAATAAATATTCTATTCATGAATGTAAATGTAAGCATTTATTAGGATTCTTCAAATAGCCAAAATTAAATTATACAAAATAAATATAAATTATTGTTATTTCGGTTTGTAGCATAAATATTATGGTTATATTCGCATCATGAAACAATGAATGACGGGATCTCACTTCAAGGTCATTCAATGTGTAAGATATTTTTGGCTCATTAGGATTTGTCGAGGTGAGATCCGGCATTTCCTTTTGAGCCTATTTTTTTATATTATGGATAATCTTGTTTTTATTAATGAATCTAATGATGTGTTGACAGACAGCTTGAGAGTAGCTGTTAAATTTGAGAAGGATCATAGCAAAGTTATAAGATCTATAGATGATTTGTTAGAAAAGAGTTATGTTATTGATACTGAATGTAATCCAAAAATGGATTTACATAAAATGTTTTGTTTATGCTATGATGACATACCTCAACCTAATGGTGGATTTAGAAAATCCAAAAGATATGTAATGAATAGGGATGGATTTACTATACTTGTTATGGGGTTTACTGGTAGCAAAGCTATAAAATTTAAATTGGAGTACATGAATGCTTTTAACGAAATGGAGGCATCCATAAAAAAGAATCTTCCGCATAATTACATAGAGGCATTAGAAGCGTTGTTGGCATCCGAGAAAGAAAAGCAGGCGTTAGCTGAAGCTAAGAAAGCGGCAGAGGAGGCTAAGAGAATATCCGACAATATTATCAAAGAACAAGCTCCCAAAGTAGGATTTGCTGAAACAGCTATTATGGCCAATGACAAAGGTGATGATATGTTGATTCGTGATGTTAGGAGAGAACTTGAGTCTCATGGATGTGATATAGCGGAAAGATCGTTAAGAGAGTTTTTACAAGAGCAGGGTTTCTTTTACAAGAATAATAGAGAGTGGATATTAACGGAGAATGTTATGAAGAAGGGTTACGCACATTACAGATACAACACGGATACCGGGATCAGGAATACGGTTTATATGACCAGAAAGGGATTTGAGAAAACGTTATATAATATCAGGAATATACCTAAATCAAGAGAATCCTTTATTTCTTTTGGCGGTAAGATATTCGATTAAAATAGTAGAAGGATAGGATATTATCATCCTATCCTTCTTATTTTTGTTATACTAAATTATAGATCCATCTTTTGTGACTATAGGAGTTCCTGCTGGTAATATCCTGAAATTAACGCCAACTATTATAAAATTTCCTTCTGGATCTGGATCTTTACATATTAAATATTCTTTCCCATGAAAGCATGTACGTTTAGGATCGTTTAAGAACTCATCGAATTGGGCTAACTCATCATTCTTTAACCTGAACTCTTGTTGATAATCTTTTGCTGTCTTCATATTTGTAATTTTAAAAAGTTAATAAAACTAAGTTCTTAGATGACGAGGCATTCTACCTACTCCACAAAGTTTCCCATCCTCTGATTTGACAATCTTTATTCCATCAATGGAATGGTAAATGTTTCTTGTAGGGTCATTTAAAAATTCTTTAAAACTTTCCAGTTCTTCATCTAATAAGAAAAATTCTTTCTTGCAAAATTCGATGCTCATATAAGGGCGTTCCTCGATGACTGGTTCAAGAGACGGAATAAATCCAACAACCTTTTCGGTAGAAGATCTTTGTTTTATAAAACTTTCAGCTTCTTCCCATGAGGTTGCCCATATTTCACCAGCATACTTCTTACCATTGATTTGATACTCTGTAGCAAATTTCTTTTCTTCTTTTTCCATGTTTGTAATTTTAAAAAAAAATAATAAATTGCGATAAAACAAAAGTTGGACTAGTCTAATATCAACTTACCAATCTCCGCCATCATTTAATATACCATCAATAGTAGTTATACTATTTTCTATGTTGCTACCTCCATATTGCGTAAATTCTGGTGTAGGATTATAATCTGTATCTCCGCGCATCATTACATGAAGTGAGCCGCTGGCGGAATATAACCAAAGACGCTCACCATCCTTTTCCCATTTCTTGGCCAATCTTCTCAATGAGTCGATCAGCTTGCATTCCTCCGGGGTGCATTCGATCCCCGCTCTAGTATGATATTTCATTCCCATATTATTGATTTGTTTAATTTACGAGCCTCTGATAAGGCTCGTGTTAGTATATCCTTTTTTCTTATAATCTCCTTATATCTTTTGATATTCATTTTTATTATCTTCATAATAAGTTCTTTTGTTTTAATAACACCAACATCTTATTCCAATCAACATATCCTTTATCCGTGAGCGGAGTGCCGATATTCCTGTCATCTATATAATAATCACAATACAATTTTGGTGATGATGATACTGGTTCAGGATTATAATTTACTGAGTATAGATTAATATGGTTATATTTGAACCAATCCACCGCATCCTGTAGATATCTACCATCTCTCACTGTATACAATATCAGTAGATTCCTATCAGCTAATTTCCTCAATACGCTAGCAGCCCCGATATTGTCTCCTACATAAGGGTATAAGTCTGTCACGCATGTCCCATCGAAATCTATTCCTATTATTTTCTTCATATTATATATCTTATAATAAATACTCTTCTATTTTCTTAGCCATATCAATAAGCATCTCACATCTAAGGTCGTTAAGATCCTTACAAAACCTCATCTCCTCCTCATGCTTTTCCTCCGGCGATCTGTTATCACTTATACTGTAGCATGGTGATGAGCATATCGGTATGGGCTTCATGGCATCTATGGCTAATTTGATAGCCTTTTCTTTGATATCGCTTATATTAATTTCTTTTTGCATCCAGATCATACCGCTATCATGGCAATCAGGAAAATCGACATGATCCGGGTCACGTATTAAACAGCTTCCCTCGTTATAAAAACAGCATCCTGTACAATGATCTTCTTTTATCTCCGGGACAGCCACGTATGTCATTCCTTTGTATATTCTAACTTCTCCTTTTCTTACCTTATTTATCTTATTCATCTTATCAGATTTTTATATCCTACACGTTTTAATTCCTCTTCAGTAGCTTTCTTCTTCGGGAACTTCCCGTGCCATTTACCGGGCACCACGACATCACGTCCGTCTGGGCTGGTAGCCAGCCTCCCGCATTCGCTGCACAGCCCCATGCCCTTGTACGGCTGTAGTTCCTTGGCATAGTCGAATTTGTCCACCATATACTCGTTTGTCAACATCCAGTAACTAGACGTAGCGGTATTATCAACGCAACCGCATTTAGCGCATACAAATAAGCTCATAGTAAATTATTTAATATCATTATCCTTCTTATCATCGTCAATCCTCTCCACCTTAATCGTCCCCATATCACCTGAAGGTAACGTGATATCACTATACACATTATTCCAGTCCTCGTCAATGGCCAACTGATGTAATATCGACCTATATATTTGGTAGGTGTTGCCGATAAGTCTCTTCCTATTTATCTTATCCTTACTGCCTCCATCGTACCCTATATGCTCAAAATCCTCAAGATCTGGGAACAACCTTCTTCTTATCGCTCGTGAGTTATTGACTATAAAGCTTCTTATCCCCAGCGATTCCGTCCTATCCATATCATCTATCAACGTATCTGTTGTATGCTGTAGATCCATGTCACCCGCCGCAAATCTACTGATGTCTTCCACGCATTGTGAGATCAACATCAGTTGCTCCCTTGTTAAGGTTATTTTGTAAAGTTGTTTATTGTTTATAACCATCTATTTGTTCTTTATATTAATTACTTCCATTTTATACTTCTCTGGATACTCTAGGCATGTGCATACTATTAAAATAGAATCATTCAACATGGTTACTTTATTACCCCTATCATCTACATAAACAGTTTTAGGATAATAATCAACATCTTCTTCTTTTTTATCTTTACATCCTATCATGATAAGAGATAGGATGATGATAATACCTATTTTAATCTTCATCATATTCTATGCTATTTATAATCTCTTTTATAACGTCCTTAATGCTAACATCATCATTAGATGATAATGATCTATGTATGCTTATCGCAGCTCCTTTAACTCCTAGTCTTATACCTAGACTCAAAAATTTTTTATTAATATCCAGCATGCTTAATGAGCTGAATAAAGTTCGTGATGCTGTATCTGCCATATCATTAGTCTCATCACCGGTAATTGACGATAGTCTACTTAAGGCTGATAAAAGATCCTTACCTGTTTTGCTTGTCACTGTTTTAGATGAATGATCCATCATCTTACTATCCTGTACCTTATTATTTTCAAATGGTATCATAATAAGATCTTTATTGATGCTCTTATCCCAGCATTCTATATAACGATTTGATTGACATTCATGCCCGTCATAAAAGAAGCACTCTTTGCATGGTTCTTCTTTATTGAAACTCGCTGATGCTATCAATACGGTATCATTATCATATATTACATCACCTATTCTCATATTTCATGTTATTAATTTTCTCGATAAAACTACTCATGTAATCACAATCCATATCACAATACTTTAGATGCTTACACATCTTATCTCCGTCCCTTGACAAGAACGGGCATGTATCCCTATGGGAGATTATGACCAAGTCAATTATCTTATCAACGCGCATATCAATATCACTAAGCTATAGATCATCCATGCTATCAACACCCACATCATTATACTCAAATATGTTTGTATGTTCCTTGGGATTTGATATATTTCCCTGAACGTCAGCATCATAAATATGAAAGTCTTTAGGTTCATAACTTGCTATATTTTTCTATATAGTTAACTATCAAATCTTTAACTCCTTTTGGTACATCTACCAGTTTGAGATTACCTTGGAATATGTCCTTGCCGTACTCATCCATAATCTCTCCGAATGAAGGATTCATGACTCTTGTTGACATAGATATCGGTTGATCAGTGTCAAATTTGATAACGATCTTCTTTCCGCCGTTTATCGCCTTTTTAAAAGCCACGTAAAGCTTTCGACCTTTTATTATATCACAATTCCCTTTCATGATATTAGACATATGTATGACATATTCTTTCTTCGCATCTCCGGGGTTGTCCATAAGCTTAAGATCTCCTCCCGTATCTCTCCATTTCCTGAAGCACGAGAAACATAAACTATGATTTGCCTTGGCGTGTCTAGGTATCATCCTGCTGCTGCCGGCTGGGATCGTATCGCCACAGCAGATACACGTCCTATCCTTGTTGGTGCGCATCGGCACATAGCTCTTTATCGGGTATTCTTTTCTTTTATACATCTTCTTCTGTTTTCAAAATTATCATCACCATACTCATAATTAGGACAAGCTTTGTTGCTTGGACGCCTTACGTATGTTGTTTGTTTCCTATTATGTTTCCTGTTAGGGTTTATATAATGGTCACACACCTGCCAAATAGAACAACATACCTTGCCATATCTTTTCGCCCATTCATTATCATGCAGATGTACGCAAGTGCCGCAAGTCGGATTCTTAAGCTTATCCCTGTTGTTATCTATAATATCTTTAATCTTATCGAGAATAACATACATATTCTCAATATCCATATCATTAAATTCATTTGGTACCGGGAGATACATTATCGAGCTTATATCTATATCTATTCCCTTTGACTTGTCGTAAGCTGATTTGTACTTCCTTCTCATCAAATCCTTTAATTGATTTACTTTTCTCTCATAAGTCCCCATATTTCACTCAGTTTTCCACCCTTGTTTCTTTAATAGATCCACCATCATCCCCTTTATCTTAGGACTGATAGCCTCGGTAAGTATATCAGCGGCCAAGTTAATAGAGAAGCTTGTCATTCTGGATTCTCCTATATACTTCTCGCTGGTAATTTCTTTCACATAATCGTGGATATCCTTAATCATCTCATTTTGAGATCTTAGGAGATCAAGTATCTCATCGAGTTTATCATTCATTTTTTTTCTCAAATATACCTGACAATAACCAGATAACCACTATCAAAAAGAAACACAACCCAAGCGCCTCATCCGGATAATCATGCATCGCCTCTAAAATGTCCCTCATAGCTTAATGTCCATTTTGCCAATTATACGATAGAAAATATCCCTAGTCAGCTCAATATCATAAGTAGCGTCATGGAGCTTATTCTCGTCGATCTCAATGCCCATGGTTTTGGCTACGGTCATCAACTTAAAGTTCTCCATATCGTTACACCCATCAGGAACGGTGTCACCATAACATATACATCCATACAGTTAGGATAGAACCATGATCCGAAATACTTATCCCCACATTGCTGGAATAAAGCCCGTAGGAAGCTGTTATCGAATCCAGCGTTGTTATACCCCACTAAATACATTTTATCCCTCTTGTCGAACTTATCCACGTATTTGGATAATATACTAACGAGCTGTCTGTATCCATCTTCCATAGGCTGATACGACTGCACTTGCTCCAAGGTAACGCCGGCCACGTCCAGCGCCTCCTGCTCTATCGTGGCGGCCGGGTTCGGGGCTAGGCGGATGTCGAACCTCTCGGCCTCCTGCCCGTCGATATCCACGATCCCTCCTATTTGGTGTATCCCGTTTCTCCAAAATTTGACCCCGGTTGTCTCTAAGTCAAAAAATAACAGCTTGCTCATATTTATTGATTTTTAAAATGTTCCTTAATCTTCTCCAATGCCTCATAAGATAGATAGCTGTCTATGGCCTTATTGCTATTCACTTTCATCAACTCATCAAACAGATCTTTAGCCAGTACTTTCCACTGTTCTCCCCAATCAAGAAGATTCTCAACTTTTGATCGTATATCCTTGAAATAAGAATCTACATCTGATTTAATTGATTTTGAATAGTATATAACATCTCCCTCATCCCTATCCATAATATAATCACATTGTGTCTCGATATCTTTTATATGACTATCTATATCACTACACATATAATCAACAGGTTTACGTATATTGAATATAGCTTCTGACGTAAGACCGGTTATATTTTGTATGTCTTTTAAATTATCCATGATTTAATCAACTAAATACCAACCATCCACCTGCAAATCCCATTGCGAAAATATATAAGATTATAGATGTGAATAATATCCAATCTTTTGCGCTTAGCTCATTATTATCTCTCTTTATTTTCTCAAGATAATCATATATAGCTGTATAAACAGCATGGTGAATATTCTCGTCTCTAGCCCTTACGATATTATCATATTCATTATATCCTAGATTATAGGTGGCGCTTTCGATCCTTATATTCCCCGTAACCTTTTTATTTACATCGAAATCGAAACTAACCACTATATCGGTGGTTAGAGCGCTGGCGATTTTGCTTTTTATCTCATCATTACTGAGATTAGCATCGTGCACTAATCGCTCATAGTCTTTATCGTCAAGAATTATCTGTTTTTTAATGTTCATATCCCTAATATTTCTGCTACATAAACAAATCCATAACATATATAATTATCAGCGTCATGCTCACCCCAATTCACATGCCATACGACGGCGCACGGGAAATATAATGGCATATCCTCAGCCATAGGATCCTCTTTGAAGTCATCAATGTTTATCTTCTCCCTCCACCTCCACAGGTCTTGGATATCGTTCAAAATTAATTTCTCCATAACTATGACGGATATTAGATGTTAGTAATTCTATAGCCAAGCCGATCATGGCTCCCGCTTCAGTAAGTTGATTCATTTGGGCGTACATTCTATGCTCTGCACTACGATAAGCCTCTCTACTACTTATGGTGTCTAGTAAATCATCTATAGCGTTTCTAAGAAGATCGGTCATCCCATGCCCTCCTATGCCTTTGAAATAATAAATATCACGACCAGCGTAAAACATGTCCTGATATCTTTTAGCTACATACTCTATCCCGGATAGATGGTATTTTTCGTTGTCTATCTCCACCTCTCCTTCTTCTATAGCTCTCAACAACTTCCAATCTATCTTTACATCAGCTTGACGATTTTTTACCTTTACATAGGCATATCCGCCATAATGAGAACCCAGCGTCCTCATTGTAAGTTCATTGACTTTTTGTTTGTCTCCATCCATAATAATCTGGTTTTTAATGTTGATACAAAAGTAAGATTTAAACAAAAATAAAAGCATGAATAATATAAAAATAATATTAATCATGCTTAAATATAAATATATCCCTTCTAGTTCTCACGGATATACGTATTCGTACTCATCTGGAGGGGATGTCTTGTATTCAACATCGCACTCCATATTGGTGTAATAGTTACCCCCTTTTCTGTATACTAACGCTACCCAACAGTCATATTTTTTGCTGTATCCTATAAGAGGGACATTGGCCATAGGTGGATTATCCACCGTTTTGTATCTTATTCTTGTTACTTGCTTCATGTTCTCATGGATATAAATATTCATATTCTTCCGGTGGATATATTTCAAATTCAGCATCATACTTCATGCAGGTGTAGTACTTATCCCCTCTCCTGTACATTACTTCCCACGGACAGCTATATTTTTTGTTGTATCCTAAAAGAGGAACCCCTTCTATAGGAGGCTTATTTTTCGTTTTGTACCTTAATTTTGTTATTTGCTTTATGCTCATATAATCTTATGTTTAAGTAATTCCATCATCATCGAAAATAATGTGTCTACAAGAAGTTTCTCACTACTCCAATATATAGGAATCTCATCTATATCTCTATACGTTACAGACCATGCATGTTCTAGCTTATAACATTCGAATGTAGAACCATCTATCTCATATGGGAGTAAATTCAGTAACGTCCCTACATCCCAAACCGGGTCGGATATATCCGGGGTAACGGCCTCGATCAGTCCTATACGACCAGCGTCATCCTCCATAGAATGCAATGAGTCAAGGTACTTGTCTCTGAAGCCGATGGCGGTGGAGATAGGGAGGCCGGCCTCGACCAGCACCCTCCCCTGTTCTTTTGTGGTGAATATTCTTTCCTTCATAATTTCATTTTCCTTTCTACTGTAACTATCGTATCATTATGCCATCCCCCATGAGCCACTAGAAGAATCTCCTGCTGCTCGAAACCAAGCCCTGCCCCTATACCGCCGGAGTTCCATGCACAGGTAATGACCACCCCGCCCTTCTTGGTGATCCTAGCTATTTCATTCTTCTGCCTAGCCCAGTAGCTGGATTGCGTTGTTTGCATATCAACAGATCCTCCAAGTCTTTTATACGACTCAGATACCTGTCTCGCAGAATATGGTGGATCATATAATACCATATCAGCTATATTATCATCAAGATGACACAAGAAGTCCGTGGCGTCTTTATGATACATAGCCTTAGTCTCAGGATCAAGATCGTTGGTTATCGTCCCTATATCGCTGTTTCTGGCGAACGGATCCACTATAACCATCCCCTCTTCTCGATATTTGTCTATAAGTTCCCTTATCGGTCTTATGCTGAATGTCTCTTTATTCGGCATTGACCATTTTTTAGTAATTATCATGATCTATGAAGTTTATCCCATTCTTCTTTATCTACTCTTTTACCTTGTATATAAAACAACTGTATTGACCCATCATGAGTGTAAATTGCTTTAGACTTATCATTTTTTAATCTATCGAAAACATTACCAAACCTCTGTGATAATTTCATAGATTGATATTTTTCAAGAAAGTTATATTCTTGATCTGATAAATTTAATTCCTGTTTAATCATTTCCCTGCTTTTGCTCATACCAAATTTGATTGTTTATTTCCTTTTTGAAATTTAATTTCATAATACTTCTAGGTACAGGATCACATATATCCTCCCACCAATTCTTGTGCCCTTTTGGTGGATGTATATCCTTTTTCCATGAAGACCCCTTAACTGTTTTGACTCTTCCGTATGGCTTTATTTTGCTCATGTTTATCACATGTCACATTAGTATCCGTTTCTGATGATCCGAACATAAGCTCATCAGTGATCTTGCGAAACTCCTTTACAATATCATTCATCTGCTTACGCTCTATGCTTCTTAGCAAATGGGCTATCACATCCACTGTCCATCCGTTTCCCGCTAAAGACATGGCCGTATTCGGGGCTATCCCATCAAGGTAATCATCCGGCAATGTCTGTAGCCTACACATCTCCACAGGAGTCAGGTATCTGAACTTATCTTTCATGTCAAAGGCATTAGGATATCTTCCGGGCGGTAATGATGATATCACGTTATCTTTCATGACTGTTGTAAGGCAATTACTTTTCTTAATAGAGGTAGTATTCTTGTCTTTTCTTACTTCCAGACATTGCGTTATTTTCACGTTCTTGTCATAATCCTTTCGATGTCCGTCCTCTCCTATCCTTCTACCGACAATGACTCCTATATATATTCCTCTTATGGCTCCCGGATTCCAGCCCTTGTCATGCTCTAAAATATCATCCAACGATATATGTTTGTCTTTCGGCATTTCTACCGGCCAATTACACCAATAAAGACGATGCCGGGTCTGTGCCGAGACCAAGGCGCTATCGATCTCCACCGGCTCTACGCCCAGCTCCTCCGTTATCACTCGGCGATGCTCGTCCCGCATCCGGACGTTCTCGCCCAAGAACAGGATCTTACCTTTGGTCTCCTTCTTTAAATACCTTACGATGTCCGAAAAGCAGAAGAAAAGCCTTCCCCTTGCGTCCATAAACCCCTTACCCTTACCTGAGCTAGAGAAACTCTGGCAACAAAATCCTCCCATGACCAGATCTATGTCTTTCCAAGGGATATCCCATGTTCTCCAGTTATTGACATCCCCTAACTGGATGATATTCGGAAAATGTTTTTGACTTACCTTTATGCATGTCTTGTCTATCTCCGAGGCGTAATAAGTATCTATAGGTATGCCGGCCCTCCGTAACGCTAGATACCCACATGATATCCCGTCAAATAATGATAATACTTTCATATTATTTATCGTTTAGGTATATAATCACTTTAATTGTGATATTACTCTAATAGCATAGAAGGAAACGCCCTTTCTCTCATCATTTGGATAAAACTCATTCCCGTTATAAGTCACTAACCATGCTTTCTCATAATTATATTGAGTGCTAGTCCAATAACTTGTAGTGCCTTCGTCTATATCTAATCCATCGATAAGAGACATGCATCTGTTAATCTCATCTAAATTATTTATGATCTCCATCCATTCTCCCACTGATGCCAGATATCCCATTTGCCCGTTCTTGAATTGAGTAACAGTACATTCATAAGCGGCACTAGCATGCGTATATTCCGCGATACTTTGTGTGTTTTGAAATCCATTAAAATCTTTTTTTGCTTCATTACTTGATGTTATTGTAGTTACTCCTTGGATCAATCCAGTCGTATTAGACCAGCTTCGATTCTTAAGCTCAATACCTGAAATAACGAAGCTGCTGTTGTCGCTTATCAACGCCACTCCTACGGCGTCGTTTCTCCACGAATAATTCCATTTATCACTAGTATATAACTTGCCATTGGTGTGTAAGATATATATACCGTTTGAAACGGTTTGACCGCCTATCATCCTTCTTCTCATATTCTTCTACCTTGCTAATGTATGTTTATAATTCTAAGTTTATCATATTCTTCAGTAAGAATCCCATGATCAAACAATTTGCTAGCGTCTATTTCAAAGTCCCTATATTTGTCAGTTATATTGATATCAGCCCACATGTTCAATCTCCCCTTATCATCCAACTGCATATGGATAAAGCCTTTTGTCACCTTCTTCCCGGCTTTAAGAGCCTCTACGTCTTTATCGGTAATCTTTTTCATGCTTTTAATATTTTATCGTTACAAGTGAACTACTCACGCCTAAAGTCAGGGAAATTCACGCTTAATCCTTAAATTCATCTTTCATCCTGATCTTTATGCCCCCATATGATAATTCCTTATGAGCTGTGACAAAATAATCAACCGCATCTTCATCTAATAAACTATGCGGACACCTTTCCCATACAGGACTTTGATCTAGATGATCCCATGTAGCTACAAGCAACTGATTCTTGTCATTATCAACAGTTATTTTATATGTCCCTATAGTAGCCTTACGTTTAATGATCGCTCCATTTAACATCTGCTTCTTAGCCCAGCTCCATGAACCTCTCAACCCAAATGTCCTTATAACCCAGTCATTTATCTTCTTCATTTCAAGTTATTTGTTAAAAGCGTAATATAAATATAAATACATAAATTGGATAGGGCTATTCACCATACCCTTATCAGTAGGCTCGTCATACTTGTCAAGCCAAAGACGAAGCGCTTCCCAATCGATATCCCGCCGGTCACAGACCATGCAGGCTAGGTTAGCCCCGAACAGATCCCCTCCGCCACGTAAAGACTCGTTAAATCTCTTGGCTAGCCTTTTCTTGAATCCTTTATTGTACCAAATACCGGAGGTAGCGGCATAACAGTAATAAGCGTTGTATTTCATTTTCACACCCATCTTCTCAAATAAAGGCGTATGCCATATCCGGTCAAGGAAGAATACTATTCCACGATAGATAAAGGTTCGCAGGTTCTTTCTGTATCTTTTCCCCAAGAAGCTATCTACGCAAGATATAGTTCCGCCTGAATAGTACCAGTTATTGGCGCCTCTCTTAACCTTATCCGTCATCTTGAACTTATTTTTCCTATCCTCTACCCTATCCCAAGGCTTTAATTTATCCTCGTTAAATGTCGGGCAATAATGATAGTAATGATTGATCCATGAAAGGTATGGGTTGTATATCGTGTATCCATTATCGCTGACATATGAGTTTATATCATATCCAAGTTCTTTGGCTAGAATAGACCCTTCATCAGCTAACACCTTCAATATCGGGTTCAAGTTCCATATCTGGTCTTGGCTGACGAACATCGAATAACAAGGATCCTCATCCTCCCCATACCATCCTCCCATCCCGCTCACTATTTTATCCAAATCAAGTGAATAATCTTTCCCGGATGAAAAATCATCTCTAAGAAAAAAACCTCTATATGGGATCATGTCATATATACCCGGTTGATCCTCAAACATATGTTTAGCGTTCTCGGTCAATCTGATCAATGTTTGCAAGGCAGAAGATATATCTATGGGCGCATATTCACACCCATAGACCTTATTATTTATCCAAAGATATTGAAGAAGCTCGGCTATGTTAATAGTCCCGTCCTCCACGTATCCTGTCTTGTTATCGAAATTTATTTTGGCTAGAGGTATATTGCTCCCTTGTGGTTGGTCGCTTTCTTCATTACAGCAATGCACGAACCTATCAAAGAATATATTCTTCCAGCCAAAATATTTATCCCTTATCGTCATAAGCCTATTTCTTGTCGTATAATGACATGACGTTAATAAGATCAGCCTTTCTGCACATCCCCTCAAGTTTATTAAAGCCATCCATATTATCTCCACTGACGATAATAGTAGGATATACCTCTATACCGTACTTGGATATCTCCTCATCCGTGGTTTTGTTCTCCGGGATCTGGTTTAACGTGACCTCACCCTCATACTCCTGTAACGTGTTGGCGATAATATATCGCATGTAATCGCTGTACTCAGCGTCTTTCTTCGTGAAAAAATCAATTCTTACCATTTTTAAATAGTTTTTAATTTGTTAATAATTAAATCCGCTGTAAATATAGCGTTATCTACCTCATCTACACTCAACCTCCTCCCATCAAAATCGTTGGACAATAAATCTTTTACGATCTGATATCTTCTCAACTCCCAATCTATGTCTATATCAAAATTAAGATGCCTTACACAATCATAATTCAGCTCCTTACGATTCTTATCAAGGTACTTAACTATCGGGAATGAAGTACCATTGTCAATAGTACGTGCGATCACATTAATGTACCTACCAGTCCTTTTGTCAATAGCTTTTAATTTCTCGTCTACTATTATTTCTCCTGATCCTTCCATTCTATTAACCCTTTGTTATGTTTATCGTAATATAATAACGCTATGGCGTTCCAACAAATTTGTGCCAAATGCATCAGCCCTGTCTCCTTATCATATCTCTCGCCTTTCATGTACGCCGTCATATGGCGAAGTAAAGCCGCTCTATATCTCTCAAATCCATCAGGTATATTCTGCCATGAATTGTCGGCGTATTTCTTAGCCCCCTCCGTATATACCCTCACGATATCCTCTATCTCAGCCAAAGGAAGGAGATCCCACCGAAGCTTGCCGTCGGCCCGGTCGTCCTTGCCGCTGCCGTCTTTCCCTACAAGCGGTCCGCTTTCCACCACTGCGTCTCCTATTTTTGGCTTCCCGAAATTCATCGCCTCATCTGCCGTCTCATCATCAATAAGCCTTAACTTGATAGCCCTGCTTAACGAGACAACCATCTCCTCATCAACCCAAATAAATTTATATGTCTCATCAAATAACGGTTCTATTTTCATTATCCCCGTATTGTCGGCGGTTTCAAGTACCTCAAATACCTCACCATCATAAACAACCTTGTCGTATTTGCTAAATTCCTCTTTCATTTCAAACTCCTTTTTGTTTTATTAATAAAATTCACTAAGATCCCTGCATTCCGGTGTCTCTCCTGTCATAGAATAAAGCTCACCAGATGATAGATATACGCAATGCGAGGTCTTCCCGTCCCTCCACTCGCTTTGCTTCGTAATCCCGCAAATAGCGCAGCGTTGGATCCCCGGGCCTGCCTTTACCCACGAGTGCCGTACGCTCCTCTTCCTTGTCCTGTTGGTGTCGTCAAGTTTTCTCATGATTAATCCTCCAAGGTCGTTACAATTTTATCTTTCCCGATAATAACCTCATTCCCGCTCCTTACATCAAAGCATTTCCCCTCATCTGCCTCCTTGAAATAAAGAGCGCCATTGTACTCGAACAAACCGAAGCCATAATCGTCTAGCTTCATTTCGTTAAGTCTCTTGAATTTGTATATTTTCCCCATATTTTCTGTATTTTTTATATTTTGTATTACTAAACACATCAAAAAGATAGATAAGATCGCTGCTATTATCCCTCCATAAAATTTAGTCGAATCATTCTTTTCATTTCCTTCTACCATCAAATAGATAGAACACGCCATTATTATAAAGGTAGATCCTAGTCCAATCATAACATTTTCTTTGTTTTCAAAAACTCCATCATATCCTCTGCGCTAAGCTGGAAGCCTGCCGCCGCCTTATGACCTCCTCCCCCGGGATAGGTTTTATGTGCCAGCGCCGAGACATCCACCTCCTCTTTGGTGGTATAGAATGAACATCTAAAGAATCTTCCGTTCCAGCAAAATGGCATCATCAGATCATGTCTCTTAGGGTTATACATAGATTCAAATGTAGTAGAGTTAAACTCCGTGGTATTCATACATATAGCCTTGTACCCAAATACATCAGCCTCGAATGAGAACATATTCATCTCCCCTCTGTTTTTCTCTACTATATACTCTATTATAGCCTCCCCGTTATTTATCATATCATTCACTAAGTTGTTATCGGCTTTATCTAGTACATTCTTAACAATGTCTACATCAAGACCGCAATATCCCCTCATCCCGTATTGGAACGCCATGACATCACTCCACTCGAACCGGTCATGATCCCATACATCATAAGCACTCAATAATTCTACCACATTAGGAGTTTTGATGTCATCGAAAAGATATTCCCACGTAAGCTCACAGGCCGCCGTCCCTATACACCTCTTGCCCTTTACCTCGTAATCCCTCATATCGTCTATGGCTGTCTTATGATGGTCTATCCATATGACATCTGTACCTTTATCCTTCCACTCATCGAAAAGGAATCTTGTTCTGTTTCCAAATGACACGTCAACTACAAATACCTTATCATATTTATTCACGTCAGGTATTTCCTTGCCATAATTGTAAGGAAGAAGATCAATGTTACCTTTGAAATACTTTTTTACTATAGCCGCTGACATTACTCCGTCAAGATCAGCCTCATGATATATACATCCTGTCATAATCTATTGTTTTTAATTAAAAAATCTATGTATTCTTTTATCTCCTTATTTCTATCATTATCCCAGTCAAATGTCTCGTTTATGAATTTGAAGTACGATACTGGGATCGAATGTAACATCCACCCACTATACTTTCCAAATGTCATTACCGTAGAGCCAAGGGGATGATCCGGCCTCCCGGGTACAGGGGAGGCGGTAATGCCCTGCGCCAGCCCCCTCCTTCGGTCTTTCTTGGCGGCCTTGATATCCATATCCGTTTTCGTTACCTTATCCCCCATCGGGATATTAGTGATTAGTTTATCGCCGATAAACATCCCCCATCCATATCCCTTGTAGTTCTCTATGCTAAGACCCCGTATATCGCCGAATCTCGAAGAGTTATCGCAGCAGTCAACCACCATCGCACTATCCTTTCCATCCTTGATTCTCACGGCTCTACCAATGGCTTGGTACCATGTAGAGAACGAGAACGTAGGTCTACCGAATACCACGCAGTCCAGTCCGGGATGATCGAATCCGGTTCCGAGGGCGGAATAGTTGAACACCACCTGCGTCCCACCTGACTTGAACCTCTCGACTATAGCCTCCCGTTGTTTCTTTGGCGTGCCTCCGTGAACTACCTCCGCCATGCCAGCGCATATCTTGGCGTTTATCCATTCGGCGGCCGTATTACAGCTCTCAACAGAATCCATAAATACCAATATAGACTTACAGCTATTCTTTAATATCATCAATCGGCGTAAAATAAGGTTGTTTAAGCCATTTTTTCTCACCGCCTCACTAATAGACTCAGCCGTATATTCGGAGCCGTTAGAATTAAGCTTAAGGGCATCTCCATTGAAATCCCATGTCTCATATTTAAGAGGTGTCCAAAATCCTTGCCTTATCATCTCCTCTACCTGTATCACGTGAATCAGGTTCTTGAAATATACCGGTCTCATACGAGTGATGAAATTAAGTTGGGAATATGATATCTGTCCTATCGACATGTTTTTAAGTCTACATGGCGTGGCTGTAAACCCTATCACCTTTCTCGGCTTCAGCTCATTCATGAATGTCATGAACTCACTGCCGTCCTCAGGACTGTATCCGGCATGAGCCTCATCTATCAATACATTTCTGATTCCCATCTCCTTAAGCTGCCCAACAACCTTCTTGATAGACCCTAACGTGGCGTATATCATGTTAGACAGCTCTTTCTTGCCACAGGAGGCGGAATAGATGGTAGCCGGTATGCCATATGATGTAAGCTTATCATAATTCTGCTGTAGCAATTCTTTTGATGGTTGTAATATTATTGTCTTGTCTCCCATCAATCTAGCCGCTTCTGCTATGAGGATCGATTTACCGCAACCTACAGGCCCTACGATCAATACCGGATCATGTCTATCAGAGTTTATGTAATCAGAGATGCTTTTAACGCAATCCTCTTGATATGGTCTTAGTTTATATATCATTTGGATTTATAGTTATCAAAAACAGCCTTTACGTATTTTAATTTCACTGGGCATTCACGATCGTCAAACATTTTTACCATCAATGTATCCATCGTCTTACTTATAGCTATCACCTCTCCCGTGCCCACCTGGGTATGGACTATATCACCTACCTTTATATCGCATTTAATCATGATCTAGTTTCTTATTAAATTCCTCTATCTTGCTCCTATCTGTCTCATTCACCATCTCAGCCTCTTCCTTGAATATGTCATACCCTTCCCGGATATTGTCTCCAACCATATTCTCTATCATCTCCCTTAGCTCATCGCTTCTTACGGCGAAAGATATTTGGAACGATTTACTTGTGCCTTTCATCAGGTAATCAATCTCCTTCTTACATTCTGTCATTAACCGATCCAGATTATCGAACTTAACGAACTTGGAGTTGCCGTTGGCTTTCCTTACCCCATCCTTGAAATCCTCCAATATCCCGTTAAATACATCCGCCATACACATCATGGAATGTAGCCATACCAGCATATTGAATTTATATTCATTATCAGCGTTATTCATCAAACTCACCAAAGACTCGCTTTTTGTCAACATGATCTTCGATTCCCGGTCTACGATATCCTTTATCTCCTGCCGGTATTTCATGGCGCCAACGAAATCCATCTTAGAATAACATTCATTTGATTTCTCTACCAATTTCCTGATATCCTTTCTAGACATCAGAAGATCCAATACCTGTTTTTCTCTTTCGTTTCTATCCATAACCAATTATTTATTGACACAAATATAATTAAAGCCTAGATGTTTACCTAGGCTTTTTAATAAAGTTATTCTTTTTTATTCTTTCTTTTTGAATCATCCCAATCCGATGAGTACCTGCATGTCCCTTGTTTATGGATTGAGAAATCGCACCAAAAACACAAGGGCTTGGGGCGGGGTTCAAGGCAGGCCGGCTGGCGTCCCATGAGGTAGCGTGTCTCATACTTATACCCTTGTTTGGCGTCGTCCCAAACGTGAGCTTGATAGCTATCTACTTTATTTGTCTCGAAATCATACATGTCAAGGAGAATATCGTTAAGTTCCTTGACCGATCTCTCTACTTTCTCCTTATCTACCTTCACGTTCTGATTGTCCAGCATGCGGGTAAAGAAATAGCTGCACATATCCGGCAATACCTTATATTTTCTGAGTATGTAAAAGGCGTATATCGGATGCTGGAGATTGTGAAGCAGCTTATCTTCATCGAATAACTTTCTCCCGGACTTCCAGTCTATCGTATACATAGCTATCCTGTCTTTTGTCTTATACTCTCCACGCCAGTCCACCGATCCTATGATATGTACCTTATCGTACGTCACGCCATCCAAGGTAAGGGGCTTGGGCAGCTTATAGGGCAGGACGAAGCCCTCCTCCACGCCGGCCGGTCTCGACCCCCGGATCACCTTCTCCATTGGCGTAAGATCGGACCATGCCTTCTTATAATTGCCAGCAGCATCCTTCTCAAACAACCCCACAATCCATCTTATTAGTCTAGCCGCATGTTGCATAGACTCGATCTGGGATTTTACGCTATCAAAAGGAATCTTCTCTATATCCGCATAGTAATTGAAAGCCTTACTCATATCCTCATAAGAAGGTCTACATCCGTTCTTGAAGAAATACTCCATTGTCTGGTGGATAACCGTACCATATGACGTAGCCTCGTGCTTCTCCGTGGATCTATTCCCTTCCACGTAAGTCTTATACCATTTATATGGGCACTGGACGAACGTGTCTATCTGCGAGTAAGAGGCGGCGAGAACCTTCTCTCCGTTTATAACCTTACATAACAAATTATTCTCCGGTATTACCATAAAGCTTATCTATTTTTATGTCATGTCCGTATAAATCCATTAACAGGTTTTGTAGATGGTGAAGATCCTTAATCTGAATAGGATCGCTTAGGTCGTCTCCCAGATCCCCAAGGCTAAGATAATACCCATCATCAAAAATCTCTATAGATATTCCGTAGCCTCGATATACATCCCGCCCCTTATCACGCTTGAAATAGATAGTATCAAGTATATTATCATCTATCTCAATAGGCATGACATCATCTTCCCCGGAATACCATTTCATTATCCCATCATCAACCTCACGTTCAAGGATTAATGACCCATTTTCATTACGCATACCGGTAACGCACCCTACTCTCCATATATCGCCAGCCTTGTCCTTTACAAGATTACCTGGTCTTAATTCCTTAACCGAAATCATATTCTTCCTCCTCATGATCGTCATCGCAATCATCGACAAGAGGGGTCTCTAACCCCTCTTCCCAATCATCATATCCGAAGTCCATTACTTACTCTCAAGCCAATCGTACAACATATCCACAAAAATCCCTACAGTTAGTTCATCGACAGATTTATCGCCAAAGACATCATCCGGTATCCTTATATCCATCTTTTCTTCAATCCCTATCAATACCTCTAATAAATCAAATGGATCCATAGCTAGATCAGATGACAAATTACTGTCTTCTCTTACATCGTCAATTACCTCTATATTATTAATGTAATTGAACTCATGCATTTTCTCGAATATCTCTTTCCTCACTATCTCCAATATTTCATCTCTTTTCATAATCCTCTAAATAATCACCCAACATATTTATAAGCTCTCCTACCGTCAATTTGTGATAAGGCTTGACGCCAAGTGCCTCATCGGGGATACAATTACCCGTTTTCTTTTCTACTTCCATTATGACTTCTGCAAAATCAAAGGAATCCATAGCCATGTCCATATCCAGCTCATCCTCGTTCATTATCTGAGCGGCATGATCAAGGCCATTAAATTCACCCATCTTCTCGAATATTGTTTCCTTGACTACTTTTTCAACTTCTTTTCTTTCCATACTAAATCGACATTTTCAATCTTCTACCTAATTCTTTTTTTATATCTGATATCCTTTCGATATCCATCTTAACATCGCCCGTAATGGAGTATTCCTTATCCATCCTCTTGGGGGGATCCGGAAGCCGGCTTATGGCGAACAACCATGCCAGTTCCTTGTTCTTGTTCTCCCTAAGATATAGATCGGATGTCATGCCATACATTTTTATGATCGTATCGAATAACGTTGATTCCGATAAGCTCATATGTACGCTATAGACATTTGATGGCTTCCATATAAGGTTATCCAACCTCATCGTATACTCACGTTTAAGATCTATGTGGGATATTACGGCTCTTACTATAGGTTCTTCCTTGAAGTTAGTATTAGCCACGAACCATACGAGCCGTTTCTCTACCTCCTTGATAGCTCCTGTATCCTTACCCATATCGTTATATACCCCAACGATACGGTCCCGGATCCCCTCGACCTCCGGTGTCAGACCGGGTCTCTATCAGCATCAGCAGCGATCCTCCCCTTGGTGTTATCTTCCACTTCCCGTTCTTTTGAGGCTCGATATAACCAGACGCCTTATAGCTGTCTATTTTCTCTTTTGGAATGACGTCAGCCATCTCCTCCTTTTGCCTGATCATCAAAAGATACCCGACATCGGACATTGTTAATCCTGATGTCATCATCTGTTCAAAATTAATATACATAAGTTAATGAGTTAAAATATTGACCTAATCTTTCTAGCTATTTTCTCTACTATACCAGGATGATCGGTATCGTTGTATATGTTAATCAACGTGCGTAATATATATAGCCTTGTATACTTATCGGAAAGATTGAACCAAGCTTCCTCTATACGACTATTTATCGGCTTAAACATCCTCAACTCAGGTATAAGTTCATATGCTAAAACTTTTTTTCTATCCACTAATCCAAGCATATTAGCCGTTTCGGTTATAGCTGCACACATAGTTAACTCACGTCTACATTCTATAGCATTGTAAGCTCCTATCAATACCCTAAGGCCGTCTGCTTTCGATAATCTCTTTCCCTTTCTCATATTGTTTTACCGTATAAGATTCATTAGCCATACCAACCCTGCCAACTGATATGGATTGATTTATTGATTGATTAAGATGTCCTATAACCGACATCTTAGCCCTAACCGTATTGGCGCATCTTAGAAGGATGCGATAATCCTCTAACGCCCTCTCGTATCTTACGTCCACCCTAGCCCTTTTATCAGCATCAGTCATGCTCTTACATGTTCCGTCCTCCCTCAGGCTTATAGCGATCTTGTCCCGTATGATTCTGATATCATCCTCGGCTATCACCAGTTCGGCGTCAAGAACCCCCTTGTATGAGCTAAGAAGATCCTCCACCGCCACAACTTCCCTTTTCAGGTTCTCCAATTCCAATATCATTGAGTTGTCATTTATCCTTTTATACTCCTGTACTTTATTGGATACCTCATCACAGATACTCATGATCTCCTTTTCCCGTTCCCGATTTATGATATATCTGATGCTGTATTTAGCCATTTCCTTTAACGAGGATATAATTTCCTTTATCCCCATCTTATCCTCAACCGACAATACGGTCTTCAAGAACATTTCCAGCACCTTTATCACTACAAGCAAGTAGTTATGTCTCAATCTCATGTCAATAAGGTGTTTCGTCATGCACTACATTGAAATCATCACTGGGCGGTATATATTGTTGCTCCAATGGAACACCGGGAGGTGGGGGCGGAAGCGTCACTACGGTCGTGTCCGGCTTGCCGCTACCCACAGGGGCATCCGAGCCTCCTGGTCTTTCTTGGCGCACCACCCCTCCATCAGGATAATATCGCTCATATCCTTTCATAATATCTACATGTATCGCATCAATCTCCTCCAATGATCTTTGACGGACCTTTACGATATGATGGAATATAAGTCCATCTACACGGAAAGAGCGCCTTGATTCACTCTTAAAACGTTCCAGATTAGGATACCAGCCTTGCGGGAATTGCATGTATGATGAATATCCGTATCTTTTTGGGATATTCAACGCTACCATAGCCGTACACAATTGCCCCAATGTATCTGATTGATAGAAATCAGATTGTTTTGGCATATGATCCTTAGGATCCCGTCTTCCCTCAATATCACGGTTAAGTTGTGATATTATAAGAAAGAATATATTGGGAAAAGTTCTTTTAGCTATATTACACATGGTTATCAGACTATCTATATTCCTCTTAGCGTCACCCGTGCCTTGTATAAGAGCTGTATGATCTATG